AGGACGACAGCAGACCACACCCCACCCCTTGCGGTTAAGGGTGAGAGAAGCGACCGCCCGACAGGACGACAGCAGACCACACCCCACCCCTTGCGGTTAAGGGTGAGAGAAGCGACCGCCCGACAGGTCAAAACTCTCGAGTCTACCTTAAAGACTATAAAGAAAAGGTTATCTTGTAAATCAAGACGGCGCTTGGTGCATAAGAGTTAGGCTTATGGTTCGGCTTGTGAACACCCCAAGAGTTAACCCGAGTTAGATGACAAATTAGGGGTATGGTGTGAGTGCACATACTGAAAATGCGCTCGGGTTACAAAGCTTGCAAAGCTGTTTCCGTAATAGTTCAAGTATCCACCCAAGGGTGCCGTATGGATTCCAAGGAATGAGAAAGCACGAAAAGCGGATATGGTTGGGCATGCAGAGTAATTGATAACGAAATTTAAGCCCTATGGGGCTTTGGTTCATACACGGCAGGCGAGCGTGATCGTTCGTCTGCTCTAATGAGCCAAAGGCTCAAATATAATTTATAAAGGGAGAAAGAAAATGAATTTCGAAATCAAAACCACCGACCTTGCAGAGATCAAGGTTATCGCAGAACAGCAGCTTGAGCTTGCTGACAACGCTGAAAACGTTGCCGATAAGGCAAAGTTTGAAAGCAATCTCGAGGAAGCCGTTGCGTATTTCGCAAGCGTTTCCAAGGCACAGTGCTATGCGGCACTTCGCAAGACTGAAGACCCGATGAAAGCGGCCATTCTTCAGTTCAACTATCCGACCATTAAGGTCAAGGAAGTTCGTGACAAGGACACGAAGAACATCACCCGCTCTATCGTAGATGCGGAAAAGCCTATCGACCTCGGCGACCTGTACAAGCGTTTCGAGGGAATCGGCGCTGACCCCAAGTGGATTTATACCGCTGAGAAGTTCAACTATCATCTGACCATCCGTGCAGCCGAGCGTGTAAACGCTACCATCAAGAACGATTCATTCTATATGAATCAGATCGCCAAGGAAATCGACCTCGGCAAGAATCCCTGCTCCAACACCCAGCTCCTCAAGACTCTGAATATCGTTATCGGTCAGATGCTCGGCGAGGAATTCAAGGGAAATTCACATGATGTGAATTACCTCATCGACGTGTATGCCAACGACAACAAGAAGAGCAAAACCGGCATCACGGCGGCCAACCACAAGACCCTGAGGAATTACCTGAAAAAGGTATGCTATCGTATCCTCACCGGCGGAACCGGATATGATGTAGATCAGCGGGAAATCAAGGAAGCCAAGTAAGGCTTCCTTTTTCCGTGAGGAATCTTATCGGCAGGGATTTTTATCTCTGCCTTATGCTCACATGCACAAGCCTCCACGTGGCGTGAGTGGATATTCAACCGATTGTGCGAAAAGAAAGGGGAATTTGCTTATGGTAACTACCGCGCCTTACAATCTTTTCCCGATCGACGGGAACGGAAATCCGCCCACTGATGAGGAAATCGGCAAGGAAATTGAGACAATCATCACGCTTTATGATCGGGGTTTTATCTCGAAAAAGGCGGTTGTCGAAACAATGGCTTCGTTCGCACGTTGCGCAATGCTTTACGGATATGCGAACGGAATTAAAGATCATCATAGCTAATCTGCACGGATTCTGAAAGTCCGTTTAATCCCTTACATATGACGGGGAATTTCAGCGGTTTAGGGCTGCTGTCCGATAACAAGCCATATATGGCACCATCTGCAAGCGTCCACGTCGCGGTGCTGGATTTCAACCGATTGCAGGAATTTGAAAAGGCATTGATTTTCAAAAATTAAGGGAGGTTTTTGTTATGCCGTTCAATACATTTCGTGAAAAATGCGAGGAAATCGCAAGGAAATCCGGCATCACTTGTGATGAGATTTTCAACGACGACGGGAAATACACCGCACGTTTCTCCGATGGTGTGACCATCAAAGGAAATTCCGTTAGCCTCAAAGTTGGGGTTTTCTGGGGTTCAGGCCATAAAGCTATGGCGGCTATCTGACAGGCTTTCATGTTTCATTCTCCTTTCTCTATAGGGGCGGGGTTTTCGGATTCCGTCCCATGCCCTCAAGTGCAGGCCTCCACGTGGCGAGGGTGGATATCCAACCGATTGCACAAGGAAATCGAACTATCTTTTAAGGGGGATTTTTATGCGTACACTTTATGGTTTTGAGGAACTGGGGAATTTCTTCGGGATCACCAAGCGCCCGAAGAGGGAAAAGGATTTCTATTGCAAGGCTTGCGGCGGGAAAATGAAGCGCGTCAGCAATGTTCTTATTTGCGAGAACATGGTTGAGGTCGAGGAAGACGGGAAAAAGGTCACGAAGCCCTGCGGAAATCGCGTGATTATGCGTGTCCGCCGTGCGGAATCCGGCCTTATGGCTCCGGGTTAATTGCGGAATGCCATGCAGGGATAGAGGCATTTGATGTCAAAGGGAACGCCAACCGTGGGAGGCGAAAACACGGAACCACAGAGCGTATAACACGGGTTTATGCGATTCCTACCTAAGCTATCTCTGCATGGTTTTTCATTATGTCTCCATGCACAAGCGTCCACGTCGCGGAGATGGATAACCAACTGATTGTGCGGAAATAAAACTGGGATTTGAGGGAGGAAATATGGACAACGATAGGGTTTCCAATGATGTTTGGGAATGCACCGATCGTGATACTGGGGAATTTGATTGGGATGAATTCCAGTATCGGTGCGATTGTGCGGATTATTGGGGATGTGAGGAATAAGCAATGATGCGGAAATTAGAATTCTACACATCGCTCCTGCTGGTTCTTGCGCTGGTTTTTTCTCTTGCGGTTATTGTCGAGGAAAGATACATAGCATCACGGGAACGGGATTTGTACCCAAAGGGAATAACGGTTGTAGATCTCGATCGTGAAAAGGATCTCGTTACGGCTTCTGATTGCAATGGTTGTCTGTGGGGATTTTACGGATGTGAGGATCTCGCCGAGGGCGACATTCTTGCAGTGATTATGGACTCTCGGGGAACGATGGAAATTTACGACGATATTTTGGTGGAATACAGATGTGCATACTGAAGAGGGTTTTACATATGCTTGGACATGAAATTATACCGGGGCATTTCAAGGTAACATTCATTGTTCATGCTTCCGGGAACAAGGTAACAAAATCGTTTGATTCGGAATATCACATGCGGAAATTCATAAACAAGCTGAGGCATAGTAAAAAATGCTCGCTTGTTTCTTTTTCTTATTAAGCTTTTTTCATTCTTTACCTCCTTTCTTTATATAGGCGGGGCTTTCGGGCCTCGTCTGTCCCCATGTACAGGCCTCCACGCGGCGGGGATGGATAACCAACCAATTGTACGGAATTCAAAATCAAAAGAGGATCGTTATGGCAAAGCTTGTTCATCGCATGGAAATGGAACTCTGCAAAATTTTTATCGGCTCCCTTGTGGAAATTGAGGAATTACTCAAAGAAGCGGGACGATAAAGGGAAACGTCTGACCGGGTCTGTACAGTATGGGCATTTGCCACCCGGTCAGGTTCCCGACAAAAATGAAAGAAAGTGAGGGTTTTTGTGAGCATTTACGATGCTTTAGAGTTAAAAAACGGCGATTCTGTCGATTATTTCGGGAAACGCTGTTCTGTCTTATCAGTCGATAAACGGTGTGGTTTAGTGGAAATCAGGGAATCCGGCGACAAGGGATTTGTATCTTATGTATGGCCGAGAGTGTTGCGGAAAGTGAGGAATTTGGATGCTTGACAATGTGTTTAGCTGGGCAGTGATTCTTGTCGCTGGCTGGTATTTAATCTGGCATTTCTTGATGCAGGCAATGGATAGGCCGAGCATGAAACGTAAGGAAAGCGATAATATCACGAAGATATATCGTTATATGTGAGGTTTTCGATGCAGGAAACAGTAATCAAATCGGACATAATCTATCGAATAAGGGATGATACCGGGCTTCATCTTGTAGATGTTGAAGCTGTTCTTAATTCGTTACTCGGGATTATTGAAGATGAGTTAGCACACGGGAATCGTGTTCAGTTATCTGGGTTCGGTACGTTTGAAATAAAAGATAGGGCTTCTCGGATTGGTAGGGATTGGCAAGACGGGAAAGTGGAAATTCCAGCAAAAAGGGTGCCTTGTTTTATCGCCGGTGAGCGATTAAAACGAGCGGCAACAAAGTTAATATGATTAATCGGGGCATCGTAAATCCTCCCTTTAACACAATATTACACATGGGACGATGCATGATCGGGTAAGGTGGGAATCCGATCAAAGCGAGGTTCGATTCGCGTAAGCGATGGCACGGTACGATTCCGTGGGGCGAGGTCTCCCTTACTCGCCTAACGCTTAGAACTGACGAGGGCTACAAGGCGCAGTGTGGTCTGTCAGCGCAGGGACTGCGTTAGTGTTCAAGTCATGGGAAATGCTGCCTATGGCGGACGGTTTTTGCTGACGGTGTCAGCGTCTTGACGAAAGTGCATCCTTGCAGATGGAGTCCTGGTCAATCTGCACCGTCTGAAGTAATGGGAGGTAATTATGCTTAAGATTGAAATCGAAGCAAATAAGGTGTGGGATTTATTCCAAGAGAAAAAAGGCAAGCTGTTCACGGATCTTCAAGAGATCGCAACAGATCCAGACATCAATGTGGTGGTTTATCTCACTGCGGTGGGGGAAAGTGGTGAGATACAGCCGGACATTATTGTATGTGTTAACGACGATGCTTTCTATGAGGAGTCCTGTTGGGATAAACAGGATTGTGAGGAAGTGGTGTCATCAATCTATAACAAGGTGACGAAAATGGCACATACAAAAGAAGAAGACAGCATCACTGAAGAAGAGCTTCAGGATTTGGAAATCGAGGCTCGCGAAGATGAAATCGATGCATCCCTGTACGACTTCTTGAGTGTTGTTCTGGATAACAACATCGATGAATACGGGAAAGCGAGGGAAAAGGATTTCTTCGTAGATTGTAAGGAACACTTCCTCGAATTTCTTGCGCTGAAATGGGGGTCTGATATCAGACGACCAATGTATCTCGAAGACCTTGATGGGACCGAAAAGTACGAGGAATATCCGTATGATCTTATCGATTTTGATGATGCGGACGATCCGATTTATTTCTTTGCATAAATGAGCCCGTAGGGATTTTCAATATCTTTACGGGTATGCCATCACGGGGCAGCTTCCGTGCGAACAGCACAAGCGATGGCGGGTAATGCTAATGCTACTACTTATTTTTTGTGTTCCTTTCCCCGAGGAATAAGGGAGAAAAGGAAAGAAAGGAATGCCATATGGCAAAAATCGTACTCGCAGGCGACGCAGTGATCGTGACTTCCGCAGTGAAGCTGGAAGATTACAAGAAGGTCAAGAAGTATCGCCCGAAAGCTCTCGTCCTGATGGGCGGTGAGGAAAACAAGGAACAGGTGTTCCGTGTTGGTGTCTCTTCCGGGAACGGCAGCATCAGCCCCTATGGCGTGGAATTCGCCAAGGAAACCCGCGATGAGAACAAGTTCGCTTGTCTCACGACTGTCCTGAGTGGCGTCGAAGGAGACGTGAAGAAGTATGTAGCAGATACATACGGCCCGTCTGTCCTGCTTCTCAATAAGATTGAGAGCAAGATCCCTGAAGTGCTCGCGGAAATTGAAACTGAGGAAGCAGAGATCCTCAATAGCATCTCCGAACTTCAGTGATGTGATCGGGCTATCGTGAAAGCGGTAGCCCAAACATTTTTGCCCAAACCTTAATCCGGCCAAAAAAATTAAAAAATATTTATAATTTAAAGGAGAAATACCATGATTCAGGTTAAAGTTAGCAATAATATGAAGCGCAACACCGTCGTTGTTGAGGATTCCACCACCATCCGCAAGGTTCTCGAGGATGAGGAAATCGATTACTCCACCGGCATGACAATGCTTGATGGCTCCACCCTCGGCCCCGGCGATCTCGATAAGTCCTTTGCACAGTTCGGAATTACCGAGCGTTGCTTCCTGTCCAGCATCAAGAAGCTGGATAATGCATGATACATACGGCTCCCATTCTTGGGAGCCTTGAAATTCAAAACCAGTAATTATTGCCTGCGGCGCAGGGCAATTCTGGAAATATGATGGCAAGCTAATATGAAGGGATTTCTTTGCGCCGCTATATTTGCCGGTATGTTGGAATAGGCAGACAAAACCGACTTAAAATCGGTTGGCGTTAGCCGTCCGGGTTCGATTCCCGGTGCCGGTATTAAATTATTAAATTCATTAGGGAGGAATTTGATATGTTCAGGAACGCGATTGAACAGACGCCCCTGACAACGCGATTCGCAGAAGAATACTTTCACGGGAAGATTTACGGCGATAGCGTCGGAAGGGATCAGACATTTATTTCGACTTTAAGGGCTTTGGTAACTCCTCGTATGAATGATGGCGACATCATTTATTTTTCTTATGATGCGAGGAACCCGACTGCTGGCTCTGCACGCTCAAAAACAGAGGAAAATCTTGCAAGAGATATCCTCTGCTCGATGGACAGCATTAGAAACACTATTTGCCTGCGGAATTATTCTGGGATGCAGGAAGTGGTAGACAAATATCTCAATGCAATTGAGAATAATATTGGTACGATTCTTCCAGCCTATCAGCGAATCACAAAGGTAACGGATTTTTATCGCAAGGTATTCAGAGTCCTTTGTTATATCAATCCTGAGACAAAGAGTGTTCTGATCTTCACGGATAACATGGATAATCGGCGGATGCATTATCTACAGTGCGGGATTTTTGCTTTTCTCCCGTGGTATTTCGACCCGAGTCAGGGAATATCCGCAGACGGAATGGAGCTTATCAATTCTCTTAGGGAGAAGACCTCTGAAAAATATGAGGCATGCCTTAAGAAAATTGCAGAACAGTACGATTTCAGATCCGCAGGAATTAAGAGTATGTTGTCCGGGTTTGAGCTTAGATTTGAAAAGACACGCAAGAGAGAGATCGAGCATGATATCACTTCGATTCTTGATTCTATCGAGTCATACAATCGTGAAATCGGAAGCCTTTTGAGAAGAAAACGTGACCTTGATGCACATCTGTGTGGGATTGCTGAAAAGCTTGCAAGTGGCGAAAATGATGATGAGATAATGCATTATTTCATTAATAATAAGAAGCTCACATTGTCGAGCGTTGATGGTCTGGCGATGGAATTTGTCGTCAAGGATTACCTCGAGTATTTTGACGAGGATGAGGCGGTAAGCGCAATCGGGAATAAACGCAGCTTCGTATATAGATGGAATGATGGCGTTTTCTCTGATAGTGATATCAAACTCTTGATGAATGCGGTCTTTGTAGACCAGATTATCAAGATTAAGTTCTGCGCGGCCTATACGTTTAGAATTGATGGTAACGTCGAGGGTATTAGACATTATGCATATGATGGTGATTGCAACGATTGTATGCCGAATCCGCATATCGATCAGTATAGATGCCTTGGTGCGTACCAGGCTGAGATCAATATGTTCCTCCAGGATCATAACTATATCGGGGCAATTGAGCAGTGCATCGCATCATGCAAGAGCCTGAATTTCGCAGACTGGACTGTTATGAATGAGTTCATGCAGAGAGTTTGCGGTAACAGTGATAGTTCGGTAAACAATAAGTGTTTTGAACTTCCTGACGGAAGCGTTGTGAACACTAAAGCAGCAATTGAGTTTCTCAAAAAGCAGAAAGGGGAGGAATCTGTAAATGGCTAAAGAAATCAAGATAACGGATGCATGTATCAACAAATGGCGTGAAGAATTTGAAAATATTCTTCAGTCTGCTAAGCTTGCTGATGGCAAGGTAAATTTTTCAAGGTCGCTTACGAGTACTAAGCGGCCTTGTACAGTATATTTCAATGAAATCGCATGGCTGAAAATGCAGGCACTGATCAGGGAATGCGATAAAGAGGTCGGTTGGCACGGAATTGCGTATCGTGACGAAGATATGACAAAAGATGCATATTACATCACAGATATTCTGGTTTATCCGCAGGAAGTTTCTGCAGCAACCGTCAATACAGATCAGATTAAATATCAGATGTGGCTGGCCAATCAGGATGATGAGGTGTTTAACAATCTCAGAATGCAGGGGCATTCTCATGTTAACATGGGCGTTACACCGTCTGCAACAGACACCGATTTGTATGAATCTCTTCTTTCGCAGCTTGATGACACGATGTTTTATATCTTCATGATATACAACAAACGTGGGGAATATACGTATAAGATCTATGACATGGCAAAAAACATCATGTTTGAGACGTCTGACGTAACGGTCAGGGTAATCGAGGACGAACTCGGCGTTGAAAAGTTCTTGCGCGAAGCAAAGGGAATGGTCACAGATAAACCTGCGTATGTCGCTCCGACATATAACTATGGATATTCAAATTATGGCGGTGTGTATAACAAGCCTGCGGTAAACAGCCAGCTGCCGCAAGTAAAACCAGTCCAGCAGGTAAAGCCTGTTGAGACTGTGAAACAGGAAACCAAAAAGGTTGAGCCCGAAAAAAAACAGAAAGACCACAAATGGAAGAGGATCGAAAAGAAAAAGTCGAAAAAAACGACACCATTAAAAAAATATGGGGGTTATTACTACGACGATTTAGATGATCCTTACGGCCCGTTCGGGTATATGGAATAATCAAAACGAGTAATAGGGAGGGGATTTTATGACTCGTGATGAATTCATTAATGATGTCAGGGATATCGATGACCTGCAGGACTTTTGTGATGAAATAGGATGCAGTACTCTTGAAGGTGTGTATAGCCCTGATTATTACGATGAGTGGATTGAAGACCAACTCGTCGATCTTGCGAGGAACAACACCTGGAGAGATCTTTATGGGATTCTGTCCAATTTCGATGACGATGCTGGATATGATTTTTATATGTCTGATGAGTATGGTGATCTGAAACCGATAGAATTTGAGGACATCAAAGACCAGGTTCTTGATTGGGCCGATTATAACGCGGCGTGGGATGAAATGCTCGATGATGAAGATGAAGAACGCGAGCTTTCAGAAGAAGAGCGATATGAAATTGAACCGACAGAAGAAGAGGACTGCACGGTGATGGAGATGTTCGTCGAGAGCCGGAATTGTGTCCAGACATTAACACCAGAGCAACTCGAAGCTCTTGGTAACGGGCTTCGTGCGACGATGGAATTAGTCGCGGAATAAGGAGGAATATCTATGGATCTCAGCAAGAGTTATGAATTTTTCCAGCCTGAAAAAGACAGTACGATGATTCATATCATCGGATGCGGTTCTGTTGGTTCAACTATCGCTGAAAATCTCGCGAGGTGCGGCGTAACAAAAATGACCTTGTATGATTTCGATAAGGTCGAAAAGCATAACATAGTTAATCAGATGTTCCGCCAGCAGGATATCGGGAAGCTCAAAGTGGAAGCTTTGAGGGATCTGATCCTCGAAATTAACCCCGATGCGAAAGATTCCATCAAGATTAAGCCGGAGGGGTGGCAGGGGAAAATGCTTTCTGGTTATGTTTTTCTTTGCCCGGATAATATTGAGCTTCGCAGGAAATTTGTGGAGCAGCATATGAATCAGCCGTTCGTAAAGGCGATTTTCGATGTCCGTACGGCGCTCACAGGGGCGCAGATGTATGGAGCTGACTGGAGCGAACCGAAGATGAAGCAGGATCTTCTGAACTCCATGCAGTTCTCGCATGAAGAAGCGAAAGAGGAAACTCCTCTAAGTGCATGCGGAATTACGCTCGGTGTCGTGACGACAGTTCGTCTGATCTGCGCCATGTGCGTAAACAATTACATTAAATTCGTGAAAGGTGAAGGGATTTGGAAATTCGGTCAGATCGACGGATTTGACGGTACCCTTGACGTGTTTTAATGGAAAAATCAATAGAGACTATGAGAGATCGCGGAGCGGTTCGGCTTGCTATGGCAATTATACAAAAAGCAGCTGACGACTACCGCGATCTTTACATCCGTGGTGTAACCGCTCGGAAAACAAGATACGAGGGAAATTATTCTGAAAAGGAAATCAAAGATTTCTTTAGAGGAAGATTTTGTGAGCGGATGTTAAGGAATATGTACATATCAGATCATGGTAAGAGCCTATTCAATATCTTAGAACGTGAGAGGTTCTTAAATAAGCGTAGGAAAATTAGAAATTTAAAACCATAATTTTATAACTGTAATGCAATAATCACAACATTGTGATGCTTCTTGCGTTTCGCGGGAGTAATAATTTGATAAGTACAAGAGGCCGCAGGAGGAGATCCAGGAAGGCGCAGCGCTCTGGAGGCAGCCTGCTGGGTTCAGAGCTACTCTCAGATCAAAGGGCTTATAAAACATAATTCACAAGGAAAGTCAATAGAATTACATTTGAAATATCATATTAATTTCCCCTAAATTCTCTTGAACTCTTGGCTTTGACCCGATTATTGTACTGTGTTTTTCCTGAATTAAGCACGCCACACGATGACGTCGACCGGTGTGCCCAGTGCGCGTCCCAGCAGTCATCCCCTTATAGATTACAGTTATACCATAATTAAAGAGGGAGGAATTTAAATGGTATACATCGTAGTTAAACAGCCACCAATGTATCACCAGATGACATTGGAAGAGTTCTTGTTCCAAACAAGCACTCGGCCTGCCGTTATTAATGAGAATATGACAAATACTCGTACATACGAGCGCGAATGTGTGACCGAGTACATGATGCGAAGACTCGGGTTCGATGCATATAAAATTCTTGGGCTTGTTAAAAAGCTTGAGGATTTCAATGACTCAGCTATTGTAAAGGAAATCAAAAGCAAAGACAGACACGAATTTTATAAAAAGTTCTTCATTCCTAAAAAATCCGGCGGATTGCGCGAAATAAATGCCCCGAAAGATGATCTTATGGCATCACTCAGGTATCTTAAAAGCCTGTTTGAGCATGATTTCAATGCGTTGTATCATACTTCAGCTTTTGCGTACATCAGCAACAGATCCACCATCGATTCGGTCAAACGGCATCAGGAAAACGAGAGCAAATGGTTTGGCAAATATGATCTTCATAACTTCTTCGGAAGTACTACTCTGGAATTTATCATGCAGATGTTTTCGATGGTGTTCCCGTTTTCAGAAGTGGTAAAGACTCAGCGTGGTAAAAAAGCTTTGGAAGATGCACTTGATCTTGCGATATTAGACGGAGGTCTTCCGCAAGGGACACCGATATCTCCGCTGATCACAAATATTATGATGATCCCTGTGGACTTCAAGCTTACAAATATGTTTAGAGATTTTGGGAAACAGAGATATGTGTACACAAGGTATGCAGATGATTTCCTAATCTCATCCAAGTTTGATTTTGATTATCGCAAAGTGGAAAATGCGATCATAGAGACTTTGCATAGTTTCAACGCTCCGTTCACTATTAATAGCGCAAAAACAAGATACGGCTCGTCCGCTGGTAGAAATTGGAACCTTGGCGTAATGCTGAATGCGAACAATGAGATCACAATCGGGTATAAGAATAAAAGGAATTTCCAGGCAATGCTGACAACTTACGTGCGAGATAGAAACACGGGGAATAGCTGGGAATTGCATGATATTCAAGTACTTAATGGTCTTTATAACTATTACAAGATGGTGGAGGGATCAAAGATTGATGAGATGGTTGCTCATCTTAGCGAGAAGCTGGGATGTGGCAGCATTAAGCAGATGATGAAGGAAGATTTAAGTTCTTGAGGTGACATGAGATGATGTATTTACTGTCAGAGAAATACCCATACGAGTTAACGCAAGAACAGCTCGATGCTGTTATAGCAAACCATTGCAAGGAGTGTAACAATGCTCGAAATCAATGATAGAGTAAGACTTATCAAAGATCATCCCGCTGGTAATTTTCGGCTTGGTATTGGAGATGAAGGAACAGTCGTTAATCTTGGCAATATATACGGTGATATCTGGGTAGGTGTGCGTTTTGACATGTATATATACGGTCACGATTGCTATGGGAGATGTGAGACAGGGTATGGTTGGAATGTTCCAATTGATACATTAGAGAAGGTTGATCAGGAAGATTATGACAGCGCGTGTTCTGATGAGGAATTTCTCTCATTTATTTGCGGAGGGTCACACAATGGATAGGGAAAAATTTAATATCGGGGACAGGGTGATACTCTTGAAAGATCATCCAGATAGTAATGAACACCTCGTCGAGGGTGATATTGGTGTTGTAATGGGCTATACAGAGTACAGCCACTGGGTTCATGTTGACTGGGGTCGTGATATAAATGGTCACACTTGCGATCATACCTGCAAAGACGGACAGGGTTGGGACTGCGAGGAATCAATACTCAAACTTGTAATTGAAAAAGACTTTGAACCGTGCACATTCGATGAACTTATGGAGCTGATTATAGGAGTGCGCTGTGAATAAGAAGCGATTCAGCAATGTAGCACAATTGTTTTCAAGCTTGCGGGATAAAATCTGGGATGTGTTCTTCTTGGATTTTTATCTTGATCCACACTGGTCAATCCGGTTCAAAATAATGAATCTGATTTCCGGTGATGCTTTGCGGGAATATCTGACTTCCGCTCAGTATCATCTCAAGAGTGGAATGGAAGGTAAACCGGGTTGCTACACCGATTTCAAGAGAGCGGCGTACTGGACGAATTGCGCCAGGGATTTATGGCGTCAATAATCGGAGGTTTGTTATGATTCGTGAACATTATGAATGGCATCCATATGATGCGACAACAGATGAATGGCTGCTTATAGGAACCGAGGAGGATTAATATGTGTGTCACATATAACATTTACTTCAATGATCTTAACGAAAAAGCGCAGAAGGAATTGCTTGAAATCGTTGGAGCCGAAAGCGCATCTGATATGAATTGGGACATGGATATTGTCCCGCTTGCCATGGTTGATTTTGAGGTTGAATAATATGAGCCAAGTGGATCGCAAGGAACTTATCGGGCAGATCATTGATATCTTCGAGGATTTCCTGTCCGATCGTAACGTTAGGCTTGATAACAAGCATTGCGAGGTCGGATCTAATGATGCGGTTATTTACGGGAAAAACTATGATGAGCTGAAAGATAAGATCCAGTCATTGCTTGATGAATCGATCTACGAAGTAGGAATAGTGTAACAAGTATATAATCTGGGAGGACTATCATGAAATTTGGGAGGTTTACGCCAAAGCTACATATCTGCATTGAGCGGTGGAAGTATTATCTACCGCTTGATATCTATGTTTCCAACATGGGGAATATTAAAGATGTTAATGGGGAACCACAGCGTGTATGCGCAAGTGATGGATATCTTTTCTACAAAGGTAAGAAAGTCCATAGGATTGTTCTTGAGGCGTGGAGACCTGTTCCAAATTATGCGAAGCTCACAGTCGATCACATCAATCATAACACACGAGATAACTCCTTATCGAATCTTGAATGGGTTACTGCCGAGGAAAATAACCAGCGGGCTCTCGATGATTCAAGACAAAATAACCCACAAGATGCTGGGATTGTATATGTGATATTGAACGGGGTAAAGCTCCCGATGGAGTCCGCACAAAAAATCATCTTGAAAAACAAATGCTTTACGGCGGGCGCTGCAAAAGTCAAGGAAATTTTCCAGAAGGTTCGCGGATCGGACAAACCAGTAGAATTCGGCGGGTATACGATACAGAGATGTGAGGGGTAGATTATGTATTGTGTAGGTGACAAAGTAGTTGTGCGTGAGGATTTACAATGGGATCACCGCTATAAAATGTTTAGTAATATCCTCACTGATATAGTAACTGCAGAAATGCTCTCATATCGCGGTAAAGTTGTAACTATATCACGTGCTGATAGAAAGTACAAAATCGAAGGTGATGGGCACTGGTGGACAGATGAAATGTTCGAGGGATATGCGGACGATATAGTCGTAAACGTAACGGACGAGGAATTTGAAACCTTATTCAATGAGTTAATGTGTGGATAGGCGGTGATTAATAATGGCAAAATTCAGAGTTGGCGATGCTGTGCGTGTTCGTCCTGATCTTAAAGATCAGGAAATATACAAGATGGATTCTGGAATAGGAGCATATCTTGCTGTCGGCAGTATGCTTCAATACAGCGACCTTGAAACAACCGTTGCCGCAATCGACACAAATGAGTCTTTCTACAAACTAGAAATAGATGGGCATCAATGGAAGTGGACAGATGAGATGCTTGTATATGCGCAAGAATCGGATGATCAATTTGGAACAGACGAGGAATTCTATGCTTTTTTAGGAGATTTTTATGCGGTTAGTTGAATTGGTTTCTGAAATAAAAGAGAGGTTCCATCTCTGGCGAATTATGCACAGGAAAAAGAAGCAGAAAGATATCGACGCTCGGAGGCGCGAGGATATCTCCAGGGAACTTGATAAACTTATAGGATATAACAAGGCCTAAGGCTTGATATATATCAGGTAGACCTTGCAATGTAGATTAGTTGCTGAAGCTTTTACATATTTGCAACTGCTTCTTGCGTTTCGCAGAAGGATGAAAATGTTAGCTGCATTTATCCGTACGCTTATTTGCTCATTTGCCCGGCGGAAGCCGCCCGGCAAGCCTCGCAAATAGGCTACGTCTAAATGGCAGGATAATGCATGCGCCCTAAAAATACAAGCTTATTTTTGGCGCACGGATTGCAAGGGAAATGCCGCCGCAGCTCAGATGGTTTGAGCTTCCGACTTATAATCGGATGATCGATGGTTCGAATCCATCCGGCGGCACCACGTAAGTGAGGATCAAATCATGCTGAATGGCAGGTATGCTGTCGCCAGAAAAAACAATGTGCCCTCCCTCACATTGTTGTAATGGTTTTGGTTCCGATGCTGCGACGGCAGTGCATGAGCCAACTAAACGTAAACAATAAATCATGTAATGCAATTTGTTTCTATTGAAGCAGCTTCTAGCGTTTCGCAGAAGTAATAATTTGATAAGTGAACGAGATGGGGAATTCACGAAGGCAGCTGGAGAGCGATGGCGGGCACCGTGCTCTACGAACTCGAGTAGAACTGCTGATCAACCAAGGCTTTCACCAAGAGTGTGACTCCACGAAGAAGAAATATCCTGACGAAGCCAAAGAATTTCACACAAAAACTACTCGGGGAGGCATCTTAACAACCCCTGTATTGAGCGAGCAGCCGGACGCGAAGGAACTCGTTAGCAGGGTCCGGTCCTAAGGTGATGTCTTCCGGCGGCTAAACTACCTATGTAGATTACATGATTATTAAGAAAAAGAAAGGAAAGGAATCCACATGGTAATCACAGATTTGGAAACATTTATGTTAGACAACGCGGAGGATAGAATATTCAGGTTTCTTGTGCACAGGAAAATATTCACCCCGTATGAACAGGAAGAAAAATTTCCAGATGAGTCAGTGTATGAGGATGGCGGATACTACAAATTCGGGCGTTTAGAGGAGGCAATTGATCTCGGATATGGTGAGTGGCTTCTTGGTTTCAAGCTTGTTGATGATTGCACATGGGAGTCGTTTGATACGATAGAATACTACAAGCTTAGCGATATACGAATCTCATATTTTGGTGATGAGAAGAGAATAAAAGACGAGTTTTATGACGAGGAAGATGACGAATCATCCAATTCATTAGAATAGAATTCTGATCCTATGTCCCTAAATACATATATTATTAGGGACAAATAATCGAGGCATGGTGTAGCGGTAGCACATGAGATTTTGGCTCTCACGGTGTCGGTTCAACTCCGACTGCCTCTGCCAATATAAAAATAGGAGACTTTTGGTATGTCTTTTTGGACTCACGTTGCAGCAATAGCAAGAGTAGACAGTTTCGGGAAAATGGATTTCGAAAAGGAATTCGGGAAAGAAGTCCGCTTTGATTCAGATATAGAAGTATGGCATGATGCGGAAGATCATCCAGAAAAATATCTCCCGCTTGGCTCGGAAGGCTCGCTTAAGATGTCGGTTTGGGAAACCGATGAGGAAAACATCCTTGCAAGATATACTGTATCTATTTTTGGTGATTTGCGTGACTATTATGACTATCAAAGCATCATAAATTGGTTTAAAAACAAGATTGAGGATATGATGATTAGGCAGGCATCTATCACAGTATATCTTGATGGCGATACATCGTACACGTGGGTGTGCGATGGTACAGAAATCGTAGACGACGAATAAACTCGTCTAATATATACGTTGGAGGATTTTTATGAATTTAAAGGAAGCGTTTAGATACCAGAGCTATCTTGATCGGATTATGTCGAGAGCTTGCAGCAGTATCATTAGACCTGAACACTGCATTCTAACAAAAAGACTGCACAAGAAGTCAGAGGTAAACCCAGAAGATGCGGATATCGAAGAGGTAGTTGACGTCGATGAGTTTATCAAGAATGATATTGTGGTTTCTTTTATTGAAAATCTAATCGAGCAAAAAGAAATGCTTAGCATTGCGATCGGGAATGCAAAGCGCGGCTTACCGCAGGATGTCGACGCTGAGATCGAGGCAAATAAATTCAGGAGAAAAGCAGTCAGCGCACTTAAATATATGCTTGAAAATAAGCCGAAGAAATCCAAGAGCAATGGCACAGGCTACAGATTTAATGTAGAGGGAAATCAAGTTCCGTATACATATACGATTGAGACAACCGGTGAGGAATTGTTTAATCGAAAAGCAGATAAGGCAATGGCTCGCAGGCTTGCAACTGACGCTGATAAGATCTCTGAAACAATTGATTCGTATATGGTGAATACAGAGGTATTCTATACACCCCCGTTTGATGTGGACGAGGATTATGAGGATGTAATTGCAGATTACGCAGAAAAGTTTATTGCGTAATAACACTTGAGGGCAAAAGCCCTCTGCATAAAGCAGAAGATTTATGAGATCGTTTGGTGTTTTCGTCTGGCAGTACGTTAACTGGTCACTTGCGAATACGCAGGATTTATAAGCAGATTTTATATAATATAAAATACGCTTTGTGAATACATATTTAGGGACTTTTCAGGCATGATAATACCTGAGTGTTCCACCATTCTGAAGATCGATATGCGTTTCAACAACCATACTTCATTCTACATTATTCGCTCTTCGTTCTACGTTATTCACTAACCGTTAGGCATTTCGTAAACCGACAAGTAAATAATTCCAGAATAAATAGAGGTTTGACTCTCTAAGGAAAATTGATATTTAACTTCTTTTGAGATTATTCTCAATTAATTCTAGACGAGTTTCTCGTCGTTTTAAAACACAAACTTTCAAATATATTTTCTGCTTTATGCAGAAGGCTTTTAGTTTAGTCAGGGAGGGATGTAATTGGTTTATGTGACAGGTGATTGCCACGGTGAATACCATAGATTCTCGACAAAAAATTTCCCAGATCAAAAAGAAATGACCCGCGACGACATTGTGATCGTTTGCGGGGATTTTGGTATTTGGAACGGCGGAAATGAAGAAGAATGGTGGTTGAAATGGTTGTCAAGGAAGAAGTTCACAATTTGTTTTGTCGATGGCAACCATGAAAATTTTGACAGATTGTACAGTGAATTTAAGGTAGTGGATTTCCACGGCGGGAAAGCACACAAAATTAAGGCTAATGTATATCATTTGATGCGGGGGTATGTATTTGAGTTTGATGGGAAAAAGTTCTGGTGTTTCGGCGGTGCACAAAGTCATGACATTCGCGACGGGATTCTTGACCTCAATGATTTCGGAAGCGCGAAGGAGTTCTATGACGCTATCAAACAATGGTATCTCGCAGGGAAAATGTTTCGTATCAACCACGTTTCATGGTGGAAAGAGGAACTCCCGTCGGAAGAAGAAATGCAACGTGGGCGGGAAACACTTAGCGAATGCAGGAATATAGTAGATTTCATTATAACTCATTGTTGTCCTCAGTTCGTTGCTTCGTCAATGGGCTTTAAAAAGCCGGATATTGAGACTCAGTACTTCAATGAGATAGCAACAGACAATAGCTTTAAGCGCTGGATTTTTGGGCACTATCACAGGGATTGGTACGGATCGCCGCAATATGAGTGTATTTACGAAAGGATTGAGCGAATTATATGAATGTTTCTATTTCAAAAGGAAATTCTAAAATGGGATTTATCCCAAGCGTTTCATTACCAGCAGTTGTAACATGCGGAAATGTACCGTGTGCAAAACAGTGCTACGCACTGAAGCTTGAACGATTGCGACCAAATGTAAGAAACGCATACAAAAATAATTACGCGATATATAAAAGTGATCCAGATAAATACTTCAGAGAAGTCGAGGCAGCCATCATGGTGTCTCGATTTTTTCGTTGGCATGTGTCCGGTGATATTCCAGACAAGAAGTACCTTCGTAAAATGGTTGAGATCGCCGAGCGTAATAAGCACTGCCAGATGCTGTGCTTCACAAAAAGATACGAGTATGTAAATGATCTCATCGCTAGCGGTGTGCAAATCCCTGAAAATCTTCACCTGATATTTAGCGGGTGGAAAGGTTTGGAAATGATCAACCCATATGGATTACCGGAAGCGCATGTAAAATATCGAGATGGTTCCACAACAGCCAGATCATCTGCAGTTCCGTGTGCAAGATATGGCGGGAATTGCGCCAAGTGTGCTGCGACAACTGGCGGATGTTGGGAATTAATGAAAGGGGAGCAGGTCATATTTGATGAGCATTGATGATGAAAAATACAAACCGAAGTATAAAAACGCCTGTATTTTCATCAAGGCTCTTCCACTTTCGATAATGTTCCAATCAATTGCAAGCGGATGGGAATCGGTATATGAGTTGGTAATTGTCTGGCTAGTTGTTTCATGGATTGCCGCAGGGGTTTTAACAGCAATCGATAGCGAAAATGAGGAAAAGTATTACGCAGCAAGGGCGAAAGAGAAGTTTAAGCAGAGATTCAATTTAAAATGAATAATTATGCGAGGAGAAAATATGCCTTTACATACGTATAATGTTAGTTTTTTAAAGTTTGGCGGCGGCGCAGAAGATCCGGTATGGGATGAAACGGAAATAGAGATAGAAGAAGGTAGCTTCCAAGAGATGGCAAACGATCTCTTCTCTATCTGGAATGCCTTATGTGAGGAGTCTCAGTTTGACTTTGCTAGAATTGAAAATATAACGGAGGTTTTCGATGGAGATCCTGAAGGAAATATTTGAAGAGTGCAGGCCAATTGAGAAAGTATGTCTTTTGATCGAGGCATTTTTTATTATATTGGCATCAATGATTATGATCTGGATTCTGGTTTTTACACAAGCGCCAATAATTATACGTTGCATTATGTTGCTTGTAATAATATTAGAGAGCTGCGCAGCGGGACTTATAATCGGAATTGCATGGTAACAGGAGGATTATGAGACTATACCTCGACAAAATTGGTTTAAAAAGAAAATATCGTCCAGAGGGATGGATTCGTCCATTAAAAAGGACTGTTAAGTGTCTTGCGACAAAGTTCCTTTACAACGTTGATCCTAGGGAAACGTATGACCTCGATACGACTTGGCGCATGTGGATGTACGAACATTTAATAATGTTCAAAAAGGAAGCAGAGCAGGTCATTGATATGACGGAAGAAAAGTGGGAATACGATGGGAAAATGTACAGCCAGATTGAACTGATAGATATGATGATCGAGCGTCTTGAGTTTGCACTTTCACCTGAATACAATTATGACTCGCTTGATTCCGAGCAAAGCGAATATGTCATGGAAGCTGAAAAGATATGGGCTGTAATATGTCCGGCAATGTGGTGGTAATAGTATGTTTAAAGTGGAATACACGGAAACGCTACGTGGTAGTTACATCATAGAGGCTAGTTCAAAAGAAGAAGCCGTCGCAAATTTTGAAGCAATGCTTAATGATGGGCAAATCGACACACTTGATCTTGATGTAGTTGACACTGATATTAGAGCGGATTTTATAGGACGTATAGATAAGAACGGGATTTGGGTTTATGAGCTAGAATAATCGAAAGGGTCTGATTTAAAATGAGTACAGAAATGAGTACCGTAGTAATAATAATTGGTATTATTCTTACGGGACTTCTTGTGTGGTTTTTAATAGCTACTATTGTCTACAAAGTGAAGACAAGATACGAATGCAAAACCTACTTCAGACAATTTAAGTTAGTTTATTCCACAAATCCAGAGGCATGGCAATTAATAGAGAATAACTATATTTATGAAAAGCCTTTGCTTGTCTCGTTATCAATGCCGTATACCCTTGTGTATACTACGCGTAGACCGTACTACGCGCAAAAAGATATTTATATGAATTCATATTTAGACTATTTGCGAATTATTCATTTCTTCTCGATTCAGGATAAATACAAGAACAAGGAATCAACCAAGAAGGATATGGAGTTTGTGCTTGAATCATGGCAAAAAGATATTGATGATGCGTTAAAAGAGATGAGGTCAGAATGATAATTGGTAGATGTAACGTATGTGGGAAAGTTGGAGAGGTATGGAGCCGTTCATCTCTTTGTGGGGCTATGACAACTTCGTACTGCAGAGACTGCTTAAAAAATGGCGCGGAACCATGGGATGATCTCGTAAAATACATATCCCTCGCAGGACATTATCCGAAAGATATTAACGCTTATTACCAAGGCATAGTAAAAGATACCTGCAAGTATTTGGGAAAGACGGAAGAGGAATTCGCTAAGGCGGTCGATGAGGAAATCAAAAATGAAAGTCTACGTAATTACGAGAGTGTTTGATCCTTGGATAGGTGATATTGATCTGTTAGATATCGCCGAAATAATCGGTGTGTATACCACTGAAACGAAAGCACGAGAAGCTCAGGAGAAAGCTTGGGATTATGCTGGGGAATATAGCGTGATGGACGTAGTCTTTGAAGAAGTAATTATTGATGAGGATTAGGAATATGACATTAGAAAGAGCGCTTGAAATTCTTGGAGATTATATTAACTACGACGTTATGGGTTCTGAACAATCCTATGTGAGGGATATGCTTCGGGATGTATGCGAATGTACATGGGATGAAATCGTGGAACTTGGCATGGATTATTTGTGGCCTGGCGGCAAAGATGAGTACGGACCTATCACGCCTGAAGGGTTTGCAAAGAAAATGAAGGATATTCTAGACTCAAATGAAGACCCGAAGAAGTTTCACGAAGAAGCTGTCGCTCTTATGGTAAGTACATTAGTCGATATTGGGTACGGAGAAGGCATTGACGTTTATATGTTGTATTAAATCGGCTGAACGGGGATTTTGCTAGTGAAGAATGGTCATTACGAACCTGGCGACAAAGTTTATGTTAGGCCTGATTTAACAAAGGATAAATATTACGACGATATCCGCGCACACAGCTCAATGTCAAAATTCAAAGGGAAAATTGTTACGATATTAGATTGGCATGTGCAATCAATCGGGAAGAAACGTAATTGCTATCATATTGTTGATGATCGCGGGAGATGGCCTTGGCGTGACGCAATGTTCGCTGGGTTAAACTGCGGGATAGAAATAGAAGCGGATGATGATAAAGAGTTCTTGGATTTCGTTTCTACGTTTTTAACCATACATAAATAAACATAGATTAGAAGGGAGTGGTTAACTTGATCTACCTTGATAACGCGGCAACAACTAAGATTGATCCGAGAGTCTTAGATGAAATGATGCCGTACTTAAAAGATGAATACGGGAATCCTGGCGGTGTTTATTCTCTTGGCCGACGAGCGCAATGCGCTGTAGAAACAGCAAGGAATCATGTGGCAAGTCTGATTGGTGCGGAACCAGATCAGATTATATTCACATCCGGTGGCTCTGAAGCTAATAATCTAGCCGTCAAGTCTTTTCTAGGCGTTATTGATGACGAGGAAATCATAACAGATGAGGCCGAACATGATTCACTTCTTAACGCTGTTGATGATGTGGATATATGGCACAAGGCAAAGTACGTACCAGTCGGTTTGAATGGAAGCATTGAATTTTCTGCATTTTGTGATAGAATAACAGAAAATACAAAGTATGCATCGATTATGTGCATGAATAACGAAACTGGAGCAGTGAATCCAATTGAGGATATCGGAAGAGTGTGCGCAGAAAATGGTATTCTTTTCCATACAGATTGCGTTCAGGCAGCCGGTAGTGTGGAACTCGACGTGAAGAAATTCAATTGTGATTTCATGTCGATCTCGTCACATAAGATACACGGACCGAAGGGCGTTGGTGCGTTATTTGTTAGAAACAAACTATTGTGTAACCCTCTTATTAATGGTGGGTCTGCGCAGGAATTCGGTCTGCGTGGCGGCACGGAAAATGTAGCTGGGATTGTTGGGTTTGGAAAGGCATGTGAGATACTAAGGAATAACTTCGCGGAATATAGTGCGTACACATCCAGCATGAAGCAGATGTTTTACAAAACACTTGTTTCAGAACTATCGCTACAGCGACACGGGTTTGCAGATATTATTCATGTAAACGGGCCGGATGTAAATTCTGTTGGGAAAACAATTAACTTGAGATTCGACGGCGTGGATGGGCAGACGTTACTACTCATGTTAGATGCAGAGGGAATTTGTGTTTCCGCAGGTTCTGCATGCACGAGTAGGGAAAATCACCCCAGTCATGTGCTTGTAGCGATGGGGATTCCAGACGATGACGCACGAAACTCAGTCAGAATTTCCTTTTCAAGAATGAATACAAAAGAAGAGGTTAGGTTTGCAGCAAAAGCGATAGCTGCGTGCGTAAACGTTTTAAAGAAATGCTAGATAACTCAAAGATCCAGTACCCAAAAGGCGAGATCGTATGGGTTAATTATGCAAATAGCAGCGGAGAGATCTTATTTATTATGACCAGCAAAAATACCAGGGATTATTACTACTTGTATGAAATCCTTGATGATGGTAAAATAAAAAAGCTGGGGAAATCCAAAGATCCTCCAGAGCTTGAAGAAAAGTATCATGTAATGCAGACAATATTTAGACAGTAGGTTTATGATTACCGAAAGGTTGGGTGGTTAAATTGGGCAATGAAAAATACAGCAGTTTTGATGACGAAAACTTTGAGAAAGACGAAGTTGATGTGGCTTTTGATGAGTTATGCAACAAAATTGCAAGTGAGTTATTGAAACAGGGCGAAATTGTCAGTGTATTGAATCCAGATGGCATAAGAAAATTTTCCGATGTTTACAACGCCGTCAAATCTTCGCTGAAAAACACCGGCGCCAAAGTAACTCACGGAATTAATGAACCGATGATTGGTTCTGGGTATATCAGAATTATCGGTAGTAAAGTTGTGTTCTCAAATACGCGAATGCTTGCAAAATATGCAACACTTGCCTCTAATTTTGAAGTATATCCAAGAGTAGATGGGAAAGTGTGCATGGCTTTCACGTTTGATGGGCTTGCTTTAATAGATAGAAAGTAATCGGAGGTTTCATATGCCAAAAATAAAGTGTTTTGATGTTGTCGAAAGCGTTATTGATGAAGCGACGACAAGATTTGCCCCAACATTTCGAGAGAATAAAGATAGCAAGCATATACTAAAGACATATTGTGATGCATTAGATAAAATCATTGATGATATTTCAGGGAACTCAATCGAAGTTGAGGTAGACGAAATAAAAATGACGATATCTATTGCGATTGGATGTGATGAGGTAATTATCTATCCTGAAAACGATTTGTTCTATAAGCTTGCCGAAAGGTCTGTTACACTCGGGTTTTATCCAGACGAAGATGATGGATCGATGGTAATGGAATTTGTATTTCCGAGTATTTGGGAGAAGAATATTTGAACGATAAACGACGGAATTCAATTCGCGAGGTAATAAATCTATTAAACAGTGTCGAATCTAAGATAGATGTAATACGTGATGCAGAAGAAGATTCTCTGGACAACATGCCGGAGAATCTTCAATTTAGTGATAGGTATGAAAATATGGAACGTGCTGTTGACTCACTCAATGATGCGCTTGAATTAGTTGATCAAGTGAAAGAGAAACTAGACGACGCGATCATGTGTTGAAGTAATGTGGGAAAGGAATTTTGTGTTTCAAAATAACTTTCCCAAAACAAGTTAGTTCCATGCCGCTATCTGACGGAATATAGACATTACTACTTTTGTAAACAGGATTAGCTGATACTAATGTAATGTTATTATTCTCGTCCGCATAAAAGATTTTGCAATACGTTGCTCCATCGACACTAAAGATGCCAACATCGCCTATCTCAAGATTATCTCGTAGCTTCCTCACGTAAACTATATCGCCGTCCGAAATATACGGCGACATACTATCACCCTGGATTTTGACAGCAAAGTCTGCGGAAAACGGGACATCATTCTCAACTGGGATCATTTCGTAGTCATCACCATCGACTGGAACGGATACACCGGCAGCTGCCGGAGATACGAATAATGGTATAGTTCTTGTATGTGATTTGGCGTTACGTTTCAAGACCGCAATGCTCTGTCTTTCCTTAATTAAACGCTCTCTTTCCAAAGAACATACCGTGCGCACCATTTTCTTTCCGTGCTCATCGAGCATTCTGTAATCTTCTAGGAATGCCTCATCGGATTTTGAAATCGTAAATTGTTTTGGGAGATCTTGCCTGTCCTTTAGGCCGAGTAGATAGTCAGCTGATACATTAAAAGCGTCTGACAGGTCAATTATTGCTTGCATTGACGGTAATTTCGTCCCGCTCTCCCAATTCCGAATAGTAACTTCGGATACTCCGATTTTTGCACCGAGTTCTTTCTGTGTAAAAGAGAGGGAATTCCTCATAGTTCTTATTTTTTCACAAATTGTCATTGAGCACTCCTTTATTTTTAATGCGTCTGTTATTGACAATGGTATTTCTTTATGCTATTATATAGAAACCTTGGTTATGCTTGAATAATAACAGAAACAAAAGTATTTGTCAACACTTTTATATAATGATGACGTTCGGTTAACGGAGGAAATGTATGAGGGTTTTAAACTTAAAGGAATTTGATGATTATTGTGCAGGGATAGAACACCCTTGTTACGTCTTCTCAACAATCAATCAGAGTAATGCGCCTTACTCTGTGAACATGTCGATGCGATTTGACAAAATATCTGTAGTACTTAAGCCAAATAGAATTAGCCTGACAAATAACGGAGGCAGGATGACTATGGAAAATGTAAAAAATGTTCATGTTTTCGATGACATTGAAAGTATCGGTGTAAGAGTAGACATCATTTGTACGGAAAATAAAAAGGATATTGCCTATACTTTCTTGATAGACTAATTTGTTTGTGCCTATAAAATTAACTTGATCTTCGGCGTCACGTGTGTTATACTGAACTGTACGAAAGGATGTAGCATACGATGATAGCAATAAGTAGACAGCCTCGTATCGGGGATATCTACTATATGCAATTCGGTGGAAGCGGAAGCGAACAAAAAGGGTGGAGGCCTGGTTTGGTTTTCCAAAATAACGTAGGGAATTTGTATAGCCCGAATATTATAGCTCTGCCGCTTACGAGTCGCGCAAAGAAAACGCGACAGCCGACGCATGTGATACTCCCCGCAAAAGAGATTGGGTTGCCTAAGGATAGTATTGTTCTCTGCGAGAACCCGGAGAGAATGTCGAAAGAACGGATAGGCGATTATATTACATCTTTACCTGATGAATATATGGCAGAAGTTGCTTGCGCAAGTATTTTAGCGTCGTCCGCTATTTCATTTTTAAACCCGGATATCCTTATCACATTGTGGCAAAAAGCAGTCTCCTTAAACGCAACCATTACGGTTGCGTGATACATACAATAAGGAGGAATTGCTATGTATAACACTGAGCTGAAGGAAAAGTTTGTAAAAGAGTATACAGACGGCATTAGTTTAAGAAAGTCCTGCCTCACCCTATTCAACTTCCTTGAAAAATATGAGAATGAATGGGGAGCTGACATTTGTACTAAAAGGGAAGATGAATTAAAGCAAGTAGTTGATAATGTTGTTGGATTAAGAGTGTCCAGTAAAACACTACGGCTTTCAATTTTACGCAACTACGCGGAATGGTGTATTAAGAATAACGTTCCGGGGGCATGTGATGGTCTTCTAAAAATCAACCCAGACAACACAGAGAAAATAAAGCAAGAGATGGTGCGGAATCCGAGACATCTCCAAAGGTACTTAGATGAGATCTGTGTGCCGGAAAGTGATGAGACGGCAGACAATACGATACGCTGCTATTACTGGCTCGCATATGCCGGAATGGCCGAGGCAGATATCTTTAATGTAAGATGCTCAGACGTACATCTTGATGATCTGGTTGTCGTTTATAATGGTGAGGCATATACAATATACAGAGAGGCAATCCAGGCATTTAAAAATTGCGTAAATCTCAAAGAATTTGTATATGTCCATCCAAACTATGAACCGATAAAACGTAGCAGAGTAGATGGCGATATCTTAATAAGAGGATTTCGTTCTGTCCCAACAGTTGGTTCGATGCGTGTCGAACTTTCTAGGAGATCTAAAAGATACTTGGCTGAATGCAGCAAATCTAACGATAAGTGCGGATTAAGATTAAGCTATTATAGAGTGTGGCTTTCAGGTGTTTTTTATAGATTGTACGAGGACGAACTAGCTGGTATTAAACCTGATTTTTATGTGATTGTTGATGCGGTAACAGGAGACAAGGAATATAACCTAAGCTCCGGCAGAAATACACAAGGAGCAAAGAAGAGGAAATTGGCATCTGAGTATTCCACCGACTACAAACGTTGGAAAATGACATTTGCTTAGAAGAGTAGCCCGAAAGGGCTTCTCTTTTTACATATCAACATAATTATAAAGTCTGCACAGGAAGGATTATATGGAAGCAAAACTTAATTTGGTTCAGAAGCTTGCAAACATTCGCAAGATTAGTGACGTAGCGAAGAAAGACAAAAAGGGATTCAACTATTCATACACAGACATCACGGAAATCCTTGCAAAGGTCACCGCTGGTATGAAAAAGTACGATGTTTCGCTAATCCCTTCAATTGTTCCTGGGACCGCCGAGGTTTCTCAGATGGTTACTGTCAACACAAAAGTGGATAAGACGGGAAAGCCATATGATAACACGGTTACAGAGATGCTTGTAAAAGCAGATATGATTTACAAATGGATAAATGATGAAGACCCAGATGACTATATCGAAGTTCCGTGGTTTGTCACTGGCTCTCAGGCCGATCCATCACAGGCGCTAGGATCTGGTCTTACGTACACAATGAGGCAGTTCCTTACTTCATTCTTCCAAATCGCTCAGTCCGACATCGACGTAGACGCTTACCGTAGTAAACAGAAAGCTGCTGAGGCATCTGAAGATAAAGCGATCGCTGAGGCAATCATTGGGGAATTTGACACACTCCTCAAACAGTACCTTGCCGATCATCAGGACAAGACCGAGGAAGTCAAGAAGTTTATTTCGAGGTTCGCTAAGAATGCAAATTACTTAGCAATTAAAGAGTCTTCTCTCGCAGCTAAATTACTCGAAGACTTCAAGAATACGTACATAAACAAATAGTCAGTAGGTTAAACCGCAGTCTTAATTACAATTGAATGAGGTGGCAATATGGAGATAGTAGATTTCAAAGAAGCACGTTTAAACACAATTAATGTTTCTGCTCTTAAAAACAATACTTCGAGGAAGCTTGCGCAAGGCCTTATCGCTCCAGCCGCAGAGCAAATCCAGAGCGATATTGCCCCGGAACATGCCGCCGAACCAATCAAAAACATTGATGATATCTACAGAGTGACTGAGTATCTCATAGAGAACAAGAGATGGCGAGACAATATGTTATTCATAGTAGGAATCAACTTTGGTTTGAGGGCAAGCGACTTAAGAATGCTGCGGTTTTCTAACCTTATTAATGAGAACTTAACCTTCAAGGAAAGCTTCCCGGTTTTTGAGAAGAAAACGAGGAATACAAGGTCACGGAAAAAGAACAGGTATATTACAGTAAATGATGCTGTGATTGAGGCTGTAACACTATTTCTTGAGCACACACCAGGCGTTTCGCTGAGCGACTACATGTTTAGGAGCGAGTCAAATCATGGCGGGAATAAGAACGAACCTCTGTCTGTTCGCGCAATTGAATACATCTTAAAGGGAATTGCTTCTGATCTTGATTTAAACGTCAAGATTTCTACTCATACGCTGAGGAAAACATTCTGCTACTGGATGATGGTTCGTGGAAACAACGAGCCGAGACGGCTTCTGCTTCTCCAGAAAATGCTAGGGCATGCGACTATGCTACAGACGCTTACTTATATTGGCCTTGACGCCGAGGAAATATCGGATGCATATAAATCACTTGATCTTGGTAGTAGAGGTTATAAATACATTGCAGGGAACGACATCCTCGAACGGGAAGTTGCCGGATAAACGGAGGCATATGTACAAATACAAGTGTGTAGTTGAGAGCAGAGGAGTTGTTAAGAAAATAATACGGTACTTCCAAAACATAGAGCACGCCGTTGCATGGCTGACTCTTGAGGGCTATAGAGTGTTGTATATAACAGATATATCGCAGCGGGACTAATAAAAAGCAGACTTCACGGTGGCGGAATAGGTAGACGCTTAAAGGGGAGTCAGATGCGCCATAGCGTTGTGCGACAACGCCTTAGAAAATGTGGGTAGCGAACGGCCCGAAATGATCTGACATGCGAGGTGCAAATCCTCGCCCGTGAAGTTATGTTACCGACATAAATGTCGGGAACAAAATGGAGAGACTAAATATGATAGAGGACATTAATTGTAAGTTCTGCAAGAACCACGAAGAAGGCGACACGCTATACGAGAGTGCTGACTGGGATGGCGGAATTGGATTCGATTATATATGGGATATCAAATTCTGCCCTTTGTGCGGGCGAAAGCTCAGGGGCGAGGAAGACGAAAAGCCTGTTGATATTGAAATAAAAAAGAGCTGTAGTACATGCTATTTCGGGCATTACAACGATATGTGGAAGCAGAATATGTGCTATGACCCAGACCGTTTTAATAAGGGGTGCATAGACTGGTCGCATTGGACACCAAAGGAGAAATAATTGAGCAATCTTGAACACTATTTTGAGAATTTGTTGTTCTATGGTGAAGATGTTAAAGACGAATGCAACAAAAAATCACTTACCGAACAGGAACGGGCAGTAGTTGAACAATGTGCTAACTATGTGGTTTACGCACTGTTCAGCAATCGAGACGAGTTTATAAGGTGGTTTGAACACAAAAACGCAAGATGCGGTACGTGTATTTATTCATCTATGGATGACCCACCTTATAGGCTTAAATGTTCTGTACACCAGAAGCAAGTGAACAACGACGATTTGTGCGAATGCTATGAATGAGGTAAAGAATGCATATGGAAAATATGAATTGTGATAATTGCAAATGGTACAACTGGTACTATGATCATTGCTCTAAGTGGGATTGCGAAGTTGATGCAAGGGAAATACATAGCTGTTTTGATGGTGATGCATGATTACAATTATAGATGATGACGAACCTGTCTGTCAGAACTGCGCCTACTACGATTGCCGTAACAAAGATGGCTCGTTTTGCGTCAATAATAAATCACCACATTTTTCGGAGATTATGAACAGATACGAAGGATGCGCATGGATTTGTCCAGAAAGAAAGGCGGAATCATGAAAAGTAAATACGATTTTGAAGAAGCAGTTGAAGAACTGCTTGATGAAGCATTAAATACATTGAGCCCAGATTCTTTCAGAGGACTCCTTGATAGTATCAGTATGATCTTGGTGAACTATGAGGAATGAGCGTACTTGTGAAAGGCATGCGGAGGAAGAATCATGAGTATCCATGATTGTGCCGGATGCATATACTTTGCAAAGCATTATGGTACTAAAAACAAGTTAGGAGAGCGAACGATAAGTAATTACTGGTGTGCTAAAAAGAACGGATCCATTCATTCTTTCCCTAAGAAATGTCAACTAAAGGAAGAGAGGGCAGGAACATGATTCAAAACTGTCATGGCTGCAAATGGCTTGACCGATATAAAACCAATGGGCGCGGCTACTGCTGCATGGTTGCACGAAGCAAAACACAAAACGAAAAAGCTCGAAAGCCTGATATGCCACGCTGCGAATTATATGAAGCCGGAGAATACTTTGGATTAGATGATGGATATCGGCGAACAAAAAGCCATTCTGTTAAACCACCAATGGAGGAAAACTACGGATTTCCAGAACCGCCGGAGGAGGAAACATGATACCGACAAGGGAACAGCTCGAAGAAGCAAGACATGTTTTGTTTCACACATACGGACATTTTACTGCATTTTGCAATCTGAACAGATCGTGTGAGGAGTGCGATAGAATTATCCGTTTTGGATGTGCGGTAAAACGAAAGATTGAAGAATTGCAGACGAAAAGAATCCTTCATATCTGTAAGTCGGAACCGCCGAAGGAGAAGCCGGAATGATCTACAAACGTGGGGATTTTGGCGTTTCTGTAAGTCAGATTGATGGATTTGGGAAAAATCCAAGCTTATGGATTCACTACAAACACAACGCTTTTAAGGTCGCAAGCTTTAAAAACGAAGAAAACGCAAAACTGTTTATTTCACATTTAGAATGGCTTTTGTTTGATGATACAAAGCCGCCGAAGGAGGAATGAAATGGGCATTTATATCAAAGGCATGGAGATGCCGAAAGAAATAGACCCATCGATTACAATAGAATTTGCTACAGAATTAAGTGGGAAATTATACGCGAGATATCACGATTATAATTCTGGCAGTTCAACTGAGTGGCATAAGGTAATGACTATCCCAGAACCGCATGGAAGGTTGATCGATGCGGATGCGATTATAAAAGAGCTAAAAGAAGAATGCTTGCGTTTATACGCAACTGATGACTTGTCTGAAAGCCCTACGATGTCTGCTATTGCGGGTTGCCTTGAAGAAGCACCAACCATCATAGAAGCGGAGGTATAACATGGGGGTTTATATTAAGGGCATGGAGATGCCGAAAAGTTGTCCGTGTAAACTTGTTGGTGTTGGTTATGATATGCATTGTGTCTTTGTTTCAGGGATTCCATCAAGAGTACGAGAGTATTACGAGTGCTGCGAAAAGGGAACAAGACCAGACTGGTGCCGTTTAGAAGAAGTTCGACCGCACGGCAGACTGGTTGATGTGGATGCGCTAACAGATAATTGGTACTATGCTTCCGCTGCATTACGACCAGATGATGTAAAGAAAGTGGTTTGCTTGGATGATATTGATAACGCACCAACCATCATCGAAGCGGAGGAAACATGACAAACGCAGATAAAATCCGTCAGATGACAGATGGCCAGCTGGCAGAGTGGCTCACATTCATTGAAAATAGGATACTCGGAATGCAACCAATGTTAGAAAGAGCAGCATTGGAAGCAGATTGGCTTGAATGGCTGAAAGAAGAGGTAAAGGGTGGAGGCGCTTGAGTTTTTGATGGTAGTAAGAAGAGAATGCGAAACTAAAGGCTGCTTGCGTTGCAGGATAACAGTTCAAGCTTGTCCATTCAGAAACATTAAATCGTTTGGTGATGATGCGCTGGATGGTTTCATCTCGAATGCTGAAGAAATAGTAAGAGAAGATCCAATAGATATGTGGTGGGAGGAGTAATATGGAACTGCCTTACAAGAAAATAACGTGTGGTTGTAAGCTTTCAATGAGCGTAGTAGTACCAAACGATGTGGAAGTCGATTCCGCAGATGAGGTAAAGAGACACTTAGAAGAATTTATTGAAGAGTATTTTGATGACGAAATGAATGCTGCGATTTCGGATTTCTATTATGATGTTCAAAATGTTCAAGATGAATCTTCTATGTAGACTTGGAATCCACAAGCCAGAGAAGTACGTCGAGGTGATCTTCTACGGCAAGCGGTTTTTAAGATGTGGACGGTGCGGCAAGTTGCTCGACAGAATCAAACAATGAGGTAAAAATGAGCGTTATTATACAAGGATTTAAAGCTCCAACCGAGAATGATCCAAAAACATTCCTGACTCATTTCAATGATGATGGTAGTGCTGAAATGATAGCCGTCGGGTATCCACAAAAGAAATACCAAATCGTTGATAACCGTGGTGAGTGGCAAACAGACCATTTAATTGGTATGGGGATTCAAAGTTATCATACTTTCCGATGCTCAAAGTGTGGCCTCATGGAACCAGTAGGGAATTTCTGCAAAAATTGTGGGGCTGAGATGAGATCCAGGTTTATCGGCTGAAAGAAGAGGGAACGCAATTAAAATATTAGCTGGCGTAATACTATGGCTTTTCTCGTCATTAATCGTAGGAACTGTTATTTGGATCAGCGATAGTGGGGATGATCAGATGCCGTTCTGGGTGGCTTTATGTTCAACGGCGGGAATAGAATTCTTTATGTTAAGCTCATATCTAGTCATATCATGGTGCTTAGATGTGTTAATGAGTTAAAACAGAACAGGAGTGATTTAAATGGGATTTAGAACAGGAAGTTATGCAAAAGTGTGGTCGGTTGAACCGGTAAAAAGTACAGTTACTAAGGGGAGAATCTCCATTAGTAAGAAGAATAAGGAAACTGGTCAGTATGAACAGGATTTCGGTGGGTTTGTAAGCTTTATTGGAACAGCCGCAGCGACAAAGGCCGCGACTCTAAAAGAAGGCGACAGAATTAAACTTGGAGATGTTGATGTGACAAACGTCTATTATAAGGACACAAAGCAGACCTTTACAAATTTCAATATCTTTAATTTTGAAATGGCAGATGGCTCTGATCCGGCTCCTGAGCAGCATCACAAGGTTGACGACGGCGAAGTAGACGAAACAGACGATAGGCTCCCGTTCTAATTGCGTATCTACTTAATCAATGTCTGGGGGTGATATAGATAGGCGAAGTTTCATATAGACCTTTGATCGAGGACATGACTTGGTCATATTCGAGGATCAAAACATTTGATGATTGTCCCTATCGCTAGGTTGGTTTTTAAAGTACATAAAACAGTGCCCTGAAGAGCCAAAATTCTACGCCTCATACGGCTCTTTTATGCATAAATTGCTCGAAATGTACTACAAAGGTTTATTATCTAAGGAAAATTTGCTTATAAAATTCCTGTTTGATTTTCACCGCGAAGTGCAAGGAGAAAGGCCGCAGGAGAGTACAGTCCAGAAGTATATCGAGGCGGGGAAAACGTACTTTAAAAACTTTAAGCCGTTCCCATATAACCAATTAGGTGTTGAGAAAAAGGTTGAGTTCAAAATTGGCGACTCAAACTTCGTTGGGTATATAGATTACCTCGGTGAGAAGGATGGGGAATTATACATAATTGATAATAAGTCACGGGATTTAAAGCCGCGCAGCAAACGATCGAAACCAACTGTTAAAGATCAGGAGTTAGACGACATGCTTGTGCAGCTTTATATTTATGCCAAAGCAGTTAAGCAAGAATACGGGAAATTTCCAAAGTCATTATGCTTCAATTGCTTCAAGTCAAATACATTCATTGAAGAACCGTTTGTTGAACATAAATATAATGAAGCGATTGAATGGGCGAGGACAAACATCGATATTCTAAAAGATAGTGAGGATTTCCCGCCGTATGTTGACTACTTCGGATGTAAGTGGCTCTGTCCTTACACAGAAATATGTGAGTACCAGGGAATGGGGTGATTAAACGAGGACAGAAGATATTAATAGCTTATCTAGCGAAGCTGGCGTGATAGCGACATTGATTCATCACCCTGATTATTATTTCCGAGCGGAAAATTTGCTCCCAAAACACTTTACGAACAAGGAAAACAGCTACGTTTATACAGCAATCAGAGAACTTGCCCAAAGAAACGTGCCGACAGTAGACCCGTATAACATCCGTGAGATTTTGAGTGCATCCGAGGAAACCAAATCATATGTTGAAGAGCTTTCGATCGACAAGCTGAACGAACTGATCGATATGAGCGATACATTGGCGCGAAACACGTATGAAGAGTACGAAATTCTTGCCGGGAATATTATTGACTGTGCTTTCAGAAGAGAAGCATGCCGGTGCCTAAAGAAATGCATCGATGAGTGCAAAGATATGAGCAAAGACGATATCCAGAAGAATATCTACGATAGAATAGACAAGATAATGACTGACTATTCAAGCGTAAACAGTATGCCATTATATTCTGAGATCGTTGAGAGTACGTGGGAGCACATAAAAGCAAGACAACGTGGGGAAACCAAAGCAATAAGTTTCCCATTCAAGTTGTTGAACGAATATGTTGTGCTGGAGCCTGGTGAATGCGTATGTTTCACCGGCGGACCGAAAGCAGGGAAGTCGGCAATGCTATTAACGATCACTGTTTCAATGCTGAAAAAAGGGAAAAGTGTTTTGTACGTTGATTCAGAGATTTCGGATGAACTTTTCACGATGAGAATCCTTTCTCACCTGACTGGAATCCAATTTTGGAAAATCAGAAACGGTGCGGCTCTAACAGAAGAGGAAGAGGCTTTAATTCAAGAGCAGATCGAATGGTTAAAGCAACAGAAATTCATACATATATACATGCCGGTTTTGAAAGCAGATCCCTTGTATATTACAGCTAAGAAAGCGAAACATCAGATCGGAATTGACTGCATAGTAGTCGATTATCTGAAAGCAGATTCAACTAAAGATCAGGCATTTGAAGTTTACAGTGATTTGGGAAATGTTAGCGATATCTTAAAAAACAAAATAGCTGGCGAAATGGGAATCGCAGCTCTTACAGCGGCGCAGGCTACAGCATCAGGGAAAATTGCAGATAGCGCAAGGATAGCAAGGTCAATGAGCACCGTTATCTCCATCTCGGATAAAGACATTGCTGAAATTGAAGAGGATGGCACAGGAGCAACTAAGAAAATCCGTGTTGTCTATAATAGAAATGGTGCTCAGATGACAGAAGACGAATACATTGATATGAAATTTGACGGAAGCACATGTAAATATTCACAATCCGAGATACAACATCAGAAAGTTGAGCCATATTAAATGAGCTACATAAAGGTAGAAGAATTAATAGGGAAAAGATTTGGTAGGCTTGTTGTATTAGGAAAGGCTGACGACTGTAGACATATTATGTGTAAATGTGACTGCGGAAATATAGCGACAGTTAACAGAGGTAGTGTATTGCGTGGCAATACAAAAAGTTGTGGGTGTTTAAGGCGGGAAATTACGTCAAAAAATAACACGACACACGGCAAAAGACACCATAGGCTTTATTCTATATGGATAGCAATGAAGAACAGATGTAAATATCCAAGTCAGAACCGATACGAAAGCTACGGCGGACGAGGAATATGCGTATGCGACGAATGGGTAACGAGTTTTGAATCATTTTATAATTGGGCAATTGAAAATGGATATAAAGATGGCCTGTCAATAGATAGAATAAACGTTGATGGGAATTATTCTCCAGAAAATTGTCGATGGGCGACGTCTGAAGAACAGAGCCTGAATAGAACAGATAACCGATTTATCACATACAACGGCGAAACAAAGACAATAAAGGAATGGTGTGATGAGACAGGCCTCGCGTACTCATGTCTACTCTGGAGAATCGATCATGGATGGGACATTGGACGAGCTCTGACTACACAGAGCAGATTACATAAGGAAGTGCCGATTGGAACTCGAAGAACTGATCCAGTCAATAGATATTGTTGACTACATAGGACAATTTGTTGAACTTGAGCAGCAAGGAGAGGAATTTTGGGGACTTTCATGTTTCCAGAGTGAGAAAACGCCGTCATTTTCAGTAAGAAAAGACCCACCATTCTGGTATGACTACTCGAGCGGGCAAGGTGGGAACATAATTACATTCATCAAAGCGTATTTTAAGTGTTCAAGCCATGAAGCTGTTGAAAAACTCAAGGAATATGCCGGAATTGACGGCGAGGTCTTTGTGCCAAGAGAGAGAATGTCTGCGACGATCATTTGCAAGAAGTACCAGAAGCCAAAAATCACGCAGAAAGAGTCGAAAGTAAAAATTCTACCGGATAATTACATGGAAAGGTACGAAAAACGTGCCGATAAGCTTGCAATCTGGGAGAAAGAAGGCATCTCCAAGGAATCTTTGGACAAATTCCAGGTCTATTATGATGGATTTTCGGACAGACTTGTGTACCCTGTGCGCGATTTAAACGGGAAGATCATTAATGTCGGCGGTAGGGCAGTGTCTCCAACATGGAAAGAGGAAGGGCAAAGAAAATACTGTTATTTCTTCCAGTTTGGAACAATAAATACGATCTACGGCCTATCAGACAATATGGATGCTATCAAAAAAGCTGGAGAAGTAATACTGTTTGAAGGTTGCAAGAGTGTGCTTATAGCAGACACATGGGGAATTCATTATTGCGGTGCAATTTTAACATCACATCTATCTGTAAATCAGATGAAGATACTGGCAAAGCTTGGTGTCAATGTAACTTTTGCCCTGGATAAGGATGTGAAAGTCTGGGAAGATAAAAATATCAACAAGCTTAAGCGGTATGTAAATGTAAGCTATATCTATGACACAGATGGCTTGCTAGACAGCAAAGATTCGCCGGTAGACAAAGGGGTTGATGTGTTCAAAACATTGTATCTACATAGGGGGAGGTTAAGATGAGCGATAATCTTGGTATCCAATTCGAAAAACTTTTTACCGAAGAATTAAAAGCTTGGGTAAATAAATTAACTACAGAATCTCCTAGCAATGTATGGACATCGTCTGTGACGAGAACTACACCGGACTACGATGCCAGCACTTTATGGTGTGACCTCTACCCGAACAGGATGATATCACCAGACCTTGCTCATGATGGGCAGTTTTGGGGTATTCCAAGTACGAGGCCGCGCAGCACTGAAGTTTACTCTGGAAAGTTGAACATACCGAAAATTAAGGAAGCCTTAGAACAGAGAGATGTTGATACGGAATCATGGAAATCAGAAGAGTTGGATGAGTTCTTAGGGGAGTTTAAACAGGAAGAAGGTGATAGTTGATTGAAAATTATGTAGTTTATCATTTGCACAGCGACCTTTCTAACGGAGTTACAAATGTAGACTCAGTAACAAAATACGGTGAATACATAAAACGAGCACAAGAATGTGGTATGAAGGCGCTGGCGTTTAGTGAACATGGCTCGGTGTTCGAGTGGTGGCATAAGAAGAACGCCATTGAAGCTGCTGGAATGAAATATATCCACGCGATCGAGGCTTACCTCACCGCATCGCTTGATGAAAAAGTCCGAGACAACTATCACTGTTGCCTTATCGCCAGAAATTACGATGGGTTCCGTGAGCTTAATAAGCTAATAACACAAAGTTTCAACAGAAAAGACAACCACTTTTATTATGTACCGAGAATTTCATTCGATGAACTGTTTGCTACGACCGATAACATTATAATAACAACCGCTTGTGTCGGCGGTGTTTTCGGTAAAGGCGACGAAGAAGTACGCGAACGATTTTTGGATTTTATGCTTCGAAACAGGGATAGGTGCTTCTTTGAAATTGGGCATCACATGGATGAGAAACAGATCGTATACAATGAGAAGCTTACAGCGCTTAGTCAGAGTACATCAATCCCATTAATCGCCGGTACAGATACACACGTATTGAATGAAGAACACGAAAAAGGGCGCGGCATACTACAGCTTTCCAAAAACATACACTTCGACGGCGAGGAGCTCTGGGATTTAAAGTTCAAAACATACGATGAGTTGGTAGAAGCTTATAAAAAACAGGGTTCGTTAGAAGAAAATGTGTACATGAAGGCAATTCGTAACACAAATGTGCTTGCTGACATGGTCGAGGAATTCAAACTGGATTGTGGCACGAAATACCCGCACATTTATGACAACCCAGAGCAAACTTTCCGCAAAAAGATTGACGATGCATTGGTAAAACACCCATATGCGCTTAAAAATCACACACGAGAAGAGCTCGACAAAGTAATCGATGAAGAGTTTGAAGTATACAAGACCACAAAGTCAATCGACTTTATGCTAATGCAGACTTACTTACGTGAATGGGAGAAGAAAAACGGTATTCAGTGCGGGTACAGCCGTGGTTCTGTCTCTGGAAGCATGATCGCCTACATTCTTGGTATAACACAGATGGATAGCCTCAAGTTTAACTTAAACTTCTTCAGGTTTATGAACCCCGCTCGAGTTACAAACGCTGATATAGACACAGATTATGCAGGCGCAGACCGAGACAGGATAAAAGAGTTCTTGCTGAAGGATAAGATGGGACTTCCGACAATCAACTCTGCAGAAATCATCACATTCAACACAATCGCGACGAAGGGCGCAGTGCGAGATGTATGCAGAGCTTTATATAAAGATAACGAAAAAATCAACTACTTGGATCTTTCAAGCGAAATCAGCAAGGAAGTTGATCGTGATGTCGAAAATGCACGAAAGAAGTGGCCGGAAGTATTTCGGTATGCCGATATAGTTGACGGTACGATTGTATCAATCGGTACACATCCTAGTGGAGTGTTGATCAGTGACCTTCCAATAGATGAAATGATGGGGCTTTGCAGTATATCAACATCAGATTATCCGGTTTCCATGATAAACATGAAGGAACTCGATGATCAGATGTACGTGAAGCTTGATATTTTAGGTTTGGATAATATAGGCGTGATCAATGACACATGCAAAATGCTTGGTATTGAGAGGTTAACGCCTGATAACACAGACCTAGAAGATATGGCGGTTTGGGAAAGTATTCGGAAAGATACTACGCTGATATTCCAATGGGAATCTAACAGTGCTCAGGCATACCTAAGAGAATTCATGTCGGAAAAGACACTTGAAAAAGCCAGATCAAGAATCCCTAATTTCTCAATGATAAAATGGATGTCGTTCGGCAATGGTTTAATCCGCCCAGCATGTGCGAGTTTCCGAGATAGCGTTGCAAGAGGGGAATTTTATGATAATGGTTTTGATGCGTTGAATGATTTCCTTGCCCCAGAGGCTGGGAGAATCGCTATGCAGGAAACCATAATGCAGTTCCTTGTAAAGTTCTGTGGCTATTCAGCAGCTGAGAGCGACCTTGTCCGCAGAGGCATCGCGAAAAAGAAAGGTACCGAGCAGTTGTTGCCAGAAATCGAAAAACGGTTCGTAGCTTACTGTATTGAGAATTATGGGATGTCAGAAGAAGAGTGCGAAAAAGTAATTAAACCGTTCTTGCAGGTTATCCTTGACGCATCGGCATATGCCTTTTCGTGGAACCATTCAGACAGCTACTCATGTATTGGGTATATTTGTGGGTACTTGAGGTACTATCACCCGCTACAGTTCTTAACTGCTGCACTGAATATTTTCCAAGACAATACCGACAAGACGGCAGAGATTACGAAATACGCACATAAGGTCGGAATTGCCGTAACAAACCCGAAGTGGGGGCTTTCCAGAGACAAGTACTTCTACGACGAAGACAAAAACATTATCGCGAAAGGTCTCACATCTGTGAAATTTATGAACGCCGCAATTGCCGAGGAACTGTATGAGCTCGCACATAATAATCACTACAACAGGTTTGTTGATCTGTTGTTTGATATAGATCAAAAAGCACATATAAACACAAGGCAGCTTGATATTCTGATCAAGCTGGATTTTTTCTCCGATTTTGGGAACCAGAGAGAGCTTCTACGCATCACCGATATGTTTTACGAGACATTTAAAAAGGGTGAAGCAAAGAAAATCTCAAAGGAGAAAATCGAAGGGACGCCGCTTGAACCGATAATCGTAAAGTATTCCAATAACATAACGAAATCTGGTCAAGAATCTAAGTTCTACACGATTTTTGATATGAGATCAATCCTGCGAGAGATCGAGGATACGATTAAGGCAGCTCATCTTGAGGATTTGAGTGACCTTGTCAAGGTTAGAAATTTCTATGACGTTATGGGATATATCGGGTATGTTTCTGGTAAGGAGCAGGATCGCAGAAAGCTATATGTAATCGATGTGTATCCGCTCGTTCGCAAGAAAGACAAAAAACAATTTGGGTATTCGATAATAACGAAGTCGATAGGAAGCGGTGTTGATAGTAGGTTCACGGTTTTCAACCGTGTTTATAATACAGATCCCATCAAAAAGGGTGACATCATTTACTGTCAGTCATTTACAAGAGAAGGACAGTACTTCACTTTAACTGGGTTCAAAAAAATATACTAGGTGGTGGTCGAAATACCGCAACTAATGACTATTGATACGCGTTGTATTCATACAAATCCAATCATGGAGTACTATGGAGACCCTATTGATTGGGCCGTGAGACCAGTCGACATTATGGAGGATAACACAAGTATTGATTCAAAAATGTCTATGCTTGAGGACATTTCTCGAAGGCTTTCTGTACTAGAAGAGAAGTTTGAAAGCACAGAAGCTTATCTGAATGAAGCCAGAGAAAAAGAGAGTTGGGAAATGATCGACGAGTTTTTGAGAAGCTTTAAAAATACATAATAGGAGATCGTTCAATGCTTAGAAAAGTCTGTAATATGTGCGGCAAGGATTTTGACGAGTGGGACAATCAGGAGAATTTCGCAATCGTAAGCTACCTAATAGGATATGGATCTAAGTATGACGGAAGTGCGCTAAGACTTGATCTGTGCTGTGACTGTATGGATCAACTGATAGACAGCTGTAAAATAAATCCGGTTATAGATCGTGGAGGCGAGGTTTATAGCGAAGAATAATCAGCAGAGGAGGATTGGTATTAATTGAAGGTTATTACAATATCAGGGCATGCGAGAAATGGGAAAGATACCGTAGCAAATTTCCTAAACAACCAATTAAGGAGTGGCGGATATAAAACATTGATAACGCACTACGCAGACCTGGTCAAATACATATGTGAAAAATTCTTTAATTGGAACGGCCTAAAGGACGAGCACGGGCGAACATTGCTTCAATATGTCGGAACTGACGTAGTGCGAAATAAAAACCCTGATTACTGGGTCGACTTCATTGTGTCAATCCTCGAAATGTTCAATGGTTACTGGGATTTCGTTATCATTCCCGACACACGGTTTGTGAATGAAATTGACGTTTTAAAAAAGAAAGGATTCGATGTAATTCATTTAAGAGTCGTCCGCCCGAATTTTGATAACGGTCTTACTGAGGAGCAAAAGAAACATCCATCCGAGACATCGCTCGATAATGTAAAGCCAGATTACACAATTATAAACGACGGCGGTAGCGAGGAATTGAAAGAAAAGGTAGAAAAGTTTTTAAAGGAGAACGTTTATGGAAACTAAAGAAAACGGATACTACGATATTGATCTCGACCTTGAGCTCGATACTGCAAGTGGGCTTCTTGAAGACATCTTTAGAATTAAAGACTTAAAGCAGAGGAAACTCTTCCTGAACGCAGATATTGACCAGTGGAATGTTGAAGATACAGTGAGACATATCCTTCAGTTTAACAGAGAAGATAAGGGCAAGCCCGTCGACGAGCGTCAACCGATTATTCTGTATGTGACTTCTAATGGCGGATCTGTAGACGCAGGGTTCGAAGTAATCGATGCGATTTGTTCTAGCAAAACTCCGGTATACACAATCAACCTCGGGTTCCAATATAGCATGGGATTTCTGATCGGTATCGCAGGACATAAACGTTTCGCAATGAAGAACGCTCGCTTCCTGATGCATGACGGATCAAGCTTCGCATGGGATTCCAGTGCAAAGCTTCAGGATCAGATGGAGTTCCAGAGACGAGCTGAGCAGCGAATCAAGGGTTACATTCTTGCGCACAGTAAAGTCACGGAAAAAGAGTATGAAGATAAGTACCGTGTTGAGTGGTATATGTTCGCCGATGAGGCTAAGGAGAAAGGGTTCGTCGACTATATAATCGGAGAAGATTGCGACATTGACGAAATTATTTAAGGAGGGCTTATGGCGACAAAGAGGAAACTCACTCCAGATTTTTCAAAAGAAGCTCCTTCAACTCTAACTGGGCAGCCGTTTTACGGGCTTGATCTTGATGAGCACCAACTTAATTTTGCCAATGCAATCTGGGATCCAAACATTGATATCGTATTTTGCAATGCTGCCGCCGGTACTGGCAAGACAACCATAGCAACTGGTGTCGCAAACATGCTTGTACAGTATGGGCTTTACGATGGGATTATTTACATCATGAGTCCGGTGAATGAACGGAGACAAGGGTATCTGCCAGGAACAATAACCGAGAAAAGCTCTGTTTACTTTGAGGCTTTTTATCAGGCGCTCACAGTGTGCGGTGTAAATCCAAACACAGCGGTAAATGATGAGAGTATGGTGAACCAGAAGAACGGGACGGGATACATAACATGTATTACAGACACCTTCATCAGGGGGTCAAATCTCAGAGATGCAGTAATTATCATTGACGAGGCAGAGAACTATACGATACCGCAGCTGCAAAAGACCCTTACTCGCGTTGGAGGAAAGGCAAAAGTCGTAGTAATTGGACATACACTGCAGTGCGACCTGGACAATCCAAATGAGAGTGGGTTCGATGCATACATTAGGCATTTTGCAAGTAAAGAGCGATGTGCTATATGCGAACTTGTCACGAATCATAGAGGATGGATTAGTAATTGGGCGGATCAGATCAACAAAGGGGGAGACGTGGTATTCTTACCATCCTAATTGACGCTGACGATACGATACATTACCTCTTGAAGGCGTGGGTTACATATTTAAACAAGAAGTATGGGCAGAGTGTAGACTGGTTGGCGATCAGAAGCTGGGATATATGTAAAGCTTTCCCAAACCTTACTCGTGCTGAGATATACAAGGCGCTACAGGATGATGCACTATGGGATATGGTTGAGCCAATCCCGTTTGCCTCTCTTGTGATTGAAAAATTAATAGAGGAGGGTCACTCTGTCTACCTTGTTACAAGCTCATACTATAAGACCGTCCCTACAAAATTCGACAGAGCGATTTTTAAATACTTCCCAATGATTGATTGGGAACATGTGATTGTGGCGTGTAATAAGCAGATGATTCGCGGTGATGTGCTTGTTGATGACGGCCCTCATAATTTGGAAGGTGGGGATTATGCGAAGATTTTAGTGAATTCGCCACATAACTTTGACTATCCGGCTGAAAAGAACGGGATGATCCGTGTAAAAAGCTGGTTTGAAATATATAACGAAATTCAAAAGATCGCCGGTAGTGATAAAAGAATGAATTTTGATTTCGATATTTTTGACAAGGAGTGATGTTGATGGATGATATTGTAATGTACTCTACGAACTGTCCAAAATGCGCAGTGCTAGAGGGGAGATTGAAAGAGAAGGGCATCGACTTCATTATTAATTACGACGTAGATGAGATGCTGAAGCTTGGAATGGTATCAGCGCCAGCTCTGAAGGTTGGCGATAAGCTTCTGGGTTTTGTTGACGCAATAAAATGGGCTAATGAACAGTGAGGTCGGTAATTTAATATGGATATACAACTGAAACTTTCCAGAGATTTTGAGAGGTGCCTTGAAGAGTTAAAAAAGAAGTACGGAGAAGATTTTGAGTACATCAACGGCCTTCATCCGAGCCAGCTTGACTTCTCTGAATTTATAGATAACTTCGTAGACAAAGACACGGTGGCGGATTCCAGTATCGACCCGAACGCGAATGCGAATCATAAAGACATCCGAAGTTTTATGACAGAAAAAGGCAAGGCCGAAGATAAATTATTTGGTCTGAACAAGATCTTTACAGAGATCAAAAAGATGTGGGGCCTCAGAACCGCAAAGCAATGGCTCGAAGCGGAATTCAGCCGCGCATTTTACCTAAACGACAGCACAACGGCAAGCTATTTCCCGTACTGTTGGGCGAATGACTTTACAAGACTGGCAACAGAGGGACTTTTCTTCCTTGATAACTATAATAATCAGCCGCCAAAACACCTTACTACATACTTTGACGACGTAATCGAGTTTGTAAGCTTCCTTTCCAATAGGCAGAGCGGTGCCGTTGGTATGCCGAACGTATTAATTTGGGCGTGGTACTTCTGGAAGAAGGATGTAGAAGAAGGTTACTACATGAAAGACCCGGATTACTACCTGAGGCAGCAATTCCAGAAGTTAATCTACCGGCTGAACCAACCGTTTCTCAGAATTGACCAGAGCGCGTTCACAAATGTGTCTGTTTTTGACAGGCCGTACCTCGAATCTCTGTTCGGCGGCACGGTTTTCCCTGATGGTACGCTTGCAATCGACCATATCGAAGACCTGATTGAGTGTCAGAAGGTTTTTATGGACGTTGTAAGCGAAACGAGAGAGCAAAATATGTTTACTTACCCGGTCTTGACGTATTCTTTGCTCTATCAGGACAGCAAATTTGTCGATGAACCGTTTGCGCGGTGGTGCTCTGCGCATAATATCAAGTGGTCTGACTCGAATTTCTTTGTCAGTGATAATGTTGGTGTGCTTTCCAACTGCTGTAGACTGCTGAGTGATACTAAAAAGCTTGACGCATTCATTAATTCGATCGGCGGCACAGCGCTTTCTGTAGGATCTTGTCGTGTAAGTACAATAAACCTCGTGAGAATAGCATATGAGAGTGGTTTGAATAGGAAAAAATATATTAAAATCCTCCGCGACAGAGTTCTTCTTGACTGCAAAGCCCTTACATCTATGCGACATATCATAAAACGCAACATCGAAAAGGGGCTTTTGCCTAATTATCAGGATGGCGCTGTAGAATTAGACAAACAGTTCTGCACAATTGGCGGAATTGGTATGTACGAAGTGATGGATCTGTTTGGACTAATCAACACAGACGAGCTTGGATGCAAGAGCTACTCCGATGATGCAGTAGATTTCGCATCTGAAATCCTTGATGTGATGAACGAAGTAAAAGACAGCTTTGATTGCGACTTCTCATTTAATATTGAGATGATTCCGGCAGAAAACTGTGCTGGTGTTATCTGCCAGGCAGACAACCTGCTCTTCGAACAGAACAAATACTTCATCTACAGTAACCAGTGGATTCCTCTTATGGAGAAATGTACGATTCAGGAGAAGTGTAGACTCGGCTCTCTCTTCGATAAGAAATGTGGCGGAGGATGTATCGCACATATCAATATCGAAAATCGTTTTTCCAATGAAGAGACTGCTTGGGATATGCTGAATTATGTGGCTTCGCACGGCGTTATCTACTTTGCATTTACAACCAAGATCAGTGTATGCAAACACAAGCATGCATTTATTGGTGAGCCAAAGTGTCCAGTATGCGGAGAACCAATAGCGGACACCTACGCTCGCGTAGTCGGATTCTACACTCCAACAAGTAGCTACCAGAAGATTCGCAAGACAGAATTTGACAAACGACGTTGGATGAACGTCTTGTCGAATGATGGTGTTATGCAGTAAGAGGTGTGTATGGGCAAACAGAATACAAATGAATGGAACCAAGGGGAAGAAATAGAGCTTGACCAGGAGTACATAGTACTTGCAATCCCAGAGACAGCTCTGGAAGTGAAAATCGAAGCAAAGATTTATTACGATGGCGACATTAGAACTGTCTCTACGACACTGGATTACAAGGAAGTAAGAGACGCAATCAAAGAGGCGCAAGATGGATATATACCAGGCGATGCTTTGTTCTCACTTACTCCGTTAGGCGAAGAGTACGTCAAGAACTTAAAAGAAAGATACAGCGGTGACGAATGCATCTAAAGGGGATTCTTGACGAGGATTTTATTAACTACAAGATACCGTCAATGTACATTGCAACGAGCATATGTTCATTTAAATGTGATATAGAGAGCGGTGGCCGCTGGTGCCAAAATAGTGCGCTCGCGACTCAGAAAACAATCACGATGAAAAACGATGATATCATCAACAGATACCTGTCAAACGACATCACTCACGCAATTGTATTCGCCGGGCTTGAGCCAATGGATTCATTTGATGAAATCCTCGCATTTACAAAGTCACTTCGAAAGAAGTTCAAATGTAAAGATGATATCGTTATCTATACAGGATATAGTAAAGATGAGATAGAAGATCAGGTAGCAGAACTTCAGAAGTATGAGAATATAGTGATGAAGTATGGGCGGTACCTGCCACATTATGACAGGCACTTCGATAAAGTACTTGGTGTCTTTCTCGCTTCTCCGAACCAGTATGGAGAGCGTATAAGTTAGGAGATGTGATTATTGGAAGAAAAGGAAGTAGTTTTAACACCTGAAGAAGCAGCAAGGCAGATACAGTTTCTCGGTTATCTCAATAATAAAATGCGGTTTTTATTTGAACGCAGACAATTTATAAAGAGAAATCGGGAGAATATGTGGAACATGCTGACCGGGAAGGAGAAGAATTATGATTTACAAAATAGACGATAAGCCGCCGATTGGCGAACTCCTGTTGTACTCATTACAGATGCTTTTGTCTGTGTTTGTTGCAACAGTATTAATCGCAAATATATGTGGTGTTGCAGTAAGCGGAGCACTATTCGGTGCTGGACTTGCCACGATTATTTACTGCATAGTTACCAAATTTAAATCGCCAATGTTCGTGTCTAATTCTGGTGCGTTTGTTGCACCTGTAATGATGGCACTTGCGGCTGGAGGCTACTCGGCAGTTGCAGTTGGCGGGCTTGTAACGTGTATTGTATACGGCATCTTCGGAACAATCTTTACAAGAATCCCGGTTGAAAATATCTATAAAGTATTTCCAAAGGCATTAATCGGTGCGGTCACTATGGTTATAGGTATCTCTCTGATGGGATTCATTAATACATACGTTCAGATTAATGGCGTAACAAATATGTACGGTGTAGGTATTGCGCTGTTTACTGCATTGATTACGGCACTTGTTAGCCACTATGCAAAAGGGCTCGCAAAGATACTGCCGTTCCTTATCGGTACGCTTGCTGGATATGCCGTTGCAGTACTTCTTACAGTAACAGGTGTTTGCCAGATAGTTGACTTCAGTGTATTCCAGAACCTTAGGCTGTTTGCGTTGCCGGATCTTGCAATTAAACACTGGACTATAGTCCCGCTTGCAACGATTTTACCGATTATTGTTGTTTACATTGCTTATACGGTAAGCGCAATGTGTGAATGCTTGAGCGACCATGCAGCACTCAGTGGAGTCGTTGGTGTAGACCTATATAAAGAACCTGGTCTTGGCAAGATCTTCATCGGCGAAGGTGTAGCAAATCTTGTTGGCTCTGTATTTGGCGGACTTGGTATCTGCAGCTATGGAGAAGGTGTGGCATGTGTAGGATTCTCTAAAGTAGCATCGACAATTGTAACGTTCGTCGCCGCTTTATTCCTAATGATGCTTGCTTTCCTTGCGCCAGTTCAGGCATTTATCGCATCTATTCCGAGCTGCGTGTTCGGTGGATGCTCGATTATCCTCTACGCATATATCGCAATTAGTGGTGTAAAGATGCTGAAAAATGTCGATCTTAACAATCAGAAAAATCTTTTGACCGTAGCAATTCCTCTGTCGATTGGTATTAGCGGAATCGCTGTAGGCGGAACGACATTTGCACTGAGTGGAACAGCACTTGCGCTTGTTTGCGGCGTCGTAATAAATCTCCTCCTTAAAGAAGATGTGGCGAACTAACGATAAGAATTACGGGTTTTGGGAATGCTCGCGTTGCAGACACGAAGCATACTGGGACACAGATTATGGGCAGCAGCTGTTTGATTACTGCCCATACTGTGGCCTAAAACAAAAAGAACAGTGCAAAAAGTCTGAAAAATTTCAGAATTATGCAATGCCGGAATTTGAAAGGGAACTTAATGGATAAAAAACCTCTCGGATATCTTGGCGGGGATATTATGAGCTTCGGCTCAAATCTTGCCAGACAGTATGAATACGACAAATTTAATGAGCTCGGGTTGAACGTGAATGTATACAGCCCGGTACAGAACAAATCAATCAATGACAAGAATTCCGTAACGGAAGAAGAGAATAACAAGCTCGCTGAGAAAATAACGGAAGCAGATATCAACCGCTTATGGAACAGCGACTTCGTTGTAATGTCTCCAGAACAGAGTGCAATTGGGTCGATGTGCGAAACAGGATGCCTCTTTGGGTGGAAATGGATGGCACAGAAACTGCTAGATATCATCGATAACGAGAAAGGCGACACTCAGGATGTGCTCAACCATCTTGTAGAAGAGATCAAACGGATTGCAGACAAAAAAGACTTCTTCCATTATTTCGATATTCGTAATACACAGCTCAACGAAAAGGGCTGGAGAAGAAGTTTTAGCATCAATCAGCTTCTTTATGGAATGATTCTGTATACGGCAGAAAACGGAGATTTTGAAAACTTCGACGATATTATGAAACATCTCACAGAGCTGTATGACTCTGAAACAAATAATTAATTGAATAAAGGAGAAACGAAATGAAGAAGATTATTTCACTTGTTTTAGTCTGCGTACTTGCGCTCACACTTGTTGCTTGCGGCTCAGAGAAGACAGCTACGGTTGTTGAGCCTGTTGAAACGGTTGCTGAAGAAACGACCGCTCCAATCAAAGCCGGGTTGATCTGCCTGCATGATGAAAACTCCGGTTATGATGCAAACTTTATTACAGCATTCAAAGAGGCTTGTGCGCAGACTGGTGCAACACCTGTAATTAAAACTCTTGTCGGTGAGAACTCCGAAGCATATGAAGCCGCTGCGATGTTAGCTGACGATGGATGCGCAGTGGTATTTTCTGACAGCTATGGTCATCAACAATTTATCATGCAAGCTGCACAGGAGTACCCAGATACTCAGTTCACGTCATGCACTGGTGATACCGCAAATAGTGCAGGAATCGCCAATTACCATAACGCATTTGCCACGATCTTTGAGGGACGTTTCCTCGCTGGTGTAGCTGCCGGTATGAAAATCAATGAGATGATCGAAGCAGAAAAGATTACGCCAGAAGAAGCTATTATTGGTTATGTAGGCGCTCTCCCTTATGCAGAAGTCATCTCTGGATACACATCTTTCTACCTCGGTGCAAAATACGTTTGCCCGAGCGTAACTATGAAAGTAATCTACACTGGATCATGGTTTGATGAAACAGCAGAAAAGGAAGCCGCGAATGCGCTGATTGACGCTGGCGCAGTTCTTATTTCTCAGCACGCAGACTCTATGGGTGCACCTAATGCTTGTGAGTCAGCTGGTGTTCCGAATGTATCTTACAATGGCTCTACTCTTGCAGCTTGCCCGAATACATACATTATCTCTTCCAGAATCAATTGGCAGCCGTATTTCGAGTATGCAATTAGCTCTGTTAAGGATGGCAGTAATTATGCTACTGATTGGTGCGGAACAATCGAGGCCGGTAGTGTCGAGCTTACTGAATTAAACGAGAAAGTTGCCGCAGATGGCACAGCATATGCTCTTGAGGAAGTTAAGTCTCTTATCCTTAACGGAGAACTTCATGTGTTCGATACCGCAACGTGGACAAAAGACGGAGAAACGATGACGACATATGACCAGGTTGCTTTCTATGAAGGTAATGAATGCATCTGGGACGGATTCTTCCACGAGTCCGAGACAAGGTCTGCGCCGTACTTTGACCTTATCATTGATGGTATTACCGTTATTGGCTAAGACTTATGTCTAAATCAAATAAGATGGCCGTTAAGGAGCTCGCTGGGTTCCTTAACGGGGTTATTGAGGCTGGACACGGTGATGCAGATATTCACATATGCCTTGACCATGGGGACACAGATCGCGACCAGACGTATGATATGGATATCGACAGTGTAAGCATACTAAATCTGGATGGCTGTGTAAGCGTCATGCTTAATACGTACTTATTTAAAAGCAACATAAAAGGACTACTCGATAGCTTCGGGTATGAAGGATTGATTGAATGACTATAAGAGAATGCGCAATTGTAGAAGCTTATACAGGGTACTGTATGCTAAGCGGGGATAATACAAAATATGCATACCAATATCTTGAGGAGTTGCTCGGACGTCCCGTTTTAACACATGAGCTTGCTTCTGAAAAGATGCAGAGTATCATCCATCAAAAATCCAAGCCAGATTTCATGAAGCTCTGCGCGACGGCAAAAGAAGAATAAATATGTACGAATGCTTCCACTGCGGCGAGAAAACCGTAATTTGGGACGCCGATTACGATACATCAGATTATGGTATAGCAAGGCCAGGCATTATACACACGTGCCACTGTACGAATTGCGGAGCGGAAATAGAATACTACATATTTGAAGAGGAAGATGAAGGCGATGTCATATTTCAATGATTCAATGACAAGCGTTGAGGCTAGAAATCTTTTCTCTGAGCTAAAAAATAAAACACTCAATGATGAGATACGTATTAGCGAATTTCAAAAAATAGTATCAGAGTATTCCGATGTTTCGGATAAGATATTTAGCAGAGAGATGAAAGCATTTGATGAAGAATTACGTCGTAGTACCTATATACATACGGAGGAAGAAGAGGATGATTATCGGAATGGAGATACTGAATATGCCGAATGAACAGGGAAAGCAAACAGTAGGAGTGAAGCCGCCTCTTGGGATCAAACCCAGAAAAATTCGAGACACAGAGAGACTTATTGAGATTGCTGACGCGATGCATCGCTATATGATTGCCGACAAATCATTCCCTATAGACTGGACTGATGAGCTGGAAGATATCATTTGGCGATACACAGAAGGATAATCCAATATGCAGACGATACACTTCGCAATCTGGGTCTTGCTGATGGTTGGGCTGGCATACATATATTCACAGAACAATAATAATTACAGATTTTAAGGAGTACATAACTTAAACTATGAGCGATGATATTAAACTTAGTCTCATCAACGAACTTCTTGGCGGTTATTATGAAGGTTCATATAATAGCCAGGAAGCATGTGAGATGCTTATTGATAACATATATACAATAATTGTATTCGATGGAGACGAAAACTAATGCAGAAGTCTGAAGTCAAAGTAAAGAAACTGAACGAAAACGCTGTTGTACCTACTCACGGGTCGGAGTATGCGGCTGGCTACGACCTGTACGCATGCATGGATAATAACGAATCCGTCATAATCAAGCCGCATCAGACAGTAAAGATACATACAGGGCTTGCGATGAGTATTCCAGAAGGATACTTCGGTGCTATATTCGCCAGGAGCGGAGTAGCAACGAAACGCGGACTCAGACCTGCTAACGCTGTTGGTGTTGTCGATAGCGACTACAGAGGTGAGATAATTGTCGCTTTGCATAACGACTCCGAAGTAGAACAGATGGTTGTTGGCGGTGAGCGAATCGCCCAGCTTGTCGTTATTGAATATATGCCAATGGAGTTCATAACTGTCGATGAATTAGATGAAACTGAACGCGCCGAAGGAGGGTTTGGATCAACAGGATCATGAAAAGTCAGAAAGATCATAGCGGCTGGATTACAGCCGCATTGATAATAATCATACTGGTTGGTGGGTTAGCACTTAGTTACCTGCTTACAACAGGTATGTTGTATCTTATTATGTGTGCATTTGGACAGTCGTGGTTTGGATGGAAAGTTTCATTTGGAGTATGGCTTATCCTAATACTGCTCTCGTCAGTATTCACAGTGCACACTACAAAAGAATAGGAGTATTACATATGGGATGCGATATCCACGTTTACACAGAATGTAAGCTGCCTGACGGCAAATGGTGGTGTTGTGATCATTTTAAACTGAATCCATACTATGAGAAGGATGATACATACACTCGTGAGAGAGAGTGGATCGTAGAGCCTATATTCAGCGACAGAAATTATACACTATTCGCTACACTCGCTGACGTTAGAAACAGCGGAGACGTAACGCCAATAGATGATCCACGAGGGCTGCCTGTTGACGTAAGCAAAAAGGTCAAGGAAGAGTCAGAGTGGTGGGGAGCAGATGGGCATTCACATAGTTGGTTTCTCGCTAGCGAATTATTCGCATACAAAGCAAAACGGCCATTTTATAAAGTAACCGGGATGATTTCCAGCACAGATGCGTTCTATCTTGATGAGTTCGGCACGATCCCGAAAGAATGGTGCAGATGGACTTCTGACAAAAGCTATGTACAGAGAAGCTGGCTTGTCCCATACTCTGTGTTAGACGGCCTTGTGGACGCAATTAAAGGAAGGATGGCAGAAGAGTTCTGGATCTGGGACTTCTTAAGTGAAGAAGAAAAAGAGAAGAAGTATAATGATAATGCGAAGAATTTCAGAATTGTCTTCTGGTTCGATAACTAATGAGCCTTGAGCTTGACATATTTAACAAACTTATGAAACAGAGAAAAGAAAACGACCATGTAACAAAAAATACATGGTCGTGTGATGGATGTGTATTTGAGCCGCCGTCTTCTGGTGACGGCAAACCGTGTAGTGCCTGCGAGCCTAGCGACCCGTTTATGAGCTGCTATAGTCCGAAGGTCGATGAAGATGATTGAAAACATAAGTGTGTAATAGATACTATAGACTTGGTATTCGAGAAGTGGCAAAAATAATATGATGTGCGAAGATTGTATAATGTATGGCAGATGCCGTTACTATGTTTGCCCTCGTACGAGGTACGATGAAGAAAATGAAAAGCAGTCGAACAGTACAAGTTACAATGAGTTTGCAATAAAACAGATGGATAATTCTATATGTAAAGTTTCTGAAATGTCTATGAATCAAGAACAATCGCAAGATATTGAATATCATGTTCTCCAGTATGAAGGCCTCATATACAGTAGCATTGCTTTTTATCCAGATTGATGTGAACGTATGGATATTGTGGAAGTTGTGGCAAAACTGTGGTATACGCTATTTTTTCTGACACCGCTGTTAGTGGGTTCATCAATTGTCAATGAAGACAATGAGAGACACTGGATTCATAAAGTGGCAGCAGGTTCAATGTTGGTATTTACCCTTTATACCTGTTGTATTCTTATTGTTGGAATATGGGAACTTTAGGAGTGAAGTATGGAAAACGAAAAAATCGATGAAGCGATTGATTATGCGAAGTGGATGTTGAAGGACCTTGACCCAGACGATATGTATAATTTTTCAGAAGTAAGACAAATAATACTGGGAATGATTGGTTACTTAATATTGCTCAAGTCATAGCTTCTATGAAAGTAAATTGGTAGTAATTTAAATGGACAGTTTGATTCTACATTATTTGGGATCTGTTTAATAATCATAGCAATATGTAAAATAGCGCAAACTTTGGTTATATGTTGTCAGTAACTTAAATGTCTTTAATGCCTATCGGAGTAGATGGGCACAATGAAACGTCTGGTGAAGACATTGTGAACAGGAGAAACGATAGGCATTTAAATAGAGCCTTATTTCGAAGATAGGGACACACAAATGAATAGAAAATAGCTGCAGAAAACTACACAAAGTCATAAAATTTCTGCAGCTTTTTTAGGAGAAGTGCATGTTTGAACAATTTAAAGATGTAGTTGACATAGATGAACTAGCAGAAATGCTGCACGTTAAAAAATATAGAGCATATCAGCTTGTAAAAGAAAAGAAAATTAAACGACTCGATATTGGTAAACCATACCTTATTCCAAAATCAGAGGTGATTAGGTTTGTGGCTGTCTCTGTACTTGAATAATCTTCCTCCGTCATTTATAATCGAAATACATATATGTCATGGCTTCCGTTCAACGGAGGTGTAATATGATAACAGGAAGCTTACAAATTAAAAAGAATATGTACTATGCCGTACTCAATATTACGGACGAGAATGGCAATAGGAAACAGAAATGGATATCCACCAAGCTGAGCATTGACGGGCATAACAAACGTGCCGCAAAGAAGTTCCTCGATGATACGCTTGAAGAGTATCGTGATGTATCGTCGGAAGTATTGGCAACGAAAAAGATTCCTGTAGCAGACTATGCTGAAGAATGGATTAAATACGCCGAGCACATTTACGACCCAATCACATATCAAGGCTATAAGATAGGCGTCGAAAAACATATCGTCCCATATTTCAAGCAGCACAAGGTTGACATACAGGACTTAACGCCTGAAGCGGTACAACAATTTGCTAGTCATCTCTCAGAATACGGCAATGTTAAAACAGGCGGTTCGCTATCGAATAAGTCGGTTAGAAATTACCTCACTGTGTTGAGTGTGATTTGTGCCGACGCTGTAGACAAGAAGCGTATCCAAGATAATCCTGTCGACAGAATCAAACGGCCGAAGAAACAAAAATTTAAACCGTCGTTCTATGCGTCAGCCCAAATGAAGGAGCTGTTTAAAGCTGTCAAAGACGAGCCTCTCGCTCCTCTTATCATCGTCACGGCGTTGTATGGACTAAGGAGAAGCGAACTGCTTGGACTAAAATGGGATAGTCTAGACTTTGAAAGTAAGCGCGTCGTAATCAAACACGTCGTGTGCAGATGCAGCAAGCTGGTAGAGAAAGACGACACCAAGACAGACGATAGCTACAGAACATATCCAATGACGCCAGAGATCGAGAAGATATTCGCTGATGCGAAAGCGAAAGAGGAGAACAATGAAAAGCTTCTCGGCGACAGATACGTTAAAAATGATTATGTCTTCAAATGGGATGACGGGAGGCCATACTCGCCAGACTATATCACGAAAACTTTTCATAAGATTCTTGCACGACACGGTATGCCGGATATACGGCTACACGATTTAAGACATTCGTGTGCGAGTATATTGCTTGAATCCGGGCATAATCTTAAAGATGTTCAGGAGTGGCTTGGTCATTCTGATATCCAAACAACCGGCAATATTTATGGACATTTGACGAATCAGCACTTAAAAACGGTCGGCTCAGACCTATGTGCAGAGCTTTTGTAGCAGTACATTTTAGAATTTCTGTTAGAACTCTTGTTAGAACTCTTCAGAAATGCATGAAAAAAGTACCCAACTTCTTACGAAATCAGGTACTTTTCAGTCGGAGTGTCGGGATTTGAACCCGAGGCCTCTTGGTCCCGAACCCAACGTCCGATTTCTAATCCATTTAAATTTAGTGTAATCTACACAAAAACTGTTTAATCTGTTATATTAAAAAACCTGATAAATTTGTGCTGTATTCACAAAAGCCAAGAATTCTTGGAAAAATTCGAAACCACATTGGTTAGAACTTTGTTAGAACTACGAGCAGAAGCTATGACATATATGTACTTCTTGCTCATACATAAATTGTTTTGATATCAGAGCGACTAAACGCTCTTTTCATTTATAAATAATAAGCCTCTCAGTTCGCGTCAGCTTGCGTTCTGGGAGGCTTTCTTTTTGCCTGTCACCCAGCCCAACTTTACTATTAGATACACGCACAGTAGAGCGTCGAGCCACCATGCGGGAAAGAAAAGCGCCCATCATCTCACAGATACAGTGAGAGTGGACGCTTATTTTTTATAGTTCGGTTGTTCGCAATGTAAGAAGTGATAGCTTGTCACTTATCGATTGTGACGTATCATCCTTTGCTGCTTCCTTGATTATTTTAGCGCAACCAAGATATACATCTGGGATGTATTCTGAGTCTCTGCATATCATATTCAACATTGAATTATACTTCGAGACATACGCAATATCATTCAGTGAATTTGGAAGCGCTATCATATTTGCCAACTGCTTTTTATCCTTTGGGACGTATGAGATAACCTGAACGCTTTTCTCTTCCTCGTTAAGACTGACTCGTATCAGATAAAAAATTCCGTCATTATCCCTACCAGTAATAAAGTAATTACGCTTCATTGTCATCACATATGCCAAATTATCGTACATATATTTTTCTGTTAGTTCGACGGCATCAACAATAGAAAGTCTGTCGTTCATCCTATGCTTTATCGGCTCATAGATCTCCTCATCATTCCAGAAGTTTCCTACACCACCGAATAGTATGTTATCATTTACCTTAATAATATTCTGTTTAGTTTTAACGTCTGTCGCAAGCATGCAGAAGTCCATTCCGCAGATAGCAACAGCGATGCTTGCCGAGTAATAAGTATTGGACTTATCGTCCATAGCTAATTCCTTTCATTCTCCTAATCATTATAGAAAAGTATTATTTTCAAGACAATCGGAATACACTTCTAAGATCCTTTTCCTTGCCATTACAGTTTTATTGTTCTTGAACTCTGGGTGTTCTATACAATATTTATCATATGTGTCGACATCGGATAGTGCTTGATCAAACATCTCTTGCGAGTGTTTTTCCCCTCGTCTTAGTTCGTCCGCAAACCGTAGTATCCTTACTCTGCATGACACAACATTAGATTGCTCAAGCACATCGATCTTTTCTTCCATCTTGTTTATTTTTTCAGTTAATCCTTTGTTCAATTGCGAGCCAATCCATTTCAGTATATGCGAAATCGGGTTGACTTTAATAGGCGTGATCTCGATAAAAATGGACGCCACCGCAACAATCCCTGCAATCCTTCCAATCAACTGGCTGAGCGTGAGACCCATAATAGCATCCATTATATGCCTCACTTTCTTAAGCCGCAAGTGCACGCTGCAACTCAAGGACAGCGCTTTCGATCACTACGTCTACTTCTGTATCGTTTAAATCAAATCCCTTTTCAGTAAGGAACGTCTTCACATATTTTTTCTTTGCATCGCCAGTACCGCTTTCGTTAAACATCTTCTCGGCGGCTTCGACTGCTATCTTAGCCCAACCAACTAAACTCTGATACTGGCTAACCGTAAGACGACTTTTCAGGTACGGAACAACGCACGACGTGATTATGATCGAAATGAGTCCGATGAGAGCAATGATAACCTGAGTAAGATCAATTTGCATTTTCGTTCTCCTTATCTAACGGGCCGCCTATAAAATTATCTTTTACAGATTCCCGTTTTTCATTCTCCTCACAATCCGGGCAAAGTACTCCTGGGCGCTGTACATATACCGGGATACCATCCTTCATATATGCAAACGCAAAATCTGCAATGCCACGTGACGTAAATTCCTTTCCACACCGAGAGCATGTAATCTGCTCGGAGTGGTCTGGATTAAGACGAATTCTCATTTAATCACTCTTTCGGAGGGAACCAGCACTTATCTGTAATCATGAACGCATGACAGTTAGGACAACGTCTAGGCAGTCTAAACCACACACGCGCTTCCTCGGTGCCGTTCTCAAGAAAATATGTTTTCTCACAATTTTTGCAGACTACCATCTCGTCATGCAGACGTTTGAAAACCTGCCATCTGGAAAACTTAATCATTTGAACTCCTTTCATTCTTTATGCGACATCATCAAATAATGCAATAAAATTATCGATCAATGACTTCCATTCTTTGCTTTTAAAATCGAGATAGGACACTCGAATTATCGGAATGGCATTACAAAGGCAGTAATTATCTTTAATCTGATCATGTTTTACAATGCATGCAAACCTATCTAATCTCTCATTTTCATCACTACCAAAGCATCTATCTGGTGAAAAGTGTTGTTCGCCATCGACTTCGATAACTGCATTTAATTCATCCAAATAGAAATCGAACCTTAGTTTTCTTATATCCGTATATACCAAAAATCTTCTACATTCTCTGGCGTGTCATCATACTCTAACGCAATATCATCAAACGATACGCCTTTTCTGTGAGCATTATGTATCTGCCTGTACGTTTTCCAATTCTCTGTTACTGGCATTACGAATCCCTTAATACGACCTCCGCTATTCTAGCGGCCATATCGATTCCGTATTTTTCAGCTATCTCTTTAACGTAGATTTGCGCGTATTTATGCCTATTCTCGTAACGACTTTTGGTTAGATAAAATGATGAGTATACAGAGATCTCAGCCGACAAAGCGACGATTACCCATTGAAGAGGGGAGGGGTCGAATGTGATCGCGACCATTACCCCTGTCAATACTATTACAAAGAACTCAAGCGCAATCAGATATGCGAAATACTTCTTCGAAAAGCTTAGTTCTTCTTTCATTTATAATTACGCTTTCTTTACGTTTTCAACATCAACCCATCCATAAACTTTCGTAGCTGCTCCACGCACAAATACGAGATGAATCGGATGTTTTGCTTTTTCATTTATACTGGTGATCTTTGCAGCTCCTGCTTCATATGTCTTGCTAACAGATCCATTGGGAAGCAGATATGCATTGCCGCCAATAAACTCAACAGTATCACCTAAATACAATCCACCGATATGCGGTTTATCTGCTTTAGCTTTTTCTTCTGGCGTCTTCTCCCACTGAGCATAGTACGCCTCGTCTTTGCCAGTGAGTGCCTTGTAGCATTCATGCAGTTTACCGAGAGTCTCCGGCCCGGCTTCTCCATCGACGAGAAGTCGCTTCTGAGTCTGGAAGTTGGTTACGGCTTCGAGCGTCTTATCTCCAAAGATACCATCTGTCTTCCCGCACGGATATCCGAGAGCATTAAGCTTAGCCTGCATTTCCTGCACAACAGTTCCGGCGTCGCCATACTTCAGGATTTCAGGGTAGTCAAAGTTATTTGTCTCTGCTGCCCACGGTGCGTCCGGTCGCGGATATATAATGTCATCAGAAAGCTGTGCTTCAGGCTGCTCGGCGTCGTCTCCACCGGTATATTCTTCTGTGCCCATATAGCGGAGTACAGCATTCCACCCGCCATTCCAGTACTTCATCACTCTTATCTCTCTGCCAGTCTGGTCGCCCGGTTCAGGATGCCCGTCGTTACCGCCAGCGTTAACCATTTCGCCGTTGCCGATATACAGAGCAGCGTGTGCATCCTCGTTAAGGAGGACATCTCCGCGCTTCATACCAGCCCCGTTGTCGATGTTTACTTTCCCTATAATATTCTGAAACCCAGACTTAAGGAACGCGTCAAGCATATTGCCAGTCCAGCTTGCACCAGCTGCTTTTACTGGGATTCCAGCTCTGTCTACAGCAGCACACACAAGGCTAGAGCAATCATAGTCTGGATCACCATTTCTGTTTTCCATGCTATAGCCGTGCGAATCATCATTTGCGACATTAATAGCATCTTGAGTGTATCTTTCGACTTTCGTCATTAGAAACACCTCCTTTAAATTCATTTCATTCAAAAAAGGCCGTGCAATTATGCAGCGGCCTTAAGAACATTTACGATAAGAAGTGCGAACACTATCATCGTTAATATAAATGTATTTCATAGTTGTGTCGACTTTTTCGTGTCCAAGAACACGGGCAACTTCCTGAATTGGCATTCCTCGGTTGATAAGATTTGTAGCAAGAGTTCTTCTGAATCGATGCGGGTGAACATTCTCGACCCCAGCCTTTTCACCGATATTTTTCAGCATCGCTCTTACACCACCCGGTTGTATTCTTTCAGTTCCTTTCCCGACAAACAACGCTTCTGAATCATCCGTACGCTCATCGAGATACCTTTTGAGCATCATCACGGAGATATCATCCATATAAACTCTACGTTCTTTGTTACCTTTTCCGAGCACGATGCATTCTTTGTTGAGTAGATCCACATCGTCTCTGTTCAACGCACACACCTCACTGATTCTGCATCCAGTAGACAACAGGAAGCATATCATCGCCTTATCTCTTATAGACTGACAAGCTTCTTTTAATTTTTCGATATCAACGTCACTATAAGGGAGCCTTACCTCTTTCTTGCTTTTTACTACCGCAAGATTCCCGCATGGGTTATACGGTAAGAGGCCTTCACGGGCAACCCATCCAAAGAACGCTGAGAACACATCTCTATATCCTTCGATTGTGCTTGTAGAAATACCGCGAGTCTTCTCTTTCATCAAAAAGCAACGAAGATCAAACACGGTAATTCTACGAATTGGAGTCGAACAAGCTTCTCTAAACTTTTTAAGTATGTATACGTATCTCTCTAATGTTCCTTCAGATAAGCCTGATACACGCTTCGCCTCTAAGAATACCTGTATCATATCATCAAACTCTTGTTCACAGGAATCGTCAGCGCTGCGTTCCATATCATACTTACCGAGCGTAGCCGTTAGATTATCAATGACTCCTTTGAGCTGTGTGACCGTTAGATAATCCGAAAGGCTTTCTTCAATTTCAGACAAAAAAATTTGCTTGGAAACTATTGACAATTTATTTCTCCTTTGCTATAATAATTAATCTTTTTAATTGAATTATAGCAAAGTCGGATGGTATGAAATCAAGAATTTCGCCATAAATCCTGTAAACAAATTGTAAACTCAACCTAATTATAAAACCAGCCGTACATGCATGCTTGTGAAAATATGCGCATAATACGGCTGATTTATTCATTTATTTTTTACCTGTGAAGGAAATGTCTTTTACTTAAAGCTCCATACTAAAGTTGCTTATCGATACACACGTTGTGTATCAGTACACATTGACACACACTGTATAATATTGATAGTGGGAGGTGGTTGCCAATGGGCATCAATGGTGGTCGCTCACTCCGTGGCATTGAAGAGCAAGGATATGAGCGATATCAAATCTCTCTGCCACCGTCTATTGTCGAACGTCTGAATAAGTTCATGGAAGAGGAAGAGCGTCCTCGGTCATGGTGCATCCAGAAAGCGTTGGACGAGTGGCTCAAGAGCAAGGGGTATTGATGCCCCTTGTTTTTTAATTAGGCGCATACGCATATCACAGCAATCGTCGCAATCGCCGCAAATACTACCCCTGCACAAATGCCAAGGCAAAAACTATCCCAATCAAATCTCATACGTCACCTCATAATAATTCAGACGGGCGGATGCCCCTTAACTACCATCGCTTTAATCTTCGCCACAATCACTCACGAGCTTAGCGGAACCCGTCTGTTTTATCTATGGTCTTTAACCGTTAAACGATCTCTCGCTTGTCTGTCAACGCAGGGCGGGAGAGGCAGTCGCTCGACCACTACCATCATAGATTTCAAGTCTGCTTTATCCATGTGTATCAGTGTGTATCAGTGTGCAACAGTAGTGATGAATAGCTCCATTTAAGTAACTAACTGCCCAAGAAAATCTTTGATCTTCTGTTCCACAACTTCCGGCGCAATTCCTTCAATTGCGAAATTGTACCGAAGTGGTTTCACATTCGGAATTGGAACGTTCAATGCTTTTGCAATGATTGCTCTGACTTCTTTTCCTTCAAGAGTTACGCTCGTAGTGGTTTTCACTCTTCTTCGTCCTCATCGAGCAACTTCTGAACAGCTGCTCTCCATCTGGTAGGAACTTCCTCGATGGTCATGATACCTGCTTTGATACGATTGTAATAAATCTTAGCCATTATTAAGCCTCCTCAATAAGTTCAGCCAGTTCTACCAGAGCATCATCCTGCTCGGCGAACAGTTCTCCAAGTTCTACCATCGCATTCATGATGTCATCAATGCTGACGGCATTTTGCTCTGCACCTGCACGAGCGTTGTCAAGGTTGGCACGTTCAGCAGGGGTCAGTTTTCTGTTGATTGCTACCATTATTATCACCCCATATAAAACTTATTTAAAGTATGCGTAGCGGTTTAAGTCTGCTGTTCTCCATCCTCGGATTAGATTTCTTGCATCAATTGCAAGTCCGCTCCAATATGTCACTCGTTTCGTGGATAGATGAAAAATCTTTTTCGCTATCTCGATTAAACTTAATAAAACATTGCACTGAACCGCTGCCTGTTCTTGGTAAGATGTTCTTTCCCGCAAATCTTCCTTGCTATTAACAAGAACGTTATTTGCACTCCAACAGAGTGTGTGGATACTTATCGCAGTATCCACTATTCTGTTGGTTAAGGATGCTTGAAATTGATGGTCAAACACTTTCTCGTTTGCTGTAATCTGTAACGTATAACAGCATAATGCGTGCGCTTTTACGCTTGCTTCTAATTTCCCGTGACTTCTTTCATTTGCGGGTACTGACATTCTTCCTCCTCTTAGCGCCGCGTGGCGGCGCAAGATGATTGATTAACAGATGACGCAAGCCGGACACCCACGAGTCGCGGTCGCGGCGGTGTTGAAGCTGGCGGAACCACTGGCGCCCACACTCCACGTATAAAGCGCATCGCCACGACGCGCAGAGCGCAACCGGCAGTCCTGGGCTGATGTACGTGCGTCATATGCATAACGGATATGGTTGGCATTCGTACCGTCACCACCCTGTTTCTGCGGAGTATCTAATTCAAGACGTTCTTTCCAATACGGCCAGTAAGCGCCTTCAACACCTGCCAACTGAAAAACGATATACTCCTGTTCCAGAGACGGAAGGAAAAACGTATCATATGTGTCTTCTGTCGTTCCAATCTCACTATCAGAAACCGTGTTCAGTGCTGTGGTAACTTTAATCTTGCCAAGAACTGCGAGGAAGTCTGCATCAAATCCAGACATATATCCTGCAAGAGATGCAAGCTGCTGCGGTGCTCTATCAAACGGATTCTGAGGTGTCCACCATGCGCCCGCTGCCGCTGCACTGTTGTAATACTGCCGGTTTGCACTCTGACTCCATCTGTTATAGCCGTATGCTGCTCTCTGAAGGTTATTAATACCACTGGCGCTATACTTTATACTTGAGGTAGTAGTGCCGAGATCAGTTCCGTCAGTGCCTTCAGTGAGTCCAATATTAGAATCAAGAGGAGTTGTAGCCGCGCTACTTTCAAAAGTGTGCACACGCCATCCAGAAACAGCCTGATCAGGTGCACCCCAAGTGTAGTATTCATTATTTCTACCTACCATAATCTGCCCACCAGCAGGAATTTGTTTTGTTGTTGTGAACTGATAGGACTTCCCTGCTACGCAGTGAGTACCCCAGTTTGTGCCAATAGTGAAATGATACGTCCCGGCAGGAAGTGCTTCAGTTGCAACATACAGAGCATTGGATGCACTGAACTGAACGCCATCTCCTGCATAATGACTCTGAAGCCAAAGACCCGGCTTCTCTGCACTTTCACCATATTTCAGAACAGAGTCAAAAGAAACGACATCAAACGGAAGTTTATGAACCGTACCGTTCTTAGTCCAATTTATTTCAAGCTGATCGCCGATGTTAAACCAGTCCTGTGCGTTTCCACTCTGAACGATCTGCTGAATCTGCGCCCATGAAAGTTCATCTTTGTGGAACTGCTTTAAGATATTAATTGATTCCTTTAAGTCACCAACCAGGTCGGCAGGTGCAGCTGCATTATTATTCGTTAATGACCGATCCAGCGGTGGACTATCCGGGTTAGTAATATTAGTTTCCAACCAAGTGTTCACAGCGGGGGAGACCATTGCTTCGCAGTCTTCACGAATATCAGCGACTGCTGTATCAAGCGTACTCTGTACGTCGCTTACTTCCTTACCCCATCTATCGATAGAGAGGATATTATAGTTTGTACCATCATAGTTAAATGTTACTATGTCGCCAGCTTTTATCAGATCGTTTGCGAGAGTTGCAGATCCTTTGTACTGAACCGGCTTTGCGCCCTTACTGTTAATGTTAAGGGTCATGCTTGTGGATGTGCTTCCGTTTGTGAACTTAACAGAAACCATTCCACCATTCTGGAGATTATAGTTGGCAAGAGGAACCACTTTTGCTGCGGTACCAGCTGCAGTTGAGCAAGTACCATACCCGTTGCCAGCTCCACCATTACCAGCTATAATCGGATTACCAATTAATGCCATATTAGCTTACCTCCGAAAAAATTGCTTGCAGCTCCATCGCATTCGACGGATAGCCGCCTATTGCTACTGCTGTAAGGGCAGCGCCGCTATTACTAACATAAATTTGCCTTACACCGTCAGCAAGCATCTGTGAAATGACGGCAGCGTCTGTGACAAGGTTTACAACCGTCTTCCCAGTAACGCTATAACCATTTGCAGTTGCCGTTGCGGTGTACGTTCCATTGCTCCCAGCAGTCCACTGCGCAGGAAGGGAGATAGTTCCTGATGTGCCATATGAACCTGCATCATCCCCGCCTCCACCGCCGCCGCCGGATGCTTTCTTACACATTGCAAGAAGAACAAGATCCTCAGGAGTCATAATTCCTTTGCACCTCCTTGTTGAGCTTAAACGTTATTACTGTTTCAGCCATGTCTTTGTTTCGTCGTCAAACATATAAACGTCGCCTGTGTCCATCTCATAGAACACACTTGCGTTTGGGACGTTCTCGACAGGCTTCGTGTCCGAAGATTTTCCAAAATAAGGGTTCGTCTGACCAGGACTAGTTACATGAGTTATTGCCATTATTGGTACCCCCTTACATAATGTATTGTTCTGATGCGACTGCCTGCACCGTAATGCTCTGAGTCGGCTTGTTATTTGTAGCGTATGCAGTCAGTACCCCATTGTTATTAACTACATAAATACGGTCTACGCCGTCCACAATCATCTTGTTGATATTTGCAGCGTCACAAGTTAAATCAACTCTGGTGTTCGCAGAAGGGGAGTAGCCTGGTAATGTTATTACCTGCGAATACGGGCTAGACGACCCAGACCACGATGTGCCAAGTGTGATCTCAAATGCCTTTGTCTCTCCTATATCAACAACGCTCTCTGCCCGTTCTATGGCTTCAGTAAGCGCCGTGAACTCGTCGCTAGAATTTACCTGATTGGATACGTCTGGAGACTTCACAACCTCAAGCACAAATACGGCAGAACTAATTGTTTCTCCACCATCCATAATAAGAACGTCCGCTTTGCACCTTCCAACACAAGCTGTACACTGAGCTGTAAGCTGGATGGTAACAGTACCGTCGCTTTCGATTGTTGCGTTATTTACTACGGCGTGGCCGTCCGGCTTCTCAAGCCTAAAGATAGCTGTTGAACCATTGTCTGGAGGAGTCTGTACGCCATCCTTCATAAGAACAACATTTATATATCGAAGAGAGTCATCACCCTCTTTTGCCTTGACGACTGTAACAGCGGACGTCGCATTTACATCAAGTTTAATTTGGCGTGTGTAATTCAATTTCTCACCCCATTTTCGATATAGTAAAACCCGCTCTATTACGGAGCGGGTTGTTTAATGATATAACATGTTGGCAGTTATAAACGACGAGTCGCAGGAGTTACCCCGCGTCTCGAACAACTGAGCTGCCGCAGTTTCTTGGCCATTAATATAAATCAACTACTATCCACACATATGAAATCCTGTTGTCCCGTTTATAGTGCAGTAAATCATAGGTGTAGCATGATGCCACCCATCTTGATTCGGGCCACCCCCATCACCAAGATATATCCAGACAGCATATGCCTTGAATTGACCATCACTATAGATGTGGACAATTCCACTTTCTTCCCATAGCGCGTACAGGGTTATATTGCCTTGCGGCACAAGATCGCCAGCTGGATACTTGTATGATGTATCCGGGGATAGGCCATCTTCCCAGCCCCATCCAGCGAACTTATAACCGGCACGTTTTGGCACAGGCAAGTTGACCGCTGGTACTGACCCCCATTGCGCTGTGAATGTTACGTTCTGAGTCCAAACATAGGATGAGCCACCTTGTACCTGCGTTATCACTCCGTTGATCGTTGCCTGCCAATAATTGAAAGGCACTTCCGATCGGAGAAATGTGTCAGTTACATAACCGCCTTTCGGATCAAGAGTCACAACATACACCTTTGTTGGTTTAACATCATCATCGTCTGGCGGGATAATACTCTCAAATTCGACCGTACCACTTGAAGGAATGTTATACACAGTGTCCACATCAGAATTCGCAACGTATGTTGCTGTGTATGTATTAGGGAAGTATATGTTATAAAGGATAGTATTCTTCGTTATGTTGTTTACGCTTGTATAACCAGTTTGTGAATTGTACGTATAGCCATTATGCGGGTGCTGACTAGGGTATCTCAAATCATCAGAACGCCAACTGGTGTGCATTTCGACAACATGTTGACTCCATGAGTTTGTCTGAATTGCACCAGTCTCGTCTCGGAAAAGATTCGTTTGAACCTTCTTCGCATCATATACTGTTACAGTAAAAGCCGGGTTCCATGATCCACGTAAAGAGCTTTCGCTTACGAGCGCTGTTCCGTCTTGAGTATGTGTATAGCCAGTCGCTATATATGATGCGGTTGGATAAATTCGTACACCAATTGTCGTTGTATCTGTTGGGACTCGCGATAAATAGAACATATGCCCATATGATGTTTGTCCTTCACCAGGGCCGAACTCATAATAATCGTAATCTCTACCCTGTCTGCCAGATGTAACAGCAGTATTAAAGTTATCCCAGAAGATATATACTTGCCACTTACCGACACTTAGATCAGCTGGTGAACCAGAATCATGCCCCGTAACTGTAAACTCTGTAGATCCAAGATTCCACGAAACAGTCCAGTACACGGTCTGTAGCCCAGCGTATGCTCCGGCGTTGAACCCAGCAAATGAAAAAGATCTAGTTTCTGCCACAACACCACCGCCTAGTCAATAAGCTGGAAGTAAATCTGTCCAACGACAGCGCCCGTTGTAGACGGTTCAGTCGTGTTGTACATGCCAGATGGAAGTATAAGTTTCCCATAGAGATACGTGTCTAACCAATTCTGAATCGCCTCGATATTGTTATATCCACCGAATGCGATTCCTTTGCCTCCGTCTGCGGCATGTATAAGAACGGCATTAGTGGCAAGTGTTACTTCGTATGTTGACGGGTCTGTTTCTAGAGTATGAAGACTATCGTACGCAAGAAACTGTACAATATACGTCTTATCGATACTACACAGACTCGAATTGATGTGCGTATACGTAGATGTCCCGGAGCCAAAGTCTACAGCAGTAGACCAAGTTCCACCTGGCTCTTTGTATCTGACCTTCAGCCCAGGTGTGTTATAACCGCCAACATAGCTGTACTTTACAGAGCCCTTTGCGCTTATATACAAACCTTCATCATCTTTTGTGCTTGCGTCATTACCGCTCCTGAACACCTCTTGATCTGTAACATACGGTCTAGAATATGCGTATATCGAGATAGACTTTCTGGCAGTTGTCGAGTTGTTTCTTGAGTCGAGAATGAGTGCACTAATTTCAACTGTACCGTAATCGGTCATGGGTGACGAAGATGTGTACACAAAGCTTGATGCTTCAGAACCGTATTCGGCGACCTGCATGCCGCTGATGTATATCTTGCAAGCAGCCAATGTTGCACCAGCAGCCAAAGTAAATTGCGGTTGGATCTGCACTCTGGTATAACCCTGAACAAATATATCCCCGTTATTCCAGCTGTTGACAGTCTGGTCGTCATTAACAGGTGTTATAACAATATCTGATATTACCGGATTACCAGAAGACGAGATCACCACAGATACCTGAGCAGAACCAATATAAGAATTACCGTTATATGATAGACATCTAATATAACAGGTCGCGCCAGTTGTTCGCTCAAAATAAGAAGCTACGTTGTCGGTATCCCACGCATATACGATCTGTGTGCTGCTACCACTTGTTCTTAGCCCAGTTACAATATTAGTCCACGACGCATTATCCCAACTATATTGTAGTGTATGCGTATACGACGTATTCTTTACTGTAATCGTTGCTGTGATGTCTTCTCCAAGTACTACGCCAGTAGGTGCTGACAGAGTAGAATAACTATCAGTCGTGTAATTCGTAAGAGAAATATAATAAACACCAGGGCTAAAATCGTACACCTGCTGTGATGTACTAGTCTCAAGTAAGAACCTAAATGCAGAAATTGTCGGACCGGCTATTAGCTGTATCCCAGCAGTTGAATTAACTCCATTATTTGTAAATGTTCCAGACATAGTTCCAGAATAGTACAATGTCGTGTATGTACCAGCAGTGCAAGAAGTCCTTGCGTTCTCGCCAAATTCTACGTATACATCGTCATTGAATGATACATACCCCCACGGAGTCAACGTACCGGATACTGGTACTTTCGCCTGTACAGAGGTTATAGTAACAGTAGATGTGCCAGCTGATTCATTTACAACTTCACGATAATTAAATCTTAAAGTAGCATTACTTACAGTTATATCTCTTACTCCAGTATATGTTGCCACTAACTCACCTCCTTTAATTCATTAGCTGCCTGTGTTAACAACCTGTATCGGATCACTATACGTCTCCCCAGAATTATTAATGAGCCGACAGCGTATATAGACAGTAGAATAGTAATTGAATATGCCATTTCTCACCGTAACAGTTGCTGAACTATAATTTACAAAATTACTTTTCTCGACCGCCGTTGCGTTCCCCATGTATTCAAAAGTAGTTCCGCCGTTGCTGCTATATTCCCACCGATAATAAAGTACACCATTTGCCGAAATACTATAGTTGTTCCCAGACCTTGTCGGTTGAGATGTGATATATGGTGTATCGATAGACGTTAATGTTACAATATCGCTATCAACGGAGCCGTATTCGTTCCACACCTTACAATAAAAGTCACGGTCATAATACCTCGAATCAGACAATTGGATAGTAGCTGTTGTATATGGAGCGCCCATCTCACCCCAAGCAAATTGGGACCCTGCTCTCGAATACCATGTATACGATAAATCTTCACCTGATGCAGTCACGGAAAATGTCGCACTACCACCGTTTGTGTTTATTTGAGTGGATGTTGGTTGCGTCGTTATAACAGGCGCCATATTTATTTGTACAGTCAGAGTAGCAGCGTTGCTTGTCGCGCTGCCAGCGCTATTCGTTACAACACACCTAAATGCCATTCCATTATATGTCGATGTCCCTGGGACTGTCAGATTTGCAGTGTTATACCCAGTAAGATTCGTAACATTTGAGAATGTCCCCGAACTACTGCTTGCAGATTGCCACTGATAGCTGAGATTAGTGCCAGTCGCTGCAACTGAGAATAAAGCGTCGACATCCTCATCAACCGTTGTGTCTGACGGATGCGACGTAATTGTTGGGGCTGTTACTGTTTCCTGAATCGTTAGTGAAGCAGAATTACTTATTACAGAACCGGCGCTGTTAGTCACAACGCATCTGAAGTTAACGCCATTGAAATATGTCGTGTCTGTTATCGTCAAAGTCGCTGTATCATACCCAGAATAGCAGTCGGTGTAGACACTTGTGTACCCGCTCATATTAACGTACCCACTGACATTACTTAATTCGAATTGCCAATTGTATGTAAGATCGCTACCATTAGCTATAACACCATATGTTACAGTCGTGCCGGGCGCCGTTGTAACATTACTCGGGTGAGACGTTATTGTCGGGGCTACGACAGAACTTTCTTTATTGACAACAACAATTCTGTCATAACTGCCAACAAGATTGCTTGCGGCGACACTGCCTTTATATGTTATGCACCGTACAGTACAAGAAATACTCGTGTCGCTACCAGTGAAGGTGAGATTTGGAGTCCACGAAATTGCACTTTCGCCTGTAGTCGATGCTGTGATAGTCGTCCAGTTAGACCCATCAGTCGAATACTGCAGAGAGTGAATATATGTATTCTTAGCTCTCGTGATCGTAATCGTGCAAGCGTCGGTGTTATTAGTGACAGGCGATGTAGCAGTGAATGTAGATGCAGTATCCTCTTCTGTATCGTCGCCGCTACCACCATCTGCTGCGCCAACCCATTTCAGGTAGAACCCATTATCTATGCCAATCTGCCAGTTGTTAGAAGAAACATCCGAGATTACATCTCGGCTTAGAAGAATACGTGTGGTTCTTACTGTCGTGACGTTCAGATTCTTATTCGAGAAATATGCTGTCTTTTCGCCAGTATCATAAAATCCAAGTTCGCTCGACGTGAAGATCGAAGAAAGCGTACCTTCTGACTCTGCCTCTGAATATGTTGAGCCATTCCATCTGTATGTCTTCCCGAAGTAAGAACCAGGTGTTTGAACCTGATAGAGCACAGATTCGTCAGGGGAGAGCGGGACACCGCCATCCGTAGAAGACAGCCATCCTTCGGAAAAGGCCACAGATCCATTAATAATATATGCATTTACCGTCGAAAGATTTTCGCCGATCTTTACGCCAAAAGAAGATTTACCAGTTTCATCTACGCCAATAACACCAGTCTGAATATAGGCATTGATTTTCGCAACCTGCCCATACAGCTCCTGATAGTACTGTGTATTCTGCTGGATACCTTGTTTGTTTACTTCTATATCTGTCTGACAATCATAGACATCTGCGTTAAGCTGATTCAACGAATTATCCAATACTGGCGTCGTGGTGCTTTCGTCGCCGTTATCCCAATATAGATGACTGCGAGTCCATATATATGTTCCACTCGTCCATGACGGCGGAGTGTCTGACCATTCGCCAGCAATAAGTTCAACATTCGACGTGGATAGATAGTATTCTGTAATAATTTCAGAGATACCAACACCGCTAGAACTCACGGAGTAAGCAACTGTTTGTGTCCCGTCAGTATAGTTGGTAGTGGTACGAGTCCACATGAACTTCTTATCACCTACATCAGATGGTATAATATCAGACCAGTCATCTGTCGGTGGGTTAGCACCATCATTTGACGTCGCATATGCAATCGCAGAGCTTTCAATCCCAACACCGTCACCATCAGCTACAAGCGCACGAATATCACTCCATTCAGACGGGAGTATAATATCTGTTGCCTCTGAGTTTACGGCTGTTGCCTGAATAACATAACAAGGGGTGCCATCCGTATCAGGGATTACTTGCGCCCATCCACCGAGAGATCCTTCTAGTGTGCCAGTCGAAAAAGTGTACGTGAGATTACCAGAAGGTTTTGTAAGTGTTGTCGGGTTGGACGATCTCTGATATAAGAAGATTGTAGCAGAATTTACACCGTTTGAACCGTTTGAACCGTTTGAACCATTTTGTGCTATTAACACAGGCACAGCGAATTCTGTATAAGCTATTGTGTCTGTGTCTGTATTTGAGCTTGCAGTTGCTGCCGTCATATAAATCGGGTCAGTACTATTTGACGGGACTGACTCCGACCATCCGGTCGGTGTTGATGTTAGCTTATTAGTCTGAAAGCTATAAGTTAGCTCGGTAGTCCAATCTATAGACACTTGACTCGTTGATCTTTTATACAGATAGACAACCGCCGTGTGATTGCCATTTACGGCATTTCTACTGACAGAATACGAAATACTCGGCTCTCCGTAAGTATATGTAGTGGTAGAGCGAGTCCATAGATATTCACCAGAAGAAACGCTAGGGACAGAACTTTGCCATCCAGACGACGGGACGGATGTCCCACTATTCGATGCAGCATATTGTACAGAGGTTGATGTGATACCATTACTGAACATTCCTATAATCGCAGGCGTGCCAGTAAACGAATTTCCGTTTGTATACGTCACAACCTCATAATTCCATAAATACTTATTTACGCCGGTTACTTGTTGTACGGTAGTTGTCCATCCTGCTGTAGCAACCGTAACACCACTATCTAGCGGGGATGCAAGATAGTATTCTGTAATTGTGTCTATGCCATTTCCGGTTGCTCCCTGATCGCCATACACGCCAATAATACGACGTTCCGTCTCGTCTGTTGTATTATCTGTGTATGTTATGATTTCATAATTCCACAAGTACTTATTAGTTGGCGTAAGATTAGGCGGCGTGTCAACCCAAACAGACGGTGCTGTTGAGCTATCTGTAGACGTTGCGTATCTGTTAGATACATGAGTTATTCCTCTGCCGTCATGACCGATTACACCATTACGACTAACAGAATAAACAGTTGAATCTGTTCCATCCGTGTATGTCGTAACTGTTTTCGTCCAAAGATATTCTCCCTCTTCGAGCTCACCAGGGAACGTACCAGACCATGAAGACGCAGCTTGAGGAGGTGTTGCACCGTTTGTTGAAGTAGCATATGTTATTGCGGTGCCGCTTATCCCAATACCATCATCTACAAGTTTAGTTGCAGTACTCCACTCGGTATATTCAATTGCGTCAGTAGAATTAATACTTATAGCAGTAGCTTGAATTACATAACAAGGTGTGCCATCAGATGCTGGAATGTTTTGCGACCATTTCCCAGCGTTAATTCTTACAACTTTAGTGTTTGTTACATTTCCATATGTGTCTGTTACCGAACAGTAGAACTGATATCCGTCATGATAAGACTGCGTTGTAATCGAGTATGTTTGCGTTTTAGCAGACGTATCTGACGCAGGTGAGAATGATGAACTGTTCGGTGTCTTATAATACCATTGGTATGTATATCCAGTCCCCGTCACACTAGACGTCAATCTAAGTACTTCTCCTACGGTGAAGAATAAATTATCAACCAGATTGTCGTCAGGTGCCTCAACTGTATGCCCAGTAATACTCAGAGGAGATAAGTCGAGCGACCCATCTGCGAATGTATATGTGAGTGATGATGTTGGCTGTTGTATATCAGACGCACTATCTGCTCGTTTGTATAGAAATACAGCAGCAGTATTTACACCACTCTGCGCAAGTGCATTCGGTGTAGACCATTCTGTGTACGCTATTGTATCGGTCTGTGTTTTAGAACTCGCAGTAGCAGCAGTAACATACAGCGCTTCTACCCCCGCCGGAACAGTCGTGCTCCAGCCACTTGGTATAGGCGATAATGTGTGCAGCTGAAAGTCATATACAATTGGGTTCGTCCAATCTATTGTTGCTTGTGTGCCAGATCTTTTATACAGATACACAACAGCATTATGGTCGCCATTCACACCATTTCTGCTTACAGAGTATGAGGTTGATGTCGAATTATCAGTATAAGTCATTACAGTTCGAGTCCATACATACTCACCTTGAGCATAATCTGGTATGTCTGCGTACCAGTCACTTTCATTGGTTGGGTGGTTAACACCATCAGACGACTTTGCATATCTAATAACAGTCGACAAAATACCGCGACCAGCTTGACCGCGAGACCCACTTAAACAAGTCGCAGCAGACTCGCTTGTGTGCCCGTCGTCATATGTTGTAACAGTCTTTTGCCATATATACTCACCGTCGACCCATTCTGGTGCTGTGACACTCCACGGTGTGGTCATTGTGCTAATATTACATGCTGTGCTTGACGAAGCTCTACAATACATCACTTCAACGCCGGAAATAGTATCTGCTTTCTCTGCATAGATATCGCCAATACTCAACATTATCTTATCTTCGGTAACCTGAAACATATCCTTACCATCTTTATCGATAATATGAAGCTCGTTACCGTATATTAAATTGCCAAGAACGATCTCGGCGTTTATCCCATATTTTGCTTCGCCAGAGCCAAGAATTATTTCTCCAATTGCAGTTTTGCACGTTTCCCATGCATCGTCTGTGAATACGATATTTCTACCATTAATCTTAATCTGGTGCGGATCAATCGACCCGTCAGGGAGAAGCTTGCGCCCTGTGTAACCAGTATCATCTATGATGACCTGCTCGTTCGTGGATGATAAAACCGCGTTTTTAGTTAGCGTCCTAGACGTTTCAAGAGCCTCTTTCATCTGGTTAAATTCGCCATTCTTAATCGGATAGATTGTGCTGCGAATATAAGACAGAGTGTTTTGAGTTCTAGAAATATTTCCAAGGAACTTATCAAACAGTGCCTTAGAGTCGAATCGATTATATCTGTTGCCAAATGTCATCGACAGTTTCTTGTCTTCGTAGTTAACCTCAAATGATGTAAGGAATAACTGCGCTACATCGCCCTCGGATAACTCTACATTGATTAAACATCCAGTCTCGAGTTGATCGCTCCAACGTTCAAACTCTTTGATGAAAATGAAGTTCTCAACATCAATTGTGAATTGCTGTGTAGGAACTGATACAGTCTTGAGCTGAGAAACCGCACGATCATATAACGTTTTCATCTGCTCAAATACTTCACTGTACGACATGCTGTCTGTGATCCCAATATAATCGTCAGAGTATGTACCTTCAACAATGTAGTTGCTAAGTTCGTCCAACTCCTCCTCGGTGAAGAAACCCTGCATAGCGACGGCGTTATGTATATTAATTACACTCGCTTCACTTGTATCCATGTACTCGTCGCCCTCGGCTATCTCCGCGTCTTTTGCCGTGATGGCAGCCTCTGTTTGTTTAATCAGTTCATCAATCGTGCCAAGGGCTTCGCTTACACTGATGCCACCGACATTTGTCAGAGACCATGTATAGTCGTCATATACGGAAGATTTCGTCGACGAATCATTATCTACAGATATTCCTATATACGGTTTGGCCGTAGACGAAGCGACGTCTTCTGGCGTATTTGACATCCCGGATGTTACAGAGTCTGCGAATACAACCCATGTATAAAGAGTCTTTCCGTCCTTCTGCCTTGGGAAGCTTTCTCCACTTCTAAACGTGAACCATCTATAATCAGATGCGTTATTGCTTGCAACATTCGTACCTTTATCCCAAGCAAGGCCAATGTAACGTTTGCCGTATGGATTAGTTGTTATATTTGTTCCAGACGCATCATCGCCAAACATAATCCATAAATATCCAAGATCCTCAGGGATCGGCGTGCCGCCGACAGAAGTAATAACAGAGTTATATTCTGCAATCTGTTCGTCGCTAGCTTCTGCTACCATATTCTCGCGGCACCGCTTGTACATTGTGAGTTGAGTATTCAGCTGATCTCGCTCTGCATTAAGCGTCGATAGGGAAGTAAGCCCTGAATATCTTGCCATTTGCAAGTTGTAATATTGCTCGCTGTACGACGCAACAAGCTCCTGCCATTCTCTTACCTTAGCGCTAAGCGAAGGCGTCATCCAGTCAAGGTAATAGTCGAAATTATAGATTACATTAGTGCCGATTGGATTAACTGCGTTTATGCTAAGCTCGTCCTCACCAGTGACGCTAAGCGCGGTATAGAGATCATCAGACGACTCAGTGACGCTAATACCCGTAATCAGATCATCTCTCGTAAGATGGATATCAGTTTCATGGACATAATTTGCTTGATCGTAAACATTTATGATTCTGTTCTGGATATCAAAAACAAAAATGCATTCATACGCATTTTGTAAATCTTCCAACATAAAACCGAGGACGTTTTCCGTGTAATCGACATCCTCAAAAGTCCTGTATCTGTTTGCAACTTCCGTATCGACCTCTCCGATATACCAAAGCGGAGTTGTCTGTACGAGCTTCTCAAGCATACCAGGATTCCCTTCTTCTCCAGTAAAGAACTTATACGTGCCGTCATCGATATAAGGTATATTCTTCGAGCGAAGCTCTTCTTCGCAAGATTCACATGATATATCCTTATAGTCAGTACCAATGCTTAAGTCATATCCGTCTTCAACATTAGTGATTACAAAGAATCCTATATCCTCAACATATATCAACCTACGGTTACGCAAAGAGCGAAACAGACTGTAGAAGTGAGCGTTCTCTTCCGCGTCCTCGCGGTTGACCCTATAGCACCTGAAGTTCAGTTCAGAAGTGGCATTGAAAGTTGGAATGATTTCAATATCACTAACATCTGTCAGGATGCCCGATGTGTTCGTAAGCATTCCGTCTACATATTTGCAGCCCGGAGCGCACACATACAGCATCGGCGTTTCAAATTCCCGATAGCTGTTAAATCTGGCAATCAATCATGCCACCTCCTTTTATAAGTATCTACGATTCTCCCATTCAAATTTAATCTTATCTACCGCACCAATAACACCAATGTTATTAATGCCAGGGATAAATCGAACAAAATTCCTGTCATAAAACTTAACATAGTTGTCTCCAGAGATGTAGTTGAGGTTCCCATTCATTGTGAACTCAATACCACCTGTAAGCGACTTGAATGACGTAATTCTTGTAGAATCGTCAGTATTATTTGTAATATAAATATCACCACCGGCCTCTGCCATAGTGATAGTAATTTTCGGGTATACATAGTCATCGACTTCACTATCGATGTTTACGGAAACAACGGAGCTGCCATCTTCAGAAGTATGTCCAAGGTTAAACTCAGCATCTAACGCTTCCTGCCATAAAACATAACTATCACACTCCATTGTTGCTTTAAATCCAACAGTCCCACCGTTGCCGTAAATCTTCGACGGATTAACAAAACGGCAGTTAAAATAAAACCGTTTTTCTACCCCATTAACAATCTTGTATGATTCTGCGAGGCAGTCGTCAGCAATATCTACAAAAAGTTTGTAGTAGTTTTTACGATTGAATAACCATCTTTCAATATCACGAATTTCCTGTACAGATAAAGTACGATCATTATCCGTAATGAATTCAACATCAATTGAAATAGGGGAGTCAGTATAGGAATCGGCCACAAAATACCGCCTGTTCCCACGAGAGTTGAATACGGTTAGGGACTTGGTTGTGCCATTGGTAGCTGTGTAATCTGATGTATCGCAATGTGCGAACCACAAGCTGAATTCTCTGGACGATTTGTCTGCATAAGTGAAATGGCATCCAGCAAGATCCAAAATGCAGCCCTCCTTTCATATTATAGTAACCCCCACCTTTACGATGGGGGTTATGTTTTTATATATCATAGTTATTTGTTGTTTAAAGTGTTTAAAGCCCGGAGCATATTTGAAATATTATCTCTCTGTGCTCTACGAATCTCAGAAATAGTATCCTGAGTTGCATTGCCCTGAATAATAATATCTCCCATATTAACACCGCCGAGCGCATAGCTATTAGTAAGATTGCTCAGTGTCGCTTGAGTATTCGCCGCTACTTGATCGAGAAGCCCGCTGGTAGCTGCCTGAATGTTATTCATTACCGCATCAAGCTGAGCCTGCATTGCTGCTTGTGCTGCCTCAATCTGTGCTTGAACGGCTGGATCAATGTCGGAATAACCCGGTGTACCAGCAGTTGAGATTTCTTCTGGTAAAGTGCCAACGACCTTAACGGCACTTCCACCAGGGTTACGAGCAATCACATTCCCGCCTACGTTTCCTGCCGTGCCGGGTTGATAGTTTGTTGCATTTACGAGATCAACGCCGTTATAGAATTCATGGTATAGCTCAGCATAATTTTTAAGAGAAATGTATGCCTGCTCCCACATATCAACAATAGTCTTCTGAATCCCGTCGCCGTACTTATTATTAAACTCTATCATCTCTTCATAGAGCTCGATAGAGTTATTCTGCACGTCCTTTAAGGCCTGATCGTACAGTGCTTTAGGATTATCGGCGAGATCATTAAGTTGATCTATTCTTGCATTGATAGCACGTTCTTGTACTTCGTATGCTGCGTCAAGCTGGTCAGAGGCAACATCAATTGCGTGATCTCGTTCAAACTTACTAAGTTCTTTTTGAGCATCAGCAAGCTCTTCTTTAAGCTTTGCTTTACGCTTCTGAGCCCAAGCAGAATTATCCAGCTCAAGCATGGAGAGTTGAGACTCAATATCCGAAACACTCTTCCGTTTTTCTGCCTGCTCATCAAGATAGTCCTCAGTGTCGGCGACATCCTTAAGCATATCTTTCTGCTTCGAGTAGAAGTCTTTAAGATTGCTAAGCCTTTCCTTTAGCGCATCAACTTCATTTTTGATGTATTGCTTGAGCATCTTGATGCGGTACTGGACAAGATCGTCGACAGCGTCCATTGCATCGTCTTGTGCATCCTCACGGGCATCTTTCAGATTATCGTAATAAGTATACCACTGATTCTGCAAGTACTGGACGTAGTCATCATTCTCATCGAGCCCACGAGCAAACGCAATTTCGAGAGCATGGTTGATTTCGTCAAGCATTCGCTGGTACATATTCGCGACGTCTTCAGAACTCGCACCAGCCTTTTTCGCCATATCGATCGAATAATCGAGATCACTGAGATAGTCTTTGAATTGGTCTTGGCGACCTTTGTAGACTTCCTCTTCATGCTGCATATACTCTTCGAGGTCGATAATACCTTCCGCATATGCTTTCTTATACGCCTCATCAAGCCAATCAAGAAAGTCAGACTGAAGCTCTTGATCCATCTCAACAAGGTGTTTGTGGTAATCATACTGCTGCTCAAACCAAGTTTTCTCTTTGTTAGCAGACGAAGAATTACTGCTTGAGCTAGACCCAGACGATTTGCCAGATGATCCGCCGCCTCCACCGCCACCATAACCACCTGGATTATAGTTTGTCGGGAATGTTGCTCTGGAACCGCTCGCCATAGCGCCGATGACGCCAGATACACTGCCACCGCGTAGAGCGCTTCTGGTATCGGATGCATTAAGTACTACTGCACCCTTATCAAGATTGACAACTGCTGGTTTACCGCCGTTTGCAATAAATGCATGTCCGTTCTGAGATATCAGCTCTGGGCCGAGCTCGTTAACCAGTGTTCTACCACCCGGAGCGTTCTTTGTGCCAGACGCCTGAGTGTCTTCTATATTACCGCCTACATGTCTTGTCTCAACAGTATTTACTATATGCTTGCCATGTAAGCTATCTATTTTGCTTTGTGTGTTAGCAATTGCAGCATCCACTTCATCAAGGTTTGTCGTCACCTCAACATCAGGCGCAGCTTGATCAAGTGCGTTATAATTTTCTACTGCTGCTGTAATCTTGCCATCCAGATCTTCTATTCCAGACGTATCAATATACCCAGCGTCCGACAATGCGTCGAGCGTTGCCTTAATTTGAGTTCCATCTAGACCGTCGAGTGCCAACGAATTAATAGCATTTACTACGCTTTCAACATTCGAGGCATTGCTGCCGACTAGTCCGAGCTCTGTAGCAAGATTCTCTAATTCTTCTCCAGTAGCAAATAGGTGTGTGCCCCAAGCACCCATCGCCTCAATAAATGCGTTGGCAACATTTATATCAGTGCCCATCGCATCTGCAAGTGCTTGAGCCGATGTAACTGCTATGTCAAATGTACCGTCTGCATTCTCTGTTATTTCGACAGCATCCTGCCATGCCTCGGTATAGTGGTCTCTGACATACGATGCGAAGTTCGCACCTGGGTCTCCTTCGGTAGAAAAGATAGCTTGGAAGAAATCAGAAGACAGTTGTTCGCCAGCTGCCTGCAAATCCCATCCCATTTGCTCTAGCTGATCTGGAGAGAAGAATGTATTAACAGCCGCTTGAACAGCAGTGCTGCCAGTTCTTCCAGCGTCCCAATCTGCAAAGAATTTCTGATAAGCCTGTGCGTATGATGACGCCGCATCAGCATTGTCCGATGCTGTAGCCGCATTAAATTCATCTATGGCCGCCTTAGCACCAGCAGTTCTATCTATAATCGCCTGCATCGCGGCATCCACGCGAAGCGCCTTATCGGTAATTAAATCGAAACCGTCGCCATTTAATACCTCATGACTAAGCACATTAGCAAGGAACCTTGCGCTCATGCCGGTTTCGTCCATAATACCAGCTAATACGCCGCCTTTATTCGCAAGCTCTTCTATCTTATTTGCTGATATTGAACCTGTTGTTCTTGCTATCTCCTCTAATTCTACCCTTGTTTCGGCAAAATCTTCAGAATCCCATAGCTCAGATAATGATTCTTTAGCAGTCTCCGCAGCTGTCTTTATCTTGTTCCCGGCTTCATCTGTAGCATCACCAGCAGACTTCATAGCATTGGCATATTCTTCTTGCAGCCTGATGTATTCTTCTTGCTGACGAATATCGAAAATTGTGTCACCTTTGGCCTGACGTGCTAGAACATAATCCTCGAGATTTCTCTTCGCAACTGCTAACGGGTCATTTTCAAGTGTTTTCTTTAACTCGTTTTGTCTGTCGAGTAAGTCTTCATAAAACTTTATGAAGTCTCTTTGCGACTGAGATAGACTCTCATCATTCTGATGTTCTTTGAGAACTTTGTAATATTCGCTGTTACCATCTATAACTAGATCAAGAGACTTCGCATACTCGTCCATATGCAGTTTATGTTCTTCATACTGAGCATCAAGATCTGCAACGGCATTCTGAATATTTTCAAAAGTCTTTACGTCGCCACTAGTTACATTGTATCTATCTTCTGGCTTTGTAGCGAAAAACCATTCAAGGAAATTATGGCTGCCTTTTTCGTAGTCATATATCTGGCTGTCTTTCCCTTGCTCTCGTTGGAAAGCAGCAAACTGCTGCTCCTTTGCAAGCCTAAGATTCTCTTCACGCGCAGTCTTCTGCGCCTCAAGCATTATGAGCTCTTGCCTCTCAGCTTCCGTTAAAAGCCTAGTCTTATGGATTAACTCGTCATACCTTGAACCCTCTCCATAATCTTGTGCAAGTTGATCTGATAGCTCACCTACATGTTTCGTTCTGCCAGCATACGTTTGTTCCTGAACCTTTGCCTGTAACTTTGACAATGCGTATACAGCAGCAGTAATGCCCGCAACAACAACTCCTATTCCTGCTGGAGTTGAAAATATTCCGAGAAGACTTGATAAACTAAAGCCAGACTTTCCGATACCAGCGATTACGGCACCGAGGTCTTTGAATGATTTGGCAATTGACGAAATGCCAGAAGCATTCATAAGATTCCCGAACATTTTAGATTTCGAAAACGCAGAAATAAATGTGGCGAGTGCGCCGGTCACGATTGGCGCGACCGATTTCATTCCACCCATCGCGTCAGAAACAGCAGTTAAAATATTTAGAAGTGCTGTCCCGAAATCAATTACGCCTTTTGAAATATCCTTATCAATAAAGCTGTTTGCAAGCTCTTCATATGCAGCCTTGAAGGTGTCCATATGAGCTTCTATGCTTTCCATTCGCTCGTCATACGCCGATGCCATAGCGCCCTGGCTGTTCTGCATTGCGGTCATTGCTTTTTCAGCTTCACCGAATTGTTCAATAATCGAGAAGAATACGTTTTGCTGTCTATTGCCAGCAAGCTGCTCAGCAACAGCAGCCTGAGACTTCGTGTCTAACTCATCCCAAATTGCTGCGATATCTTTCAAAATATCGTATGTCGATCTAAAACCATTCTCATCCGTAAGGCTGACGCCCTTTCCAGTAAGAAGGTCAAGGACATTTTGGTAGGATGCCTCTGTTATTGTCTCACCTAAATCATCAAGCTCGACCTTAGTCTTCCTAATTCTTGCAGTGATTGTTCTAAGACCAGTAGATGATTTTGATATATTTTGAATAGTAGTATTAGCTGCTGTCAGTAACGCAACAGACTGATCAAAGCTATTGCCTGATGCTGCCAACGCACTACCGGCATTGTTCATACCTTCTGCAAGCTCAGCAACACTGATCGGGAAGTTGTTACCAACAGTAACCATCTTATCCATTGCTGACTCAATGTTGGAGGTATCTACATCTTTGAATGCCTTTGTTATTGCTGTCATTGCGTTCTGCGCAGACGATACGTCAACGTCGCCAACCTTCGACAGCATTGCAGTTAATCTAGCAAGATCACTTGACTCTGATAGTGAATAACCAAGTCGTGCAAATGTAGTTGTAGAATCAATTAAATCCTTTGTAGAAGCACCGATCTCCTGAGCAACCTGAGATGTGTTCTTTCCAAATGTCGCATACTCTGCTTCTGTATTATTTGTAACGATCCTGAGTTGCGTCATTGCAGAGTCTAGTTCAACAACGGTGTTGAACATCTCTTTGAACTGACGAACAGCCTGCATTACAAGATTGGACAAGCTGACCATGTAAACAAGTCTAGATTCAAGCGCGTCTAACGGACTCGTCATATTCCTGATCGCATCGCCAGTTCCGTCTATTTCAAGCCTCGTAGCACTTAAATTAGTTCTAAACTCGTTCATCTCTTCGCTAGTAGCTCCGCCTCTTGCGATAGCGTCGCTTACTGCGTTGTCAAGCATTAGTAAATCTTGATATGATTGTGAGCCCTCTCCGCCTTTTCCGTTCTTAACAGACGTCTCCAGCTGGCGAATCTGTCTTAGCATATTATATAAATTTTTAAGGCTATTGGCTCGTTGTTTCTCTATTTGCTCTGCCTCTTTTTGAGCTTTCGCTTGATCCCTTGCTGCTTGCGCTGCTTCTTTATCTGCCTGCGCTTGATCCTGCGCAGCTTGCTTAGCGGCCTCAGCCGCTGCCCTTTGCGCCGAAGCAGCTTCCTGTGCCGATCTTTTATCGGCCATTTTGCTCTGCACAAGTTCAATTGATCTGCTGAGTTTCTCCCACTCATCGCTCAGCGTATTCTTTTGCTTTGGTGTAAACATGTCTGAGAACATGCTCTTCATCTGAGCATATTTTGCACTAAGCTCCTCAAGCTGCCTGCTCATTGTCTTTGCAGCTCCAGATGACGGATCTGCTTTGTTGAGGTCTTTAGCCAAACTAGACATTTCGGCCTGAAGCTTTCTCATTCTGTTAAAAGCTTCTGTTGCCTCATTGATCTCTTTTGCTACACCACTGCCACCGGCTATTTTTGAGGTATTTATTTTGTTGATATTACTTGCAACATCTTTTAATACCTTTGATAGCTCGTTAAATTCCTTTGTTGTATTCTTTACGTCAAGCTTTAGTGTGACTGGTTTAAGATTATTTACTACACCATTAACAATACCTTGCAACCCTTTAAAGGATTTCGTAGTCATACCCTTATCAAGTTCAAGGTACACACTGCCTATTCTTTTAGACATTTATTTCTTTTCACCACCTTTAGTATTACCTAAGAATAGGTTTATTAAGGGTGGCTCACAGAATCACCCTTTACATATCATCCCATTTCTGCGTGAATGCCAGATCCTGCGTACTTAGCATTGAATTCGTCAATTGCATCCTCTAAAAAACTCATACCGCCCCAAGAAGTTCTAGCACCAACTTTCATCCCGTGCCACATACCCCAAGGTCTCTTTTTATTTAAATTCCACCCATTGATAAACAGGCCGACGATATCGTACGCTCCTGCATTATTTGGATTGAGTGATGGTCGTGAAATATCGCCACCGAGAGATAAATCTACGGTATATCCACCAGGTACTTCGGAGATTGATCCAACGCCTATATTCTCTATATGCTTCATAATCGATGCTTGACTCGATACGAATTGAGCATTAGCCGCGCTTACAATCATCCTTTTTAATTCATTTGCAGCATCTGGTAGGGCTTGCAGCGCTATCTCTCTGGCGATGCCTGTATCTATCTCAAACGAGTTAAGAACGCCGTTGAGATCAAACTTACTTAGCCCCGCCATCCTCTTTCGCCTCGTGCTCTAACACTGCCTCGACGAGCTTTTCTTCGTCAAACCCGTCGTCCTTCAGTTTTTTGATTAGCTTTGCAACGTCATCTTCGTTCACGGAGGACATGGCTGCTCCAATAGAATTGATCAGTGTTTCAATGGAATTAGCGATTTTCGCTATTCTGTTTGAAAACAGCAGCTCATTCATATAATTTTCTTCATCAATTTTTGAATCGATAGCCTCGAGCATACGTTCATATTGGTCGCGATTTATATTACCGTAGAGGAGCTCACAAAACTTAGAATTCTCCCACAGTTTATAAAGCATGTCATAACGGTCAGACATATTCTCAGGCAATGTAAGGTTGGTATAATATTCTACAATGTTAGACTTTAATACGAAGTCTTTTATCTCAGCATCAAACTTATGATCATCATTATCAAAGCAAGGTGTAACACACTCGTTGACAAAACGAACCATCTCTTCGAGAGAGAGTCTATGCTTGATTGTAAGTTTCAGGCCGTGAAAATCTACTTCAGATTCTGCGGGCTTATTCACAACTTCTCTCCACGCTTTTATTGCTATCTTCTTCATATTGTTTCTCCTTTATTTCTTGATTCAAAACATTAACCATTATTTCTGTCCTTGGGTTGTCTGCATCAACAAAACATTCCAATGTCAATTTGGTGATATGCTTACTGTCGTCATCAATAATGAATCCACTCTCGACCAAACCGTCTATAAGAAACTTAGCCACAGAGTTATCAATATCGTGTCTACGATGAGTTTGGTAAAATGTAGCGAAGCTTAGTTCACATTTATCTATGTGTAGGTTAGTGTAACCTTGGTTATCTATAAACCATACGATAAAGTCTTTCCATCTCTGCTTTAACGCATTCATCATTGGACGTTTCATTACCATCCACACATTTATTGATTCGTGGTATGGATGATCAATAGGTTTCTTTTTAGCCTTTGTATGTATAGAAAAATAATACTTCTCATATTCCTCTAAAGTTGAATTATCAATTACAAGCTTTATATCATTCAATTAATCGCCTCACTGAAAAATAGGAGATGGCTCAAATAGCCACCTCCTAATTAATTTGGTTAAACCTCTTCAGACTCTTCAGGCTCAGCTTTTTTTAAAGACTTTTTCTTTGCCTTAGTAGCCTTGACATTCTGTTCAGGTTCGGCAGATTCCTGCTTAATACCTCTAGACTCCATCACTTGTGCAAGATAAATAGCCCCGCACTCAGGGGAGCAGGCAACGGTCTGATACCTGAAAATGCCGTCATACTTTTCAGCATTTGTGCACCCAAGGTAACTCTTCCCGCAGACTTTACAAACCTTTGTTACATTAGCCATTTACCTCACCACCTCTGATGTTAGATTCAGGTGACCTCGTTGCCGGAAGCGTCGCGGTCTTTAGCATCCTGCCCAAACACAGTATATGTGAAGAACATGTTGCTTTCGCCGCAACCACCGGACAGAGCTTCAATCTCGAAAGAGTGGATGGTCTGGTTGTCGCCCATATCGAAGGAGAACTCGCCAGAGAAGTCTGCTTTCGGAATGTAAATCTGAACGCGCTTGATGTTGGCGCACTTATCTTCACCGATAGCATCGATGTACATCTTGCACTTGCCGGAGTACTTGTCGCTATAGTCGGTCAGAACAGAAGCCTGGATACGGCGCTTATAGAACACAACAATCTCGGTTCCTGCTGCAACATCAGTATGGAACTTAAGCAGTTTGGAAGAAGGAGTGTAAGCGAACTTACCGGCTGCTGCAGCGCTAGCCTGCTCGAGCTCGGTGCTAAGAACACCTTCTGCGTCTTTAATGAAGCACCCTTCAATTTCAGCACCTGCGGTGCCAACAGCAATATAAGAAGTAGTTGCTTCATTGCCGGAACCAACGGTCAGATAGTCAGTCCATTCAACAATAGCAGTATTGCTGTCTTCGAATGCAGAACCAGTCTGCATCTCCCACAGACCAGCGGAGACGAGACCATTGTCACCAGAAACAGTTACAGCCTTATTACGCTTCAGAGAGGTAATCTTGCGGCCCTGTTTACCAGTGATGTCAACTTTCTCTTCGGTCTGGGAAATATTTGCATTCTGGAGCTCATCCAGCATAAACATATATGCTCCGGTAGTGATATCAAAACAAGTGATTGTTTCGAGACTGGTAATGGCAATATCACCAATTTTTACCATGATATTTCCCTCCTATAATATTAATGGACGAGCCAATTTAACTCGTCCTTCGATATATCTTTAGCACTTAGAGTACCGCTGTATATACCATGCATTCGGTTGTCGTAATCAACCTTCTTTATAATCTGGCGGACACTTTCATTGAACTGATAAATTGTCAGAGACAAAGTCTCTTCGTAGTTATACTTATACTGTTCAGTGTTCACCATAGCTACAATGAGAGGTTCAAGTTGTGACATCTGAGTCGTATTTCTATTTTTACGTCTCTGCTGTTTCAGGCGTTCTCTCTCAAGTAGATATTTTTTAGTGTCTTCATCGTTGACTTTTCTAATGTTCTTTTTAAGACCATGAATCGTTCTTAATGAAGTAGCAATTTTGTTATGTATGGCTCTATCGATAATGATATCATTCTCTTTATCGACTAGTATTATCTGATCATTCTTGTCGCTTTTAGCAAGCTGAAATTTGCTCAGATCTATATCTCCAAAGACAAGGTGAGTGTCTGTAGACCTTATGCCATTAAACAATATAATAAACAAATCGTAATCGTTAAGTTTAGTGAAGTCTATACCAGCATCATCAAGAGCAACCATCATATCGAGAGGGGAGGCGGTCAGCGATCCGACAAGACCATAGTACTTGTCTTCATCAGCAATGATCTCTCCGACTGTTGGTATGACGATATTAAGCTTACTATTAATAGGCCATTCATGCTTATACAGCAGATTGATAGCCAATATCAGCCCTTCTTTCTATTCGCTGGTATAGGTTTGCCAGTAGGCGACAGTCTGTTGAAGTCTTCCGCATCAAATATCAAAACTTTACCCTGATAGTCAGTCATTGGTGCAAAGCGTTTGACACTACGCAGATCAAGCTCGCCAAGCCCATAGTACCGACTTCCGTTAATCTTTTTTGCAATTTCATGCGCAAGTTTATCAGTCCTGACACCACCCTCTGGTAACCTCAACAATGATTTATGTGTGAAAATCCATATGTATAGCGTCGGGTAATAGAGTGTACTATTCGGAGCTGATGTTATGTCTACATCGGCGCATACAAACGTTTTGCCATGTTCAACAGTATCCGGGACATATTCATATGGAAACACCTGTGTATATACCAACTCCGCAGCGTCGTCGACGCTTACATCATCGTTAATCAACTTAACTATTCGTTCTTCCGTTAATAGATCTTCCATTAACTGATTCTTATAATTAAAGAATTCGTCGAGATACATTATAACCACTGCCTCCTTTCTAAACCGCCGCCATCAGGTGGGATCTCGGGCGGATCGTCTATCGGGAAGTGCCTATAATAATCTGCAATGCCGAGCTCAAGATTATCATAATCAGTCGTAACAACCTCCTGAAGAACAAACTTGAATACACCTACACCATTATAAACCTGTGCGAATTTAAGCGGCTTCGTCAACGAGTATGCAAGCATATGATTACTCCCAATATCATCGACGAGAAATCTGCTCTTTCGATCAAGTTTTACGCTGTACGGATTTCTTGCCATTGTAATAGCAATACGTGAGTCACCACGCTTCACTATGAAATTACGATCTTCATAATAGCCAGTAAGATACTTTGTGCCGTCTTCAATAACACACCATTGCTCATGGATCTGATGATCATCATCGACCCATTTAAGCAGATAATTGCACTGAAGCATTTTTGCCCTCGTGTATATTGTGGTGTTTGCATCGCGCTCTGTGACAAGCCAATGCTGATCCATCCACTCAACAAGAGACCCAGCTATAATATCTTCACCGGGCATCGAAATAATTGTTTTTTCGTCGAGGTTATCAGAGTTAATAATCCCGACATTGCGCTCAATAGCGTATTCAGACATCGCATCAGATTCTATATCAACCCCGTATGGGCAATCATAAATTACGACATCCTGATATGACAAGTTGTCAGGCAATTTGCGATGTATAGTTTTGGATTCTCTATTGAGCCATGCGTCTCTTTTTGTTATCCCGCGAACATTCATTCGCTCGCTATAATTCTCCCACGGACTCATTGTTTAGCCTCCATTTCGTCGGCAGTTCCATAAGACGATTTGAGTTTATAGCAAATGTTGATAGCGTTGAATACTTCTCGACGCACCTCTGCAATAGAGCAGCTCGGTGTGTCAATGAGGTACTGCAAAATCGACAACAGAGACATATAAAATGGGCTGTCACTCAATGAACTTACAAAGTTCTGACACCCCAGTAGTTCTATCTGGAGACCTCGCATATATGCGCCAAGAGACTCTTCTTCCTCTTCTCGCATCGGGAGAATCTTAAAAAACTGATTTACGAGTCTGGTAAAATAATTTTGAAGAAGCTCTTCTGTAACCGGAATACCGGCAACAGTGTCAATCATCATATATGCAGGTCCGTAAGATCCCCATGATTGTAGCTATACTCACGTATCATTTGAGTATAGTCTTTCTGTACTTGCTTATATGCGTTCCCGACACGCAGCAATAACTCGGCAGGGGAGTACATTGTATAGTCACGAGTGTTCATCATATTCTGAAGAAGTTCCTGTTGGTATATGTACGGCTTAAACCACTGTACAACCATTCCTTCTGATATGATATCTACAAGCTCATCCATATCCTCGGCATCTATTTCAACTGCGAATTCACGCTGTTCATCATCCTGTGTAGTAAAAAGATCGTACTTACAATTCTTTTTAAACGCACTGACAGCACGCTTTAGATAGCCATCAACAGTCTCGATTCTTGCGACGCCGGACATATCCATAAACTCATATTCTGAGATCTTACCTAAGAATGCATTTACAAAAACATCATAGGAGACTCCCATAGAAGCGCCTCCTTTTATTTTTCAATCAGATCAACGCCAAGAGAATTCTCAAGAGCCTCGATCACTTTTCTGGAATCGATAGCGTCTTCTGCGATAAGCTGTCTTGCTCTATACGAGACGGAGTGCTTCTGCCCGTCGGAGAGATCTTTTACAATCTTCTCAATTTCAGCAGGCTTCTTTTCAAACAAGTCATCAAAGTTGTCAATGCCAATTGAATGCTTGTAGAATGCGCGAACGCCAAGGAAGTCGATCACCCAATCGAAGTCGCTGTCGAACATGAACCAGTTTCGCTCGAAGAACTTTTTGTTTGCAGCTTTTGCGTTACGCAATTCCTGCAGCTCCATCTCTTGTTCGTCTCCAAAATCTTCCCATACGAATCTTTCACCAGTGCGAGGGCTGATATAAATAAGCCGACCGATCGAACCGTTTCTTACGGTTATGTATTGATGCATATCAATCTCTTTTGCAACGATCTTTTTCGGCTCTTCAACCACTTCTTCTACACTAGGCTCAACATTCTGTTTTGCGGTAGTAGTTTTTCTTGGTGCCATATTAATCTCCTTTAATCCATTAGAAAAGCGGGGTTGTTAGCCCCGCTTGTAATTTGCTACAGTACTATAATTAGAACTCGTAGCGGCCAATGCCGGTATTCTTGTCACCGCTGAGGATGATGCCAAGACCGTATTTCTGGCCGAAGAAGTACTCCTGGGTGAGGTCGCCGTTAGCTTTCGGGTCGCCCATGATCACAAGGGGATCGCCCTCGTAGACGAACTTAATCGGCTTCTCGTCGGTTGCAACGATGGTGATAACATCATCGGGCAGAACGAAAGTGGTGGTGCCGACTTTGTGGCGATTAGGAACAGCAAACACAGGAGAGCCGTAGAAGCTTCCGTAGTAGCCAAGGTGATACAGATCGTTCTGAGAATCGATGCCCTGAACAGAGGGAGCGATTGTACGAAGAGCCTTCTTGGTTCCAATCAGAGTTGCAACTCTGCCGCCAGCAGCTGCTTCAACATGAGCTACCATGTCAAGCAGATCGCTCTCGGAGTAAGAACCAGAAGAAACATAGTAAGTAGCGCCGCCAAGCTGAGCAGCGGTGATGTTGCTCCACACAGCATAGACGTCATCAAGAATCTTCTGCTGGTAGGACTGAGCAACACGATTGATCATTTCGTTGAAATCAACGCGACCGGACAGAACGCGATTCAGTTCCTCATAAATACGAACAGCCTTGAAGGTCGTCGGAATGGTGTACTCATTCTCGCCAGGGAGACGCTGACGACGGATGCCCTGGGTGCCGTCTGCTGCTTCAGCAACAACAAAAAGGGTGCTGTCTTCGGTAACGAAAACAGGGGAGTCGCCTTCTGCAACATTGTGGAAGTCCACCATGTTCATGAAGAAATCATTTTCCTGAATGCCTTCAACGATGGTAGCAGCCAGAATCTCTTCTACGAGAGCGAACAGACCGTTGCACTTGCCATCACGGATTGCTTTATAGTTCAGCTTAGTGGAACCGCCGTTGGCTTCGATGAGAGCCTGGCGGAGAACTTCATTAGCCTCGCCTGCAGAGTACTGCTGTACTTTGCCACGATAATTATCAACAGCGAGCTTTACAATATCTTTCATATCAGCCATTGTAATATCCTCCAATCTTGTAATAATAAATTATGCTACCTGAATGACGTAGAAGGTAAGGCGGCCAACAACGTCCTTAGCAATGATCTTGCCAATCACGGTAGAACCGGAAGTTGCGGAAGCAACGTTATTCAGTTTGGTGTCAGCCTTAAGCTCAACAACCTGCTCAACAGCGGGGTTTGCATTTGCGAATGCTTCCTCAGTCACGGAGAAGATGTCGCCGGAGTGCAGGTGGTAGCCACGCACGATCTTGCCAGCCTCATTGATGTACTTCTCAAGGCCGCGAACGGACTCGTCATAAATCACTTCAGGAGAAGCGACCAGAACGATCTCATCGAGCTTGGAACTTGCAGCGGGTGTAACACCCTTCTTAATCTCGCGGATGGTCACTCCATCGGAGTCAGCCAGCAGAGAGCCGTCGAGTTTCACAACATTACCATTTTGAATTGCAGTCGCAGTGGAGCCTGCACCCATGTACTTAACGGATTCGAGCATGGAACGAACATCCGTGCCCATCAGTTTGTCCGTACGAACAACAGCATAAGCCATAGTATTTTCCTCCTATAAATTAATCTTTTGCATTGGTACCGTAACGCTCAAACAGATCGCCGTACGGTCCAACTTTCTTTTCGGTCTTTACGACCATGATCTTCGGAGCTTTCTCTTCTGTGGAGAATTTAGCGCTAAACCCGTTTCTACCACGGATTGCGTAGCACTTCTCTTCAAGAGCTTCAAGCTCATACTCCGCACTATTCTGACGGAGATCTTCAAAAGCGTCGATGCCACTCAGATCTTCAAACTGTGCGAACACAGCCTCACGATCAGCTTCTGCTTTAGAAGCTTCTGCATCGGCCTTAAATTTCCGCAGCTCTGCAATATCAGCAGTAGACTCTTTGAGCTGTTCAAGCTCATCAGAGACAGCATTATATTTTTCATTAAGCTGCGCTTCACTTTCGGTATAGTGCTTTTCGATGTCAGCAAACATAGTGGCAACAACATCATCTTCAGCGCCTTCGTTATACTCAACAAATGCGCGCTTCATCCGTTTGCCGGATTCAAAATCAATGACAGCTACATCGCCGTCCATTGCATAGGAAAATCCGTAGATGTTGTAGTTGTCGCAATCGCATGCGTACACCATTCCGGCATCCATATCGAAATCTTCAAGCCAGTACTGCTGGTACTCACCCCAGTTTTTCTGTACTGTCTTTTCCTGAAGAGCATCGCAGAGAGCTTTACGCATATTGGAAGACAGCTCAAACTTCGCAACACGCTCCGCCTCGGCCCGCTCCTCCTTTATTGCTTCAAACTTTTCACGCAGCTCTTCAAGAGAGAAATCGTCGAGCGAAAAATCCAGAGTGTCCTTGTCAATTGCGTACTCTTCAAGCAGATTCAGTTTTTCGTCCAAAACTCTTCCTCCTTCCGTATCGTAATCAGCATTTATATCAATCTCCGTTTCCGAAGCATTGACCTGAATTTCGCCCAGGGAGTAAGCCTCCTTGAGCTCTGCCATCATATTGTCCATCTTTTCTTTAAACGAACCGATGGAATACAGTTCAAGCTCGCTGCCAGCAAAGCACGGTCTTGCGCTCTCAAGCAGGCAAAGTGCTTGAAATTCGAAAGAGTCTACAACGACAGTATTCGAATCTTTATTTTTATGATATGCAGTTACATTAACCTCCATAGAGTGGTCGACCTTGCCATCAAGGTCATTAACAATATGGGAATATACTTCCTGCCGCTTCCATAAAATTACTGGAGAGATATTGAGGTACTCGTGGCTAACACCAGACGCATCGGTTGCTATCTCAAAAGTAGCAACAGCACTTTCTGGCACAACACCGCATGGTTCAGTCAGGTTGCGAAGACGAAGATTACCATCCTTGTCTGCAACAACTTCCATGTCATGAGACCCAATCTCGTTTTCCTCAATGTCATAATGGGCGACTATCGGTACGTTACGGATAGTAGGAAGAGCGGCCTCAATTACTTCCTTTGAAAAATCTGTTCCGTTCGGATTCTCTCCTGTATACATAACCCTGAGATTTCCGCATGCAAACGACTGATTAATATCTTCAAGGTTAGTAATAGAAGCGTCATCAAAACGAAGCTTCATCAAATGGTTCACGATGACCACCTCCAAATTTGTTTCTTTCCTTGCATCCGCATTGTCAAAACGTCAAAGTGTTAGATAATACAAAAGTGACGCCAAGCTTTTCAAACTCGTCGTCACTGTGCTCAAACACATAAATATTATTATCTTCATCAGCCTTCAATAAATTGTATGAATTCTCTATAAGTTTCTCTTTATCATCGGCGTTGAAGACGTATATAAATGAATACTCCATATTAGTTACCAATCGTCACCGTCTTCTCTAGATTGTTCCCCTGAGTCAGTGAGCTCGTCGATATCTTTTTCTGGAGCACCACCTTCGTCTGTTGCTCCCTGAGATTCTTCTTGCGCGGAAGAACTCATTTGAGAAGAACTCATAAGCGGCTTGAATAACTCGTGTATGCCAAGTACTTCATTCTCTAAGAAGCTCATACCGTCTAACTCAGCTTGGCCTATTCCTTGCGATGCAGCATAAGCGCTTACAGTTGGCAAACCGTACGTAGCGGCCTTGAGATATGCATCTCCTACTTCTTTTCTGTTATAAGTACTTACATCAAGGAAGTTTACTGTGAAGTTCTTCCCATAGCTCTGAGCCTGAATCAATCTATTGATTGCATCCTGAATGCTCTTTACTATCCCGTACGTAATTTCCTGGTCGTTTTTAATACTGAGAAGAAGAGCGTTCGCACTAGCCTTCTCATTATTAAACAAGAGGGAGGATACGCCTGCAGCCGTGAATAGATTTTGCTCCGCATTTGCAACCGTGTCGGTGTCAGCCGTATTAGACTTCTCAAAGCTGATCTTGGATAAATCCATCGGAGTCAGGATAGATCCTACCTCTTCAGGGAGTACAGAATCCAAATTCATCCAGAACTCTTTTGCCTTATCAAGATCAATACCCCAACTACCATCATCATCCATCGGAAGCTTCATAGCAATCATTGCATAGTTCTCAATAGCTTCCTTTGTCAGTTTGAGTTGCTTGTAATCTTCAAGATCAAATATTTCTCTGAGTAGCCCAGCAAACGGCGGGATCGCATAATCCATGATATCGGTATTGCACTTGATAGCAAAGGATGTCGGAGCGTCAAGCTCCACCCAGCGAAGCCTCTTGCTTTTCTTGTACTGGTTATACTTTGTAGTAAACTCTGCAGGATAATTCTGCAGAAGATCCCTTCGAGTATCAAAATACGAGAAGTCGAAAGTTACATTCGGCACATTGCCTTCAATCGAAGAAATAGCGCAGTAATCGCTAGGCAGCTGCTGGAATGTAATGCTATCGCTAGTTATCCATGTTGTGCAATAATACACATCTTCTCTGAGGCAAACAGTCAGTATCTTTGGGAACTGCGTTTTAATACTCATAGACGACAGCATATTCAAAACTTTTCTGTAGTTATTATTTGTCATCTTCTTGTTTGCCTTCCTCGGATCAATTCGATAAGGCTCAACAATATATGACAAATCGGACAACCCAACGAAGTACTGAATAAGGCGTCTGAAATGAGAGCTTGCGCCGTATATGTATATGACAGCTTTCCTTAACTGCTTTTCATATTTATATGGGTCTGTAAGATATTTTTGTATATCGTCTTTCGTAAATAAAGAAAAAGTAGGAGCATTAGTAACGTTATTAAGGTCTCTCGTTATTAGCCTATTTAATATGGCGAATCTTTGCGAGATACCAAAAACATTAGTAGGGAAGTCCTTTGGAGCAGACTTAGTACTAACTCCAGCCTGTTTCTCTGTTTCTGCCATTTGTAGCATTCACCGCCTTTCCCGTATGTGATGATGGTGGCTTGATAATAAAGAAATCAGAATTGTTAGAGTTACTGTTTCTTTTAACCATCCTATTCTCTAATTGCAACGCCACATAATAATTGTAAGACAAACTGGAATAGCGGTCTTTTCGCATGCCAGCCTTTTCAAATATTCTTACCTTGCCGCCTGTTTCATCATGCCTCAAATTGATTAATTCATTTATGAGCAATGTTGTGTGAATGTACGGCTCTTTATATTTTAGCTTTTCTGCTGGGTTCAATTGGTTGTATCCACGTACTTCGCTGAGTAGCTCGTCAGCGTCGTAGTCGTCAGCAAGTAGACGAATCTTCCCGCTTCTAAATCCTTCTCTTAATAGAACTGCGCAGTCTGAGTTCAGCTGCGCACTTGCTTTGATAGAGAAAATAACTTTATCAGCATTTGGAGATGAGCACCTGTCTGCCATTGTCTTGTCATTATAACAAGATAAGGCAGGGTAGACTTCTCCTGAGTCAGAATCGACTATGTCACGAACGAGACAATCGAACACGCCCAAACCTATACCATTCGTATCAAGCACAATATAGTCGCACTGATACTCGTCGTATAATTTCCTAATAGCCAGAGCTTGATCCTCTGTATGCAATCCTTCTGAAGCTTCAGCGTATACAATATTGCTTGTATATCGCCCAGCCTTCGTCGGCATCATCTGATTGATAAATATTGCCGTTGCGTCGTTGTGATTCTTTTTCGAAGACATCAAGGCGATATCGGCAGAGATGATTCGTATCTCTCCGTTTTGCTTCGGCGTTATTTTCAATTGGTTACCGGAAAGCTTAGAAGATAATCTGTCTGGACACATTGGATACTTTATCTTTCTATTCTTTGAGATTGACCCAAAATCAAAGAACGACCCATCGGACGACCCATAGAACTCTGCACAGTACTCCATAGAGAACTTAACCTCATTGAAGTCTGTTTCCGTCATTTCATCCTCTATCAGGCTTCTATCGAGTAAACCTTCAGCAAGAGATAATTGATACGGGAAGCCACACACAAATTGATGCTTATGATCGTCAAGCATATTAACAAAGATGTCTCGACACTTATTGAAAACCCACGAGTCCTGCCAGTAAGCCGATGTGAGATACATGATAATATTCTTCTCTTTGTCGTACTCTTTTTCTCGTTCTTCGGGAGTAAGTTCCGAATATCTTGGCATACGTCTCTGGGTTAAGAATTTCCTAAGGACAACATCAATCGTATTTGGGTTGATCATTCTGCATTCGTCCAGAAGCAGGACGTTTGCACGGTTACCACGGCTTGAGTCACTTGCCGTTACAACACGAATGAAGCTAGAGTTCTTAAATACTATTTCACAGATTGTGCCATTGATTTTGATGCTCTCTATTTCTGCTTCAAGCTCTGGTGAGTTTGGTATAAGCTCAAGTCGTATCTTGTCTATTACCGCAACGCCCTGACTACGTACACCAGATGCAACGCAGCACTTTGTACCAGGGTACAGTATGCATCGTACTGTCGCATAAATTGCGCTCAAGTATGTCTTCCCGATACCACGTGCAGCAATAAAAGCAAAAGTTGACGACAACATCATCATCGTCAACAGAATCTTTTGAAACAGTTTTAAGTTTACATGTAAATAATCGCGTACGAACCGCCATGGGTTGGCACGGTAGAAGGCTCCCCAATACGCAGCACCCTCTGCAATCTTATCCCGTTTTGTCACCTGAACCACCATTATCTTGGAAGATGTCATATAGCATCGTATCATCATCCTCTTCGTCGTACTCTGGCCGACTAACACGATACTTTTCTATTGCCTCTTCATATAGTTTGGAATGATTGTTACGGACACCAAGCATATGAGCAACATGCCCGTAAACCCAAGTAAGAACGTACTTTACTATTCCATCTACATCTCTCAGGCTATCGTCAATTTCAGGGAGCGGGCGCTCATCTTCCCAGCGCTTAATCCACACGCCAAGCGGTGTATTAGAAGAGCCGGACATATTGTCATCAGACTTCTTGACCGGCTTAACAAGAGAAGACAACAGAGAATTAAACGTTGACATCATCTTGTCAACAGCTCTGCCATCAGCTCTGGCCTTATTAATATCTATCTCAAGCATTACTATCTGCCGCAGCAGAGCGTCTGTGCTCATGTCCTGCTGAGTGTCTTCCATCTGTGATCTGTAGTATTGGAGCCGCTGTTCAAGCTCAATATACATCTCTGGTGTATACCCCGGCCCCCAGAACGCGACTACGTCCTCTGTTATCTCTATGGGAGGCAATTCGTGGACGATGTACTTCTGAGATGTCTGTTCGTCATCTTTGTCAGATTCGGCCTGAGTTTCATCTTCCTGCGCCTTCTTGGCATCAGGCGGGAGATCACTCCATAAGGTACCCATCTCTATTAATGTGTCATCATACGACTTCCCAGCGTAGTAGACATTGTTCGTCCGCTGTATGTAGAGAGACAGAATTGTCCTCTGCGAACTCTTTTTCTCTACATATTCATATACCTGCTCACTCCAGTAGAGATCGAGCTTCCTGCACATCTGTTTTACGGCAGCCTTCTGGTCACCGCATTGTTCGAGATATGAATTAAATAGGGAAGACACACACTCTTTGCATATTGGAAGATAGCCGACACCTTTATGGAGGGCAGCGTAACTGGTCTGAAAAGCAGTCTTTCTAGATCCGTAAGCTCTACCGCACCTCGGGCAATAGCACTTCTCGGACACCATTGACAACGACATTAAATGTCACCATCCAAACCGCTGAGGTCGGGCTCTTCCTCTTCAATTTCCTTGTCGGCAAGTGATAGCTCATATACTTTCGCGCACATGCGTAAGTCATTGCCGAAAGTAAACTTCGGGACGTAGCGTCCATCCGCTCTGACCTCTTCGCCTGTCTCAACATGCCGGAGTGTTCTTGGCTTGCGATACTTCAATCCTATCTCGCCGAATCCGCGAACGGATACATGGTCGCCTTTTTTCAGAGCTTCCCCAATTACATATAGACATGTGTTTATAACAGCGTCCACATCATCTACAGTAAATATTGCAGTCTTATCTTTCTTCTGGAGAACGAAATCCTTTTGATTCCCTTCATCATCTGATATATGGAATACCTGCTTCGGCATTGATATAGGCTTCCTTATATCATTTTCGCGCATTACAGAAGTAACACGCCTAACAAATTCCTTTCTATTCATTCAATCACCCTTTTGCTCAGATATCGCCGAATCCATTTTTGTCTGGGACGGAGATATCACCATCCTTAAAATACATTCCTATTTCTTCGTCAGCGTCAATATCCTTGTACACTCTAACCATATCAGCAGAGTCCCAACCAACGATGCTCTGAATAACACCGTCCGGGATACCGGCTCGAGCCAAACTTGTTGCATAATAATGTCTTAAGGCGTGCCAATAGAAATCATTCTGCTGTATATGAGAAAATGTTTCAGCCCAACTATTCAACATTGATATTCCGATATGCTCGTTAGGATCTTCCGGCAGCGGGAAGAGCCATTCACTCTCAATACCGCAACGCTCACGTTCTTCCATCCAAAGATCAAGGTATGGTTTAAACTTCTTTGCGAGTGTGTAGCATGGAATATATTTGCCGCCAGCGCGACCTTTTGTCTGTATTGGAGAACTCTTGTATAACGCCCCATCGCAGACAAGCCTGTCGTCTGTAAAGTCATCAACTCTGAATCGAGTGAGCTCAGCCTTTCTCCTGCCGCTGTACATAGCGAGAGCTAGGCAGCACGCTTTATTGTATTGCTGCTTATCAACAAGCTTAGATAACAACTCCTCAAGTTCTTCGTCTTCCCATACCGTCTTCTCCCTTACGGGCTGAAGCGGAGGGTTCTCGACCTTCTTTACTATGGATCGATACCCATCAAAGTCTGGGTCGTCATCCGATAGAATATTCTCGCAATAATTAGATAAAGAACTAATTGCAGCTTTAATTCTTCTAATTCTTGCACTAGAGTTACCATTAGAAACAAGCCAGTTCTGGAAGTTAATCAGGTCTCGCTTGGTTAATCTCTGAAAATCCTTGTTGTCAAAGTTATCAAGAATATATGTGAATAAAATTAACAGATCGCTATCGTACCCGGAGATAGTGCCAGAGCTTCTCTGAACAGACTTCAGATACATAAGAAACTCGTCCTTGAGCCGCATGTTGTTTTTGTTTATCAATGCGGTCTTTTCCGGGCTCGTGATTCTAGTCATCTTTGTCTTACGCCCCATCACGCTACCTCCTTGCTAAGATTTAAAGATCGACGTCGTAGTGACACACAATGCCAGTCTCGTCGCAAACACAAACCATCTGCTGTGGCTTTCCGTATATCCGCTTCTCTATACAGAACGAGTCGACTCCTTGGAAGCTACCGGCCATCACCGTTTTGATTCCCTGTATGACATCAGTCTGATTGTGATGCAGATGCCCGCAGAGCATTGCGTAGATCGGCTCTTTAATCATCGCCTGCAGCGCATGAGCCTTACTGGGCGAATCGTAGTCTCCATGCACCATCGCATAGTTTTTACCACGAACTGAGAATAACGATATTGTGTGATCAAGCTTGTGCCCGTCATCAATCAGAACGTTTTCAAAATTCTGCATTCTCGCGGACAGATACCACTCGACCACATCATCAAGTCGTTCGCCCGGCACAGCGTTATCTTTATTAGCTTCAAGCCTGCTATGATTCCCGGCGACGCTCACAAATCTAACGGTGTTGAAGTGCCCACTCAATTCTGCCAGAAACTCTGCTATGAGTTCAGAAACACCCATAAGCTGCTGGATCACATTCTCTTTGTTCGTTACCTGAATAGATCTATGTATATTCCCACTGATCAGATCACCCGCGCACCACACTATGCAATTCTCGCTATTATGTGTGTTTGCAATGCTTATGATCTTATCGAGATACTCGCTCATCATGTGAGCACATATAGTAGAATTATACCTGCACCACGCGTTATCTATGTTTGCTCCGTAGTGTATGTCGTTCAATGATATGAGCAAATCATTGTTGCCATACTTATGAATTCCTTCTTCGTAAATAAGTTCAGGAAGATCGCCGTTTGAAATGCAGTTCTCAATTATTTCGTTAAGCTCCTCTTCTCTGGAACGGTCGCGAAGCATTTTTGTAAAGGCCATTCTTTGGTCATAAAACTTCTGACGTTCCTTTGCGAGTTCCATCTTTTTGTTTTCAAGCTCAGTTATTATATCAATATTTGATTTAGAAACAGCGGTATCAAACACCTCGCTATCCATAAGCTCAAGTGTATGTTTACTGCCGTAGCACATTCTCCTAGCTACATCGCTTGAATACGGTTTGCCGTATACCGCTTCTGCAAGTTCAGAATAGTCTATATCTGCGAGTGTCTTATCAACGAGCTTTCCGTATATGAGCCTCTTATGATAATCAAGATCTGACTCTCCGTCACGTCTTAATAATTCGTCTGCAGCCATTACTTGCGATTGCCCCAATTTTTCTTATTATCCTTTTTGCGCGGCGGATGATCCTCGACAACATTCTCTCTGCGCAGGTCTCTAAGAGCCTTCATCAGATACGGCTCTTCAACGCAGTAGTAATGTCCACGGTGTGACCGCTGAACCATCGTCCTTACAAACTTTACTTTCTGGTACCTTTCGCTGAGTTCTTTCTTCTCAGACTTTGTAATGAGTACTATAAAAAATCATTCCTTTTCTTCAATAATAGGGGAGAAGCGTATTCTCCCCTTCATTTAAAGCACCTCATCAAATGTGCAATTTTCCCCTGTGGCACAGGACAATTTAGTGTTTTATAACTTTCAAAATATTGCGTTATGTACTAATGTTTAAAATCATTAAGCCCGATACGACCGCATCACCGAGTCGATTCTCTGTTTGATCGCTATTTCAGCCGCACAGTTCTTGCAGTATTTTTGCTTCCGCTTATTCCTTGGATCATTGTACTTCGTTACTATCCCGCAGTTTGCGCACTCAAAATACGGCTCGCCGAGATACTTGAGATACTGATACCCTAAGTTCCTAAAATCACTGACCTTGATAACGGTATCTCCATCTTCGATGAAGCACACACGCACGTTCGTATTGTCAACCTTTTTGGAGAAACGAATCATTCCAAGCTCATTAAGCGTATAGTACATAGAGCTCTGCCTCTTGATCGACGTGTTAATATTCGCAAGCTGCATTATCTCACTGTCCTTACTATTAACCCAATGGTCTTTAGACCGTGAGATGACGTCCCAATACTTAGCAAGACACAGCAGCGTAAACGCAAGTCTCTGGAGCTGTTTCCCGCTCAGAGATTTGATCTTTTCAATCTCTTTATCCGTAACAGGTATGTACTTAACAGAAACTGCATCATACTTTCCAGCGAGAGAAACAGCGTTATCGATTATCCCTGACCACTTCGGTATTGAAGCAGTTGGGTCGCACTGGACAAGAAATGTGTCCATCATCTTACGTACATCCTTCTTAGGTACACCATTATCGAGATAATATCTGGAGACCCTTGTAAGAGTCTCAAAAGGTTTCTTACCAAGCGAGTGCTGCGCGATCATCTGCTCAGCCCACTTATGCTCATCTAATACGATCGACATTAACCCACCTCAATCCTTTTCGATTCAATCCTATACCTGTTGCCACAATACTCAAAGTCGCCATCGTCGCATAGAGTAGGGAAGCGTATAATGCCATCATGTATTTCAAGGAGGTTCGTAATGATGGCATTCCCGCACATCCCCCACGCGAATCGCTTAGTTGCACTCCGCGTATAACAGAGATCCAGAATTATATTGCAGAGCGCCTGTTCTTCCGGGCATACTATTGAGCACTCTTTCTGGAACTCCTCGTTCATCACTGCAAGAGCGGATGCAGATTCGTCAGCGTCGACTCTCTCGTAGTCAGCAAATACAGCATAGCTGCTGAGCCGCCTATTATAATCTTCCCTGAGCTTCTTAATTGCAGACATCTGCCGATCCTGATACTCGGCATCACTGGACATAATGCGATAATCGAACTTGCCTGTAATTCTATGCCGCATCTCTGTCCCGTCGAACTCTTCCTCGAAACGCCTGCAGATCTTATTCATAACACAACCGCCGACGCCGACCGGCATATGCCGATTGTAGTAGAACAAAAATTCTGACTGCCGCTCTGTTCGCTCATCATCCGGGATAGCCTGCAGTTCCTTCACTGTGAGTTGGAACTCCCTCAGAGCATTCCGGTCGGTATTCTTTATGTATGTATTGTATTCCTTCATGAGAGCGGGATAGATATACCTCATGAAGTATGGCTTCTTATCGGCGACGATGCGTTTACACAATTCTCTTTCCGCTGGGTCGGCATCCGCTATTGCTCTTCTGTCGTGCCAATATCTCGGCATTGGCTTACATACTATCCCTTTCGCTTTGTCAATTGAATTCTGCTGATATGTCTGTCCGCATCTGATCCTATACTCAAGAGTCTCGTACTCATTAGATCCTGGGCTGAAATGAGACTTTACTTCAAACATACTTGTGATCCAGTTTGTAGTCGCGCCTATCTCATTTCCAAAGCTATCAATGTTTGATCTGATGAAGTCGTCCTCGGTTGATATGCGCTTTGTCGCTTTGCGCTGTGCGCACATCAGAGCTGGGAGCGGGCGTAACTTTCCGACGAGTACGCTGTTGTCTGTGAGCATAGTAAGGTCGCCGTCGTAGTCACAGCCATTAAGCGCGGCTGTCGCCGTATCCCACGCATTAAACACTGTCGATGTGTGCATATACCGAAACCAGTACCGCACCTGCTCATTATCGACAGGGTGCACAAGTCTGATATTATTATGGCACGTCATTGGAGCTCTGAAGCATGCAAGCTCTTTCGCTCCGCAGTCTGCCCAGTACTGGTTATAGATCTCACCTGCCTTAAGAAGCCCTGTTTTCTCTAGGCCAAAGATGCTCTGGCAGAGAAGATACGGGTCGCCACCTACAATAGAGTAGTTCCCGTGAACTTTAAGTACGCCCACCTTCGCCTCGTTTATACGATTCTTAATCAGCTGATATATCGTACTCTGGATGTATGGATCATTCACCATACGCTGATCGATCATGATAGCCTTGGCGAAGTCATTCTCCTGCCGCTCAATATTCCGTTCGGTAAGGCCAGACCCTTTCAGGAACAGAACCGTCTTTCTCCAGTCGCCGCCAAGCACATCTCTGATCTCGTCCATCGTAGGCCTGATCAGTTCCTCGATATCATCATCATCGAGGTCATAGCTCTGGATGAACTGATAATTCAGGCATCGCTCATTCTCAAGAGTCTCCGGGCAGGTCTTGGCGATACCGAATGTATAGCCATTTGATATGGAAGTATTGACATAATCATCACAACTCTTATAGGAATCATACAGCTTTACCATGGAAGTTGTCAGGATAAGCTCCACGTTCCTGATGTCGACGTCGTTACCCCATGCATCCTTAACGGTGTACGCTCCTGCAATCTTTTCAGCGAAGTCGATAAAGTCAAACGTGAAGACCATACCCTTTTCCCACGAGAAACGCGTATTACACCCGGACACCATATAATCAAGGCCAAGCTCAGAACTCCACCGTTCCGCAAGAGAGGGGAGCATAAGACCATACCCGTCAGACGCATCAATCTTAACAAGTTCGTTATAACGCGCCTCCATAAGAGGTTCACCTTCACCCTCATCGGTAAGATATATATAGTCGGAATAAAACTCCGTCTCCGCATCATCAACGACAAGGATACCGTTAGGCAGAGACACCGGGATAGAAGCGCTGCACGTTAATGCCTTGTAGGCCTCAAGCTTTGCCGTTACAAGCTCTTTGCTTTGGTCGCGACCGTTTTCAATCCTGCGTCTGAGTTCCGGCGCAAGCCGCTCACTGACGAACACAATCGTAGAATTCTTGATCCCGCCGTTTGTTCCAAGCAGACGCTTGTACTCGACACCGTTTATAGAGAACCCTTTGCATGCGCGATGATAGTCTTTCTCTTTGTCGATGATCAGGCACATGTAATCCTTCTGGAACTGGAGATCATCAAGATCTTTATACAGCTGACGTATTGCACGTTTATTCTGTGCGCTGCTCGGCTGTTTCTTCAATTCCTTTATACTAAGCTTGATATTCCGTGCCTTGTCGTCCGCATCCACCACTCCGTTCAGTTCATCGATCCAACGGAGAACCTGGCTGTCTGCAAGCGATATTACCTCGTCATTCCTACGCGCTTCGTCAATCGGGAGAGACAGTTTCCACTTCGCATTCCTGAGGCGATTACTATGTATTTTGTATATGAATTTCTGACATGCTAATTGCTTGCTTATAATAACACCTCATTCCATACTTTAGAATTAGCAAGACGATTCAAAAAAAATTAATCGTCGTCATTTATGTATTCCAGCCACGCAGCATAGAACTCTTTTCTCGTCCGGTCGATTGCTTCACTGATGATTTCATCGCATCGGTCTTCACCTCTCTGATTCCAATAATACGAATCCTGTCCGAAGTAAGGGCAACGCTCCGCAGCGGGGCAGACGGAACACATCTCAGTCATGTTTTGTACCTCCATCATTAAAAGAATTAATCCAGTTTATCAGCAGTGTTCTCATCCGCCTGCTTGGGATAAACACATAAATTTCCTTGCCGTCTCTTATGGCAGATCTCCAGATCCACTGAACCATAATCGACAGTGCATATTTATCTTCGTCAACCTCTATACCGTGCATCTGGTAGAATGTCTTCTCGTTCACATTCATGAAGACATTTGTTATATACACCAGCCTGTCGCATTTTCGGTATTTATTTGTCGCTTTCGCATTGAATGTCAGGAAGGCGTTCGAGTAACCTTTACCACGCATCACGCCATACACATTCTTAAATGTACCCCAGAGCCTATGATCAGCAGGCGCATCCGACCACAGATTGATGTAGCAGTTATGTAAATCACGCTTCAACTGCTCGACATCATCGCCGCCACGGTCGAACCAGCTCTTTGACAGCGCGTAATAATCATCGCCGATATCATTCAGCTTCTGCTTTGAGACTATATGTATCATATCCTTCATATGGTACACGTACTCCGGGGTATAACCAGGGTACTCGCAAAAGGCGAACTCGCCACCGTCACGCTTCTCGATGCCGATATACTCATAAGGTATATTGTATATCTCCAGAAAGTGGTGGAGACTCTGGCCGTCAAACAGGTATGTAAGTATGAACACATCTCGGAATGATGTTACCAGATCAGGTGGCAGCGCCCAATAGTAGAATGTATTCTCGTTTGCATCTGTAATCCTGACAAGCTCTCTGGATTTCATCATATAGAACAGGTCACGCAGTGCACGACCGTTATAATCCTCATTCGCCACTGAGTACAATCCGTTCTCCTCTTTAATATACCCGGCGTCGACAGCTATCTTGAGATCGTCCGGGTGCATATCGAATGTTTCCAGCACATCAACATTCTCATCGATGATTAGCGTATACCCCATCTCTCTGACGGTCTTCAGCGTATCGGGCGTATAGCATTTAAATGCCTGGTGGGTTGTGGCGATATTCCGGCCTTCCTGAATCAGAGCCGCCGTATGGGTAGACTTCTTGAAATCATACTGCTTCAGCTTATCGCTCGGCTCAACGAAATGCGCGTCCGGGCAGTTCTTCTTTATACGGGCAGCTTCTTCCAGATAAGGAGTGATATAGATGAACCTATAGTCTGGGTGCTCATTTATATATGTAATAGCGGCGGAGCTTTTCCCAGTCCCCATTATCGCATCACATACTTTTACCATTTAGTCTGGAGCATCCTCCGTATCAATTTCATCTTCGTCATTGTGAATAGGTTTGAATACGACACGATCACTAAGCTCCTCGGCGCACCCGTCACAATAGGGAGAGATATAGCCGAGGGACATCTGCGTCGCTGGCTTGCCGCAACGGATACAGGTGTGCCAGCTAAGCTCCTCATACTTTGGAATGATCTCGCTCCAGATCTTGTCTGTCGAGTATGAGTCATACCATCGCAGAGTTCCATACTTCTCTTTGATCTCATCCACGCGGTACTTGTCCACGAGGTCATGCGCGACAAGTTCTTCCATGATTTCCTCACACATCTGCTCACCGAAAGCCTTGCGCCACCCGTCCGGCATATCGTCCAGCTCGGTTGACTCATAGTCAAAATCGTCCGGATGAGCTTCTGGATGGTTTGGCCAGAATCCTTCCTCTCCATCAGGACCGCAGCAGTCAGTAATCCGCTTGCCGCTCCATCTGTTGAATGGGATCAGGAAAGGGAAGCGTTCGCACAGTTCACGGTTACGTTGTTTTGTTTCTTCCAGAGTCATAAAACCCTCCTTGTATTGATGCTGCTCATAAGGGTCGGAAAAGCGTTTTAGAACTTTTTAGTACCAAGGTGGTACTTTTTTTTTGAAAGTTTGCCTGTGCCACAGGGGAAAATAGGTTCGTCCTTAAAGAGGAGACAGATCTTGCGATGGGTATCTAATCCAATAGAGGTTAAACGCCTTCGGCCAGTTGAAGTATGTCTCCGTCGCCATCAGACCACCGTTGAGCAGTCGGTATATTTAGCATGACCATTATAACAAATCCGTTCTTCCAGAGTCAAGAAAACCACCCCAATTCTTTGAAAATTTTATGAACAATTTGTTCGGTTGCTGCTGAATTTGAACAAGAATGTAAATTTTCCAAAAAAGAATAAGCAAATATTTATAGGCGGGTTCTTTTGATTTTGGAAGTTTGGTTTCAGGGGTGATTTTTGAGGAGGATTAAGATGTGGAGACTGGGTGTGGGAGAAGAGGCAACTTCCCGCTCTTCCGGCCTCGCATGGGGTGAAAAGACCATAACCACCCCGCCCCCATTTCGTGAAGTGTGAAAAGACGAAATAGACCCCACCCCATCAGACACCCCACCCCGACCGCATCAGACCCGACAGCAGACCCGACCCCGTGAACGATTGAAGAAAACCCCGAGAGGGTGAGACCGACAGCGACCAAGAGAAGCGACAGCGACCCCATCACCCCAACCACCCCACCAACAAACCGACAATAAACACATCCTCACCGCATAAACATTTATTTATGTCACGAAATGAGACCGAGAGACCGCCGAGCGACAGCGACCGACCGCAACGACCCACCCCCGACCGATCAAACCATATCACCCCATCAGACCATAACACCAAGAGACACAAGCGACCCACCCGACCGACAGCAGAACGACCCACAAAGCGACCGAGAGACCCAAAACAGACCCTAAAACAGAAACGGCCCAAAATGGCACGAAAACGGCCCTACAAGCGCATGAGGCCGAAAACGTGAATAGATACCACCCCGACCCGAAAACCCCGCACAAGCGAAAATTGATATCATGTCAACATATCGACTGAAAAAAATTTTTTGTACATGAAAACAGACAAAAACAACGATATGAGGCCATGTTTACCTATTGGAAAGTTTTCAAAAATGCGTTTTTTCATTTCATCCCATTATTTTTAGCATGACACCCCACCCCTTGCGGTTAAAAAATCGTTGACAATTGCTTTTCGTTCCTTTATAATAAGCATGACCCCCAAGGGGTCAAACAAAATATTACAAAAAGTTACGAAAGGAAACAAAAACATGAAAACCATCACAACGACCCCGACCGCAACGACCGAAACCACGACAGCGACAGCAAACCCCTTTAAGGATGCAATCAAAGCATACAATGCAAACCCGACCGACCCCGAGACCTTAACCCGTCTTTCCGTGGCCATTGCTTATGCGGTCACGAAAAAGATCGAGACCAAAACAGCCGACCCCACTATTAAGGCACTCCGTCAAGAATTGGCCTATGAGATGCGGAAGCATCAGACCGCCAACAGCAACAACGACCCCCATGAAAACGCGACCCATTACGGAACGTATATCGGCGACTCTTACGACCTTGTGCAGGTTGCGACCGTTGCCCTCTTGGAAGAAACCGAGCGACAGCAGACCGCCGAGCCGACCGAGCCGACCGACCTTGAAAGGCCGTATACAATCCGTCGTTTGAAGAGAAAAGTATACATTCAGACCGCCGACAGCGTGAACGGGTGGGAAGAGGTCGAAACGACCCCCATAAGGGAAGCATACAAGGCCGTTCGTAGATGGATAGACAACAGTCGAGCTTGTCAAACAGACCCCCGAAATGGTTATACCTATATTGAAGAAACGACGACCGACCCCGACAGCGAAAACCCCGACAACGTGACAATTTATAGACGTCTTCCGAAATATGCCGATCTCGGCGGCCATGTGTGCGACTTCAACGGAAAAGAGACCATACCAACAACGGCAGATGAAACGACGGTCAGAGACCTTGACAAATTAATAGCAGATCTTAAATTGACCGACAGACAGAAAACAGCTTTAACCTATCGTTTCAAGGGATATGGTTACAAGGCCATAGCAACAGCCCTCGGCATCAGACCCGACAGCGTGAGAGACCTTTTCAAAGCAATTCAGAAAAAAGCCGCCGCCCTCGGCTTGACCGCCCCGACCAAGTGACCGACCCCGACCGACCGCCCGAAAAGGGCGGCCATTTTTTTACCAAAAACCGACAGCAGACCACACCCCACCCCTTGCGGTTAAGGGTGAGAGAAGCGACCGCCCGACAGGACGACAGCAGACCACACCCCACCCCTTGCGGTTAAGGGTGAGAGAAGCGACCGCCCGACAGGACGA